TTAAAATTTTTTCTCGAAGTTTTTCATTAATACTCCGATAATCTTTCCATAGTATATTTGATTCTTCTTTCAATTTTAGAACATCTGGAGTATTAACTTCATTCCAGAATGATTGTTTGATTTGTTTTTGAAATTTACCGATTTCTATAATCTTTTTTATTCTCTCGATTTCTTCTTGGTTGTATTCTTCGTTCATACTATATCTCACCTTCCTGGCCACCATTTGTGACCGCACTTCTGGCAGAGATTCTTCTTTTGAGATGCACCAATCCAGCCGAAGAGTCCGTAACCTTGTTCTTCTGTTGTGACAGACGTGGAACCACAGCGTGGACAATGGACGACGTTTTGAGATGTGGGCGTTGGTTGTGGAGTTGGCTGTTGCGGTTCAACTTTCTGGACTTTATTGGTTATGTAATCATCTGTATTAAAACTAAAATCATTGAAATTGTTTTCTATACATAGAGTAATAAGTTTATATGATAATATCGCTTTTTTATTTTGTGTATTCCACCCTAAAAATTTATTCACTGCATTTGTAACATTTCCAGTATTTAAAGCAATTTGTATATTATCGTCACTATTAAAACCAGGTTTATTAGCACCAGGATGAATCCAGTCTTCAAAAATCCATCTGCATTGTTTGTATAAATCCTCTTTATCTGTTAAGGATAATCCACTTATTGATTTTTCTAAATATGTTAAGTCAATAACTTTTCCATCCACTTTACATGAATACTTGTAACTATTATTACTTTTTGAAGTAATCGGACATCCACAGTGAATACATACAGAAGCTTTATCACTTATTTGATTACCGCATTCAGAACATTTAATAAGTGCCATATTATTCCCTCCTTGTAATTATATTATATATGAAAATGATTCTCATGTCATTAAGTAAAATCGGAAATTTGAAAAGTGCATTTAAAGCAAGGAGCACAAGTGGAGTTTCTTCTGCACTAGCTGCTTTTGGTAATGTAGGACTAGCTGGTAGATGGTTAGGACAAATAAATGTCAGCAAAAATGGCGAAAATATTATGACTCAAGAAAAAATGATCAATCTCTTGAGATCTAAATATCCTGATGCAAGCGAAGAAGAAATCTTAAATGCATTAAATAAAGGTGCGACAAATGCTTCTGCTGGTACCATGGCAGCTACTGGAGCGACTGGTATATTAGGTACATTAAAAAATGCTGGTGCAGGTTTAGCTACAGTATTAAAACCTCTTCTGCCGGTGTTCGCAGGTGTTGCAGCTGTATTTGCGGCATATCAAGGATTTAAAGCACTTGATAATCAATTCGACCTCACTAAAGGAACAACCACTAAAAAATATGAAACTGCCAAAGAGAAACATCAGAAAGCACAATCCGATCTTGAAACAGCACAGTCTGAATATGATTCTAATCAGGAGCGCATCTATGAGTTACGTGCTCAAGAAAATAGATCTTTATCAGAAAGTCAAGAATTAAGTAATCTTCAGGATCAGAATGAACTTCTCGGCGCCCAGGTTTCTTTAAAAGAGAGACTTGTGAATACTGCGAAAATAGCTGAGGCAGATGCAGCACAAAAAGATCTGAATAAAAAATATAGCCAGAGCAATTATTCTAAAGACGTAAACGGTATTTATAATCCGCAGAATAAAATTAATGTAAATGATATGGATGAAGCTCAGGCTATGATTGATTATATCCAGTATCAGCAAGGCAGATATGATACTGCTTATAGCAATATAAAAGAACGCCACAACGGTGATATGACTCAAATCACTGAAGAGGAAAATGCTACTCTTGAAAAACAACAGACAAATATCGATAAATATAAAGCTGACCTTTCTGAAAAGATTACTGGAATTTCAGAAAGTGCTCAAAGTCTTGTTGGCGAGGATGGAAAAGCTCTCGATGCAAAATATCAGGGAACTCTTGATCAAATAGATTCATTAGTTTCAAATTATACTGATCTTATTGGGTCTGCTTCTGATACAGAAGGTAAGCTTAATAATCTCTTTGCTCTTGCTGATTATGCAGATTTCCAAAGTAAGCTTGAGAATATTGGAAAATCAAAAGGCACTAAAGGTATACTGGATGCTTTAAAAAATAATGATACTACTTATGCTGATTTAAAAACAGCTCTTGAAGATAGAAAAATATCAGAAGATGATCTTGCTTCTTATATTATGTCTATTGCTGATCCAGAAGCAAAGAATATTGAAGGAATCAAGCAGAATTTCAAAGACATCATGGGTGGTTCAAATACAGATGATAATGGAAAGTCTCTTATTGGTCCATCTTTATATAACACATTTTTCAAAGATAAATCAGATAAAGAAATTGAAGGATTCTGGAATTATATTCAAGATCAAGGTCTTAAACCTAAAGATGAAAATTGGAGTGCTGCTGATTATTCTCATAATTGGGATAATTATGTTGAATCTCAAAAACAGATCGATTCAGAGTCCACACTCTTCTCTTCTCTCTTCAAGAACTCTGCTGAAGATACAGCAACAGATCTTGATACCATAACAGACAATTTCCAGACAGATATGTCAAATATCAAGTCTTCAATGGATTCTATCAAATCCGGTACATTTCAGAATTCAGATATTACTGATCTTATTCAGCAGTTCCCGGAACTTGCTACAGAGACTGATAATCTACAACAGGGATTACAGAATTTAGCATTTGATAAAGCAAGTGATGCTATCGGTAAAATTAGAGATTCTGTAAAAGATGTAACTGATCCGAAACAGCTTGCTGCTGCTGATCAATATATTCAGAGTATTATGGATACTATGGATCTGAGCGGATTTGATATGAGCAATGCTAAGTCTGCAATTCTTGGTAATTTAACAAAGAATTTAGCAGACAAACATATGGCCTCTGTTACAACACCAAATCTTGTAAATCAGTTAATGTCAGAATATGGAAATGATGAAATTGCAGTTCAAGCAATTATGAAATTGTCACTTGATCCATCAATGGCAAATGCTGATCTCGACACTTGGAAATCCAAAATTGAAGATACTAAAGTACAGATTCAGTTGGATACTTCAGCTAAAAATCTGGATAATCTCTCAAAAGAACTAACTCGTCTTCAGACTGATGCTTCCGATCAGCAGACAAGACTGAATAATAAATCTGCTTATAATATGAAAGCTACTGCTTCAGATTACACCAATTTAATTGAAAATGGTGACAAACAGATTGAGAATCTTAATAATCAGATTAAAGAATATCAGAATAATATCGATGCTTTGAAAAATAGCAAAGGTTTATCTCCTCTTTCTGATGAAGATAACGAACAAATTAAGCAGTGGCAAGATCAGATTCAAGCTTCTCAGATGTCTATTGAAAACATGAAGGCTTCTCAGGCCGATTGGACAAAAACAGCATTTAATCTTCCAGTAACTGATATGCAGAACACTGTTACCGCTCTTACATCGGCTATTAGCGAAATGCAGACAGAAACAGGTCTTACATCTGATACTATGGATAGTCTTAGAACACAATTCAGTGATCTAAAAGATGCTCATGTTGATAATGTATTCGATCGCACTGCAAAAGGTTTGAAAATCAACACAGAAAGAATGAAGGATTATCTGGAACAGCAAAATGAATTCATGAATTCTGATTTTGCACAACGGATTCAGGATTATCAGGATCAATTATCAGCAGGTAACAAAGATTATACTCAGCAAGGATTAGAAAATCTTAAAAATCTGCAGGCACAGTATTTTGCTCAGTATCAGGAGGCTGCAAAACAGTTCTCTGATTTCCAAGCAATGGTTAATGCTGACAATCTTTCTACTGAAGGCAATGAATATACTACAGCTAAGAGTTATCTGGATAACGCAAAAGATCTGTATGATAAAGGCTTAGTTGGTACACCTCAGTTTAAAGCAGCTGCAAAATATTTCTCTCAGAATGGTTTTGAAGATGCTGATAATTTCATTGAGAACTACAACAAACTTAAGAATTATTACACTGATGATGCTTCCGGTCCAAAGAGATTTTTAAGCGATCTTGAGGCTAAGGGATTAGCTACTTACAAAACTCTTGAGGATGGAAATCAGCAATGGATGTACTCTTTCACCGATACTCAAGAAGCTGCAGATGCTATGGGTATGAGTCTTGAATCATTCGAATCTATGTTTGGTAGATTGAAAGATTATGGCGATACAAATAATTTTGTATCTTCTCTTGAAGAAGGTGCCCTGAAATCTGAAGAGATTGACGATAAACTCATTGATGCTCAGATTAAAATGGGAAAACTGAAAGCCAGTGGTGCAAATCAGTCCGCTCTGGACGATCAACAAGCAGTTATTGACAATTTAATTGCACAAAAAACTGGTATTACTCAGGCTATATCTGACTTCAAAGATGGTACTGTTGATCGTAAGATTCAGGATATTAAGGATGCCAAAGGCGCCATTGATGAGCTGAATCAGGCAATGAAGGATCAGGACATTAATCCGGATTCTGATGCAGGTAAGAAATATATAGAGGCCATTCAGGAGCAGGCCGATAAAGTTGGTTTGAAATTAACTAATTTCGAAGTCGACGAAGATGCATACAATCAGTTGATTGCGGGCTATGAAGCGAAAGCTAAAGGCTCACAAATCAAACACTTCCAGGATGTCAACGAAGGAATTGAAAGTGGTAACACTGGAGATTACTCTGATTCTGATGTTGAATTGGTTAATAAGATTAAAGATGCTCAGGAACAGAAAAGTGAAGCATTACAGAACGTTATTGATGCTGTTAATTCATTGGATAAAGATCAATGGAATGAAGCAAACCATATTGAATTAGGCAATGGAGCTTATGAATCTGAAGATCAGGGTATTCGTAATGTTGAAGATGCTCTTCAGGGACTTTCAGATCAATTTGGACTAACAAAAGAACAGGCAACTGCTCTTCTACCGGCTCTTGAAGCTTTAGGTGTTGTTAATATTGATCCTAATGTTGATATGACCGGGCTGGATGAATTGGATCAAGCTACTCAGGACGGAATGGCTTCATTGCGTCAGATGCAAGCAGATGGGGATATTAAACTCTCATTTGATGTGGATAGTAGTATAGAAGGATTATCTGTAGATAAACTACAATCACAAATTGGTGAATTAGAGCATATTAAAGTAAATTTTGACGTAGATTCATCTGAATATAAAGCAATTCAATCTATGATTGATCAACGTGAAATGCAAATGCATGTTCAGATTGCAGTAGATAAAACCGGTGATATTGATAAGTTATTATCTCTTAGCGACGAAGAGTTGGCTCAAAAAGCTGAATTGGACGTAGATGTCAATACAGAAGATGGTAAAGCTAAAATCGATGAACTACGTTCAAGTCTGGAATCTTTATCAGGCGATACACCTGCTATATCGGTTAAAATTGACGAAACTCAATTCCAAGCATTAACAAAAGAACAACAAGGCCAAGGAACTGTAACTTTCAAGCCAGAACATAAAGAAGTAGATGCTTACCTTGCTGAAGAGAAAAAAAGCGACGGAAAAGTAAAATGGTCTAATGAGACAGGTTTAGTAGATGTTTATGCTGCTACCGAACATTATTCTCATGGTACTGTTCATTGGGGAAATGATATTTCTGCCGTTCAAACTTCATTCACTGCTACCGGAACTGTTAATTGGATAAATGCAGGTGGGCCAAGTGGTGGTTTGAGTAAAGAAGTTGAACTCTCAAGTGGTACGTTCAAAGCTGAGTCTACTGGAAGTGCTTACAATGTTTTAAATATTACACCGGCTCATGCAAGTGGTACGAATGTTGCTATTAAACAAGATCAGCAAGCTCTTGTAAATGAAGTGGGTATCAACGGTCACGCTGAATCAATTGTTCGTGATGGTGTTTGGAGTTTAATTCCTGGCGGTGCTCATATAGAGAACCTGAAAAAGGGCGACATTATATTCTCTACTACTCAAACTGATGCTCTTCTTAAACATGGGGCTATTCAAGGACATGCCAGAGCTTATGCAAGTGGCACTGTTACTTCTCCAGGCGTTATGAAAGCCTATGCTGCTGCTGGTAATACTCCGGGATTCCATTTTCAAGGCGGAGCTGCAACTGTTAAACCTGCCGGATCTGGAAATTCTGGTAACTCCGGTAATTCTGGTCTTCAACATGCAATCGAAGATAATACAGATGCGGTATCAAACAATAGTGATGATACAAGTGACGCGGCTGATGAAGTAAGCGAAGCTCTTCAAAATGTAATCAAAAAGCTGAATGATAATGCTATGGATTGGGTTGAAGTTGCTATGGATCGTCTTGATCGTATAACTTCTAGGTATACAGATCTTGCCGAAAGTGATTATAGTCATTATACAAAAGCTCAAAAGTATTATAATAAAGCTCTTGAAAATACAGATAAAGAAATCAAGGCTGCTAAAGCAAGCATCTCTGTTTATAAAAGGAAGTCCGAAGAAGTTGCAAACAATGGCGAAGTAAGCAAATATCTTACTCCTGCTCTGAAGAAAAAAGTTCAAGATGGCACTATTAATATAGAAACATTGGATGCAAATCAGAAAGCAGCTGTAGAAGCATATAAACAGTGGTACGACAAGTATCTTGATGCCGTTCAAAAATATAGAGATAAGAAAACTCAGGAACTTGATTTAGCTAAATCTAAAGTTGATAATGTTTACGATTCCTATGATCTGATCATCAGTAAGCGTAAAGCCAAAGAGGAATATTATGCAGCTAAAGCTGAAAATCGTATAAAGAGCGGAAAATCTCAAAAAGTCGGTTCGGTATATTGGAAAGATCTTAAAAAACAAGTAAGTTATGCTCAATATCAGAAAGACTGGATGTTAAAAGAAAGAGATAAAGTTCAGCAAAGCATGACAGATTATCTTAATGTGAATGGTCATAACAAAAAAGATAAAGCTTATCAGGAAATGAAGAAAAATCTAACTGATTTGAACACGTCTATTGTTGAGGCTGATACACACATCCAAGAAACTAAAGCTGCTCTTGAAGAAACCAGAGAGAACTTAAAGCAATGGCAAATTGATCGTTGGGAAAGAGCTGGTGATAAGCAGGACGCTTCTCTTAGTTATAAAAAGAATGCTGATGATATTAATTATCAGCTTTCAGCCAATGATTATGAAGAACGTTTGAAAACTTATGATAAAATTATTCGCGCTGATGAAGAAAAACGTCAGCTTCTTGCAGAGGAAATTGCAACAAAAACTTGGAGTAATGAAGAGACGCAGAAAAAGATTGAGGAATACGATAACCTCACTGCTTCTATTATTAAATCCAAAGAAGCGATGCGACAATTAGCTCAAGAAGAAATTGATTTTCGATTTAAACCTCTTGATGAAGCGCAGAATAAGCTTTCAAATCTTGTATCTGAGCTTCAGACTGCTCAGAAGTTACTTGGTGATACCGAGAGTTTCTATAATGATGATGGAGCCTTCTCTACAAACGGTTTGACCAATATTTTATTAGTTCAAGAACAGATTGATGCCACTAAGGATAAAATAGCAAATTATCGTGAGGGATTAAATAAGCTGGATGAAATGTATAAAAATGGTGCAATTGGTCCAGAATATTATAAGACTAAAACCGATGAAATGCTTAAGAGTTTGCAACAAGAGTCTGCTACTCTTGCTGATCTTAAACAGAACCTTCTTGATATGTATACCACTCAAGTTACTAAAGAGAATGATCTGTTACAGGAGAATATTGAAAAACGTAAAGATGCTCTTTCTGCTAAAGAGAAATATTACGATTATGACAAAACTCTAAAGAAGAAAACTAAAGATATCAATGCATTAAAAGCACAGATTGCTGCACTTGAAGGAACATCAAATGCAGCCTCAAAAGCTCGTCTTGAGAAATTACGTGCGGAACTTGCAGATGCAGAAGACGATATGGCCGATACAATGCATCAGCATGAAGTCGATATGAAAAATACCGGCTATGAGAATTTTTCAGATGAGGCAAATAAGGCGTTAGACAATACTCTTGATGCTGTTAAGAAAAATGCAGCTTTCCAAGAAGCTATTATTGGCAGCATGCTTTCTAATGTAAAAGCAAATTACGACAGCACCTATAAACATCTGGGTGACGTAATGGATCAGTATGGCATGAAAGTTTCTCAAACTTATAGTCAAATGATCACAAAGGCAGCTGACTTTAATACTGCTGCTGTAAATGCAACAAAAGCATGGGAAGGTGTTACAAAAATTGACACCAGTAAGCCTTATGGCGGTTCATCTGCTGGTAATAGTGCATTTGATAGCGCAATGAATAACGCAGGATCTTCTCAGACTGCTGGAAGTCCAAATATTAAACCAGATACAGACTATACTTTGAAGCTGAGTGATACAGATATTTATCTGACATACAGTCATATCAAGAAACAGCTTAAAGCAACATGGTCACCAAAGAAACCAGAACACTCTGATATCGAGTGGAAAAGTTCTGATGAATCTATTGCGAAAGTTTCTTCTGATGGTACAGTTCGCGGTGTGTCTTCAGGTCTTAATAAGAACGGTTTAATGGCGCGTGATGAGTCTAAAACAAGAAAATGTATCATTACTGCTATTGGCGGTGGTGGTCTTGCTAAAGCTACTTGTACCGTTCATGTAATGCCGGATTCTCATTATGAGAAGATCAAGGATTATGCAGATAAAGCTGGAATCAAAGAGACTTCAGGTAATAATCTGAGAGATGCCATGGAATATGCTTATAAAAACGGCGCAAACCATAGCAATCAATCATATACCGCAGTTGAAGGATTTAAAAAAGCATATCTGAAGGACTGGACAAATTCTCTACCTAACCGTCCAGACGGTGCGACAGACGTTCCTGCCGGAGTGAGTCCTTTGATAGGATATTTTAATGCTAAAGGTAAGAAAGTCGGACCAAAAGAAATGCAACAGCTTGCAGATATTCTTCAGATCAATACTCCGGGTGTTAAGAAATATGATTCTTGGGGATCTACTCTGAAAAATAAAATCCTGAAGGCATATAAATCCTACGGATTCTCTAAAGGTGGTGTTGTACGGAAAGGTATTCCTGCCAACATACTTGATATGATCGGCGGAGATGCTTTAATACCGCGTGGAGATTCTATGCTGATCGGTGCAAATCCGGGTGAAACTGTTCTGACAAAAGAATTCACAGATCAACTGAAACCTACAGTTGCTACTCTGAATGAATTTAATGCTAGAATGGCGAAACCAATTACCACTATTCTACCGTCGTCTTCAAATGATACAAGTGTGAATAGTGAGTGTAATATTACAATCAATGTTGATAAAATCAATAATGAGCAAGATATTAAGAAACTTGCTTATCAAATTGGTGATATTATCACTGAACGTAATAAACGTGACTGGAAAAAAGTTCGCTAATTTAAAAGGGCTGTCTTTAAGACAGCTCTTTTAATATTAAAAAATATATGAAAGAGGTGAGAAAATGCTACAATTTGAATTTAATGGTCATACTTCTGACGAATATGGATTGATTGTGACTAGAATAGAAGAAAATGATACTCTTGTAAATCGTTCTTTGCAGTTAGGAGAAAAGAATAAATATCGACCAAAAGAAAATCAGTTCGGAACATTATATGGTGATAATTATTCATTCAAAATGGGCGTAATGAGAAATCCATGCAGAAACAAAAATGTAGTTCCAGAATTAAAAAATGGAATTTTAAAATACGATCCAACATATACTCCATATTTAGATAATGGAATTTTAAAATTTTCTATGAATTATACAGCTGATATAAAAAATGGAATTATTATTCCAAATGATTCTGATTATTTAACTTCAAATAATATTAGAATCATTAATGCATGGTTAACATCCCCTCAATATCCAAGGCTTCTTAAATTTATTGGAGACGATTATTTTTCAGAAGAAATCGAATTTTTTGCTACAATTACAGAGGTATCTACAGAACATGCATCTCTTCCATATGAACTAACATACACAGTAACTTGTGATAGTCAATGGGGATATACTCCTCTTATTTTATGTAAAACAACTTCCTCTTCTACTCTTCCTAGAGAATATTCTATTCAGAACAATTCTGATTGTTGGGAAGATTATGTATACCCCACAATTAAAGTTTCTCCAAAATCTCATGGGATAATTACTATAAAGAATAAAACCGATAATGGTAGAACAATGAAAATTAATGCATTAAAAAGTGATGATTTCTATATAGATTGTAGAAATTTAAAAATCTACGACATCACAAAGTCAATTGTTTCATTTGAAGATTTAGGGATTGAGGATATAGATGACATTTATTGGCCTCGTCTTGCTTATGGAGAAAATATATTTGAATTTACAGGTGACGCGACATTTGAAATCTCATATAGGGAACCACGAAAGGTTGGTGCCTTTGCATGAGAATGATTCATAATTATGATATTTATGGAAATACAGAATCTGCAATCATTTATTTGGCTAAACCTGGAAAACGATTCTTTTGTGCATTAGGTGGAATTGATACTTCTACTGTTTCTGTTACGTTAAGAACTAATAATACTGCAGAATTAACTTTTACAGTTGATAAATATGTAGATGGCGTAGAATCTCAGGGATATGAAGAACTCGATGAAATGATGGAATTGTATTGTGACGGAATCTGGTATAAAATTATGGATCCTCCAACAGAGACAAATGACGGAATGCAATGTACAAAGGATATTACCGCCGAATCATATGAAATCTCTCTTACTCAATATAAACTAAAAAATTTTAAAATTAACATGGGCGAAGAAGATTCTTATGAAATGATGTACCAAAAAAATCATGATATTAATAAGTTTTATCAAATTAAATTTTATAATCCAGAAAATGAAGACCTAAGTTTTCTACATATTGTGCTGAAACATGCGGATGTACCTGGATGGAAGATCGGATATGTAGATAACATCACTCTGGATGATGATAAGGTATTACTTCCGAATGAAATTTGTAATTTCGATGTGGACGATCAAAATGTATATGCATTTTTCACCCAAACTGCTGCTCCTGCATATAAATGTGTTTTTGAATTTGATACCGAAAATTTATTAATTAATGTATATAAGCCGGATAGTTTAGGTAAAGATACAAATGTAGTACTTGGTTTTCGTAATATTCAAGATAGCGTAACAATATCAAGAGACGACAGTTTGGTAACACAATTTTATGTTGATGGACTTGACGATTACAATATCGATCTCGCAAATTTTGGAAACTCTGTCATTACAGATTGTTCTCATTTTTGTCGTGAACCATATATGAACATCATCCTACAAGAAAAATATACAGCTTGGCAAAAATACATAGAATCAAGAAGAGATGAATACTGTAATTTATCTAGGGAGTATAATAAAAATCTTGAAATTCTTGCTGAATTGATGAATAGAGTCCCTATTGATACTGCTCAGACAAATTGGTTCGGACAAAAAGTTGAAGATCTAAAAGATGCATATGATTCAAACATGGCTATAATCAAAGGTTTTGAGTCTATTCATGTTGATGAAGAAGGAAATTTTGATCTTGAAGATTTGAAAAACTCATCCGATTGGCCTATGTACGAATCAATCATGAACTATACTCTTCCATCCATTGTGGCTGCGTTACAAGCTCAAGACGAAACTATAGAGGGTTTCGGTAAAGGAAACATCATCTCATGTGTAAATCCAGTTGTATTAGGTCAAGATTGGTATATGGTAGGTTCCGGAACTTCTTCGTTCCAAACAGTACAAATTAATGACGCACCTGCATACGGAATTACTCGTGGAGTTAAAATAACCGGTACAGATGGTGGCATCTATCAACACAATATCAGTATCGAACCATCTCAGAGATATACTCTTAGTTGTTTTGTAAAAGGATCCGGTACATTTTATCTTGGTTATAATAACACCGGAGAGGACAGAAAGAATATTTCTTATAACATCACATCTTCTTGGACCAGAGTTTATACTTCTTTCAATCTAACATCACATCTTATTGATGTGGCATTTACAGGAAGTTCTGACTTTACTGTCTGTGGTATGCAGCTTGAAATGGGAGATGCTCCATCTCAATTTGGATACTTTACTCAGTCTGAAGCAATCATGAAAGCGTATGAAACAGATTGGAAATTATACGGCATTGCAGAATTAAAAACTAAAATTGCCACATATGATTCATGTATCAAAGAACTAAAAAAGAATGGATATGCAGATGGATATAATCCTCTTTCTGGATACGAAGAGGCATATTTCACTCAAATGCATCAGAAATATCTGGATTATTTGAATTTAAAAGATCAGGCTGAAACTGCATTAAAGGAACGTCAAGCTGAATATGATGCGGCTAAAAAACCTGAAATTCAAGAAAAACGAAACCAGATTGCCAAAGATGTTTTAATGGAAAATTTTGGTAAGGTACAGGAAAAATATCCAGCGTTTACAGATAAGGAAACGTATATTATTAAGAGCCTATATAATCAAGCAACTTATTCAAATGAAAATATTATTATTACGACTCTTGATAGCACAGTTGATGCAGTCGATAAAGCGATTACATTATATAAAGATGCTGTAGAAGAATTGTATGTAGAATCTCATCCGCAATATACTTATACAGATGAAATTGGAAATATTTATGCTCTTCCAGAATTCAGAGAATATCATGATCAGCTTGCAGTAAATGATTTTGTTCGATTAGGACTATCTGATACACGATATGTAAAACTTCGTGTTGTAGAAATCAGATATAATCCTTGTGATATGGATGAAACGATGGAAGTTACTTTTTCCAACATGGTCCAATATAAATCAAAATTAACAAATGATAATGAATTTTTAACAAATGCATTAAATCAGACCTCTGACAGAACCGGTGGTCGTGTTAACTCAGTCAACAAATCTTCTACTTCTGATTATGTCATCACATCAGAAGCTATCAAACAAATCTTTTCAAATCCTCTATTCAATTCAATGTTAGGTGGAACTGTCACTGGAGGAACCGGGTCTGGCGGAACCATTACTGCTGATACAATTATTGCAGAACTCGTGAAAGCAAAAGAAGGTGTATTTGATAAGCTTACTGTTGATACTGCTTTCATGAAATATCTCGATGTAAAACTTATTTCCGCAGATAAGATCACAACTCGTATTCTCGAAGCGGAACAGGCAAATATTGAAAAGCTGTCAGCTAAGATTATAGAATCTAACCAAATTAATGCTGATATGATTAATGTGAAAAATCTCCTGGCAGGAAATGCTGGTGTAGGTAATCTCCAGGCAGTACATCTTACTGCTCAGAATGTAACTATTGACCAAGCAGTAATCACGGATCTTATTGCTAAGAAGATGACCGTAGCTGACTTAAATACTCATACTGCTACTGCTGATGAGTTTATGATCATCTCTAGTGGAAAAGCTGGTATTGCCTTTAAGAATAGCACTCAGCAGTTCTATGATTCAACAGGAGCTGTTAGGGTACAGATTGGTCAGGATGGTACCGGAAAGTTTAATTTTGTTGTCAAGAACGGTGATAAGACAGCATTATTTGATGAAAATGGTATCACTCAAACAGGTATTCCTGATAACACTATTGTTAATAATATGATCTCTGATGGAACAATCAATAAAGAAAAACTAAGTTTTACTATGGTAGAACCGAATGAACAAGGTGGAATTGATATCAGTCAGGTATACCTTGATGGTAAAAAGTTCGGTCAGCAATATACTTCATTTAAAGACCAGACAACTGAGCAGATTACTAACATTACTGATCCTCAAAAGGGTCAAATCGTACAGAGTATACAAAACAGTTTGTTTAATGAAGACGGATCGTCTATCTATACAAAATATACAGAGTATAAACAAACTGTTGATGGAATTACTCAGACGGTTTCAAATAATAAGCTTGATACAGATAAAAAGCTTGATGCAGCTTCTACTTCTATAACACAGACTGCTGATAAGTTGAATCTTATTGCTACTGGTGGGACTGGAGAATCTAAATTAGAGCTGACTCCAGATTTTATAAATCTTGTTTCATCTAAAGTTGTAGGTATTAAAGCAGATCAGATCAATATTGATGGTGTGATTACAGCAATCAATACCAATGGCACAACTGCAGGCAAGACTCAGATTGATGCTGGAGCTATCAGTACAGAGAATGTTAATGCTCTCTTGATCAAAACAGGAAAACTGAAATCTAATAATTACAAAGATCCTTCAAACACTTCTCCTCTTTATTCCCAGGCTGGAACATTGATTGACATGGAGAACGGCGCTATTACTTCGAAGAACTTTAGTATAGATACTTCAGGTAATGCTCATTTTAAAGGTGACGGAGAGTTTGGTGGAAAGATTTCTGCTAATTCTGGTTATATTGGTGGCGAAAAAGGTTTCGTTATTGAAGCTGGAAAATTGTATTCTGGATTAAAAGATTTTCCTACTCAATATCCCTCTTCTATTTCAACGAATAAAAATGTATATGTAGGAATCAATGGCATTGCTCTTGGTGACGGTAATTTTATGGTTGATTCTAACGGTAAGATGTATGCTAATCAAGGTGAGTTTACAGGTAAGATTGCAGCTAATGATGGATTTATTGGTGGATGGATTATTTCAAGTAATTCTTTAACTGCTAATAAAGGAAGCATAAGTATAAGTCCAGATGGTATTCATTGGGGTGATTACCTAAACATTAATAGTCAAGGTGCTACATTTAAAGGTCATATTACAGCTACTTCAGGAAGCTTTACAGGAGATATAATTGCTAATTCACTTACACTTGGACCAGGTTCAACTGTTAACGGACTAAGTTATAATGATCTTGACGATAAACCTAATATTCCATCTGATCTTAGTGGATATATTACTATTGATGGAAAAATTGGTATTATTCAAAATGAAGATCAAGAAATACCCTCTGGGGCAACTGGATTTAAAGTGTCAAAAAATGGTTTGTTGCAAGCAAGTAATGCTATTATTTCTGGAACTATTTATGCTTCTTCTGGTACTTTCGCCGGAAATGTAACCGCAAGAACAATGACTGCAAAAAGAAGTTATAGCATTTATTATAATGATGTAAACGGTAACCCTACTGATTCAAGAGAAATCATCTCTGCTACTAATTGGGGACTTACAAGCGGTGATTTAAGATTCGGGCTAAGTGATGAATGCGGATATATGATATCTACAGATGTTGGAGGGGGAAATACTTTGCGAATCATGGGGGATACTCTCCTTGTTACTGCGCCTATGCAAATACAAAGCAATTGTTTAGTACAAAGTCAATTTGTTATAGATACTAAAACAGGATCTATCCCTTATCAGAATATGAAATGGACACCATATGAAGTTAATAGTTCTGGAAATCCAATCTATCTTGATTATGATAATCGAGAATATTTTTCATATAATGGATATGGACATAATCATACGTTGCTTCCAAATACAGAAGGTGGTTGTGCAATTGGTATTGGTAACGTAGATAAGCAAGATGCTGATGTTACCGCTACATGGTGTATTATGCCTTATAATATTTATACTGAAAAAAAAACTGATGAGAATACAAACGGAATCCCGGTTATAACAAGTATCAAAAGAGACGCAAGCGCAACCATGAATATTGGTTCTAAAAATAATAAATTTAATTGTTTGTATGTAAACGCAATTCATATGGGTGGACACACATATACATCTTTAAATTCTGGTGGCGGAAAGATTGCTTCTTACAAAGCAACTGCTAGTCAAGTTAATTATAACGATGATCCTAAAGTAGAGACTTCTGTAAACACTGCAGGAGATACTTTGACATTTAAATTTAGTATCCCTAAGGGGAAAGATGGGATTGATGGAAAAGACGGCGTTGATGGTACTCGTGGTCCGAGAGGATATCAAGGAGATCCTGGACCAGCTGGACCACAAGGACCACAAGGCGAACCTGGTTCTAGTGGTATTTTTGGAGACAGATATGGAATCAAATGTGTAAAACAAGGTATGAATATTATTCCTAGAACCCCTTCAAATGGTTTAGCAAATGGGAAAGTTTCTCTTGGTACAACAGATAGTAGATTTGCTTCAATTTGGTGTACTCAATCTAGTCTTAATTCGGATTCAGACATAAATTTAAAACAAGATATTAAATCATATGATGAAAATATTGAAAAAGCTTATATGGAATTTAGAGGAGTATCTTATAAATTTAAAAATTTTACAGATACAGATAACCACGACAGAGTGCATTACGGATTTATTTCTCAAGAAATAGAACAAACAATTAATAAATATGGAATAAGTAATGAAGAAGCAGGTTTTCTTCTCAAAGATAAGTTAGACGAACCTAATGAAGCAGGACAATTTATACAATATGGTTTGAGATATGGAGAATTCATTTCTCTCAACACTCATATGACTCAAAAAGCTCACCATCGTATTGACGACTTGGAGAAATCTCTTACTACTGCTCTATCCACAATAGAAACTCTTAAACAAGAAATAGAAACTCTTAAACAGGCTATAGCATGATACTATAGTCTGTTTTATTTAATTTTATTTGAGAAGGTGAAATATGACCAATCGAGAATATGAACTTGAATTAAAGAAAATTAAAGCCCAAAATCGGCAGATTGAAATGAAACGAAATCTGAAGGCAGCAAAGGTTAAAAGATTTAATTTGAAAAAGCCAAATACAAGTAAGCTTATTGTGTTTGTAGTCTTTGCTATTTGCTTACAGATTCTTTGGTTTAGTGAACATATGATAAGTCTCACTGGAGATACGAGTTATATGTATGCACTCATAGGTATTCCGGCAGCGTTGATTCCTACAATTTTAGGATATTATGCCAAAGCTAGTAAAGAAAACCAGGTCGGAGGTATTACCTATGATACTGCAATGTGCAATTTAGAAGCACAAGAAAAGCCAGTCTTCGATCATGTATCTGAAGATGAGGCTGTAGGATGAATGGAGGTATGACTATGGACATCAAACAGGGTATTCAGGACGTATTATATCTGATCATTACTGGTATTCTTCCACTTCTTATTACTTATGGGATCCTCTTCCTAAAAGTAAAAATTAAAGAACAAGAAAAGAACCTGGAAAATGATCAGCTCGTAAAATATATAGACGCTGCTACTGATGCTATTAGTAAAGCAGTGCTCACAGTTAATCAGACTTATGTAGATGCTTTGAAAAAGGAAGGTAAGTTTGACGCAGAAGCTCAGAAAACTGCTAAACAGATGGCTATTGATAAAGCTAAGGCTTTGATTACAGAAGATTCTAAAGCGGCTATCGAAACATTATATTCTGACTTTGAAGCATATCTAAATGATGCTATTGAGGAACTCGTCAGAGAAAATAAAGTTACATATTAATATAAAAGGAGTACAAGGATTATGAAAAAAGTTATTGTAAATGCAGACATTATGGCAATGTATAAAACATTAAATTCTATGAAGAGTCGTGCGGATTTAATCGCAGGAGATGTTGATGTATTCTGGGCGAATACAATGAATCTGAAGGCTCTTAAGGCGCAGGTAGATAAAATCTCAGAGGTTGAGCAGGAGTTAGTTGATTCTTATTTTACAGAGGAAAACTCACATCCTATTGTTGACGAAAACGGTAATGAAACAGGAAATCGTGTTCTTAATGATGACATAAAAGATAAAATCATTCCTGAAATCCAAGAAAGTCTGCAGAAAATTTATGATAAAACATGTGAACTTGATGTTGAGATGATCCCAGAGGAATCTCTCAAGAAAATGCTTAAATCTAATGAAGACAAACTGTCTATGCTCGATATGACAGTACTATATGAATTTGTAGAAAAAGGTGAGTAATAATGGCAACATATATTCAGGGAATTCAAACCTCTGTTGGTGTTGTTAAGTATGATTATAATTATCTGGCTAATCTCCCTGAATCAGATATGACATTATCTAAACAGGGTGCATTCGCTGATGCCCTTGTTGTTGGAAGAAAACTTACTCAGCTGGGAGCTGATGTGGATAAATTGAAAGAATCTATGACTGCCGTACAGAAATCTATCTCTGATCTGCAGTCTGCAGATTCTTCTTCTAACACTTCAATTGAACAGATCAATACATCATTACTTAGCATGACCAATAATATCGAAACAATACAGAACAATATTACTACTTTGACTCAGAATACTGCTGAGATCAAGAAAAGTGCTGATAATGCGAATTCATCAGTCACAACACTGCAGGAAACTATTAAGTCACTACAGACTAGAATTGAAGCTTTAGAAAAAACTCAGACTAAATAAGGAAGGAGGCAGTTATGTATACACTAAAAATTACAGATGAAAATACTGTTGTAACAACAGTCAAAGAATCAATTGTGGAAAGAAGTAATTATGTAGATAAGATTCAGATTGTAACAAGTAAAATGTATCGGGAACAGATTGATATGTCAGATACAACTGTTTATATGAAGTATAAGCTCCCGGTGTCAGACAAAATTAAAATGACACAACTTATTATAAATAATCTTGAATATGAACAGAATTATATTCAGTATTTAATTCCTGTCGATGCAGCACTTACTGCTGAAGCCGGGGATATCGAAGTATCTTTCACGTTCTTAAAACTTGTTGCTAATGAAGACGGAACATACACTTCTTATATTCGAAAAACCACATCAGGTGTTATTCATATTACTCCACTTGTACAATTTGATAAATATGAACCTTCTGAATTGTTTACTGAAATTGATCAGAGGCTCCTTGCTATGGAAGGAATGATTAAAGATCTCAATGCTCAGAATAAAGCGACTTATGAAGGTATGGTAAAAGATATTCGTCTTAATACAGAAGACAGAAAAATCACTTTAACAGACAGAAATGGTGAAGATACCGGAAATGGTATCGTTGTAAAAGATCTTTCTGCTATGGTAGCCGAAGATATGACAGGTAAAGATCCTGATGGCACACAGGATGGAGTTGTTCATCTTGATCAGGTTGTCGATCTGGATAAATTATTAAAGTAAAGGAGTCATGATATGTCATTTAAAGATTCTAAAATTGCTGCTGCGGCTAATTCGGCAATGACTTTGAGTGCTGAGTTAGCCGTAGACACTGAGGAATATACATTATGTACTGATGGTCGTTATGAAGTATATACCAAATATCAAGACGATGCATATTCAACAGTGGATAACTTAAAAAATATTACCGTTGATGCTACACAGATTAATATTATGCAGGAAGAAAACAGCCAGTATATGCCATTTAGGATTCCAAGATATTGGGATGGTATGGATCTTATGGATATGCTCATCCAGATAAGATATGAATCTATAGCTGAGAAAAAAGGTAAAGTAGCGACAGTTATCAATGTAGCTTCCAACAATACTTATATTCGATTTGGTTGGTTGATTGATGCTGCTGTTACAGCAAATGCCGGAGATATAATTTTTGAAATTATGGCTACTGGCGTAAATGAAAAAGGAAACAATTATATTTGGAGAACCAGACCAAATGGTAAGTTTACTGTTATTCAAGGATTAAATTATGACGGAATCATTGAACCTTCTGAAGATTGGTATACAAGTTTTGTAAATATGATTCTTGGTCATGTAGCCGAAGCAAAACAATACGCAGATGAAGCAAAAGCTTCCGCTGCTTCTATTAATGTAGATGATATAAAAGCAGATGTAAAAACATCTGTTATGAATGATCTTAATGGAACAGTAACTGAATCTCTGAAAGCATATTATACAAAAACAGAAGTTGATACAAAAGTCAAAGAATTAAACACTGCTATTTCTGGTATTGACAGTTTGAAGAACTTAAAAGTTGAATATGACAACACAACTGGAAATTTAGTGTTTAAAGATGGAACGGAACCTATTGGAGAACCTATTACTATTAACAGTCTTGCAAACCTTATAGTTGAGTATTCTGTTGTCAATGGAAAAGGTTCATTAGTATTCAAAGATGGAGAAACTATTATTCAGACTGTAGAACTTAGTTCTATTGAGCCATCTGCTGAGTGGAGAGCTGCATTGAAGCAGGAACTTGAAGCAGAAATGGACGAGAAAGATACAGTAATCTCTAATCGAATTGGTCCACTTGAAACAGCTAAAACTGAAATCGAAAAGAATGTAAATGCCAATACTACTGCTGTCTCAGAGATAAAAACTACTATTTCAAACATTGAGAAGAAAGTAGAAAGTGCTACTACAAAATCTGATGAGGCCAAAAATGCTGTAGATATCTTGAAACAAAATATGACTTCTTATGATACTCAGTTTGAAGGAATTAATACAGATATTACAGATGTTAAAGCAGCCATTGAAGAAATCAAAAAAAATCCTGCGGCTGCAGAGTACGATGTTACATACGAAAATAGTATTTTTACATTTTTAAAGGATGGAGAGATCCAGAAAAGCTTTAAAATTGAAGGTGGTGGAGGATCTTCCTCAGATACTACTACTATTACTATTGAAAGAATCACAAATGCAGATGCTATTTTCTTACTTGGTTCAAAAGCAATTATTGAATATAGTTTTTCATCTGTAGATAATACTGGTGATACAACTGGAGCCGGTACTGCTGTGTGGAAAGTTGGTAATACTATTGTAGCTACGAATACGGCTGCGCAAGGAAACAATAGTTTTGATATCACTGAATATCTTAATGTCGGTGCAAATACTATTAGATTAACTATTACCGACAGTTTTGGGACACTTGCCACTAAGACATGGACTGTTACTATTGTAGAATTCAAACTTGAAAGCACATTTGATGATACTTTGTTATATACAAATACAGATGTAGTATTTAGATATACACCTTATGGAAACGTTAATAAGACTCTTCATTTTATTCTTGATGGTGAAGACTTAGGCACTGTTGAAACTCAGTCCTCCGGCAGAATTATGTCTTATAATATTCCTAAACAGGAACATGGCAGCCATTTACTCAAAGTATATATGACTGCGACAATTAACAACAAAGAAATAACCTCAAATACTATTTGTAAGGATATTATTTGTGTTGATCCTACAAATAGAACTCCTATTATTGGATGTGCTCAACAGGAATTTACAGCACAACAGTACCAGGCAACAAGTATTAAATATGTTGTATATGATCCTGATCACAATCCAGCCTCTGTAAAACTATCAATTGATGGTAAAGTACAGAGCACTCTTTCTGTAAATCGTTCTGCTCAAATCTGGAGTTATAAGTCATCCACTGAAGGAAAACATAACCTGACCATCTCATGTCGTAAAGTGACTAAGATTTTATCAGTTAATATCACTAAACTTGATATTGATGTTGAACCAATCACAGCCAACTTAGCATTTGATTTTAACCCTGTTGGAAAATCCAATGGAGATACCGACAGACTCTGGACCGATAAAAATAACTCTGCTATTACTCTTTCAGTATCAGATAACTTTGACTGGGATAATGGTGGATACCAGATTGATGCTTCTGGAAACCAGTATTTCTGTGTAAAAGCTGGAACAACTGCTCAGATTAATTATAATCTCTTTGGAAAAGACCCGAAACAGACTGGTTCTGAATTCAAATTTGTATTTAAGACTCAGAATGTTCGTAATGCTTCTGCTACTTTCTTATCATGTATTGATGGTACTGAAGGCTCTGACGTAGGTATTAAAATGGATGTTCATGAAGCATACGTGAACACTTCTACTGACAGCTTATATTTTCCATATAGCGAAGAGGATATTATTGAATTTGAATATAATATCAATACAATTGATACAAAAGACACATCTGCAACTTCTATCATTATGACTTATGAAGACGGAGTTGGAGGAAGACCTCTTATTTATGATAATTCTCATAGACTGCACCAGTATTCTCCTGTTCCGATTACTATTGGTTCTCCGGATTGTGATGTGTTGATTTATAGAATGAAAGCTTATTCTGCTTCTCTCACAGATTCTGACATTCTTGCTAACTTTATTGCAGATGCTAGAGATTCAGATGAAATGATTGCAAGATATAATAGAAACCAGATCTACAATGACAATAATGCTCTTACTCCAGATTCTGTAGCTAATGCTTGCCCGAATTTAAGAATTATAAAAATTGAAGCCCCTCACTTTACAAATGATAAGAAGGATTTTGTTAAAAATACTTCTATGGAATGTATTTATAAGAATGGGGATCCTAAATTAGATAACTGGAAATTTATTAACTGTTTCCACGCCGGACAGGGCACTACAAGTAATGAATATGGTTTTGCTGCCAGAAATATTGATGTTATTTGTTGTGCGGATGGTGTACATCAGATCAATAGTAAGATTCCTCTTGATCCTAACTATAAAACAGAGTTAGTTCTTGGTGATGGGACAAAATATGAGGACGGAACTGGTAAAATTAGTCTTACAAGAAACTCTGTTCCAAATAATTGGTGGAATTTTAAAGTAAATGTAGCATCTTCAAATATGGCAACTAATGCATTAGGACAGAAGAGATTCAACGACTTTTTACCATATGAAAGTCCTGCGGTACGTAGAGATCCTAAAGTTAAGAACTCTATGGAATTTGTCAACTGTGTAATCTTTATTAAAGAATCTGATCCTGATATTACTACTCATAGAGAATTTCAGGATACAGACTGGCACTTCTACTCTCTGGGTAATATGGGAGATTCAAAGAAGACTGATATTACAAGAGCTTATGATCCAGAGGATATGAAAGAATTCTGTATTGAGATCAGTGATAATACTCTTCCAAACTCTGCATTCCAGACCGGTATAACAAACCAAGATGGAACTATGAAATATCCTATCAGTAAAGCTGAATGGAAAACTGGTAATACAGCATATGATGCTCTGTATAATAACTGGGATGGATCATTTGAATTCAGATATGATTGTTGCGGCGATTCTAAGGATGGTTCTGCTCTTACTTTTGATGAAGCAAAAAAGAAAATACGTACAGATAACAAACAGATTTGGAGAGACTTCTATGAGTTTGTAATTACGTCTAGTGATAAAGAATTTAAAGATGGCTTGAAAGATTGGTGTATTCAGGATGCAATGCTCTATTTCTATTTAGTTACACTCAGATATAGTATGATTGATAATAGAGCCAAGAATGTTTTCCCGCATTGGGCAAAACATTATATCACTCAGGAAGAAGCTACAACTATGGGTGATAAAGCTAAATATTATACTATAGATGATGATGCGGCTGCTTTGCATAATGGTTATAGATTTGATCTATGGGCATATGATATGGATACTCAGCTTGGTATTAATAATTCAGGTGAGTTGTCATTCCCATATGGTAAGGAAGATACTGACTATAAAGAAGAAGGAAATCCTTCATCTGGTTATGTTTTCAATGCTGCTGAATCTGTATTGTGGTGCAGAATACGTGATGTATTTACACAAGAATTAAGAAACATGTATCAGTCTGTAGATTCTAACTGTTGGTCTGATTCTCATTTAATTAATGAGTATGAGGCTTGGCAGAGCCAGTTCCCAGAAGAACTTTGGAGAATCCACTATGAAAGATTATATCTGAGAACATATCGTGCTGGAACAGTAAGATTCCTTAATGAGATGATGAATGGACGTGGAAAATATCATCTCAGACAATGGGAACGTGACCAGCATATTTATATGGGAACGAAATTCTTACATACAGATGTAAAGTCTGATCAGATTATGTTCAGATGTAATACACCTAAGAAAGTTGTAGTTAAACCAGATTATACTCTGAAAATCATTCCTTATTCTGATATGTATATTTCTGTACTTTATGGTAATTCACCAGAAACTACTCAGGTACGTGCAAAAGCCGGACAAGAATATCAGATTACTACGGACTTAACAAATATGGATGATACAGCTATTCTTATCTATGCTGCATCAAGAATTGAGGCACTAAATGACCTCTCTGCTTGTTATATTCATGATAATGATTTCTCAAAGGCTTCTAAGCTGAAAACTCTTATCATTGGTAATAATACAGCTGGATATCAGAATACTTTTATGACATCTCTTAATATGGGTAATAATACTCTTCTTGAGACTTTGGATATTCGTAATTGTCCAAATCTTACAGGATCTGTTAACCTGTCTGCATGTGAAAATCTTATTAATCTTTATGCTGATGGAACTATTGTAACATCTGTATTATTTGCTAATCATGGTAAGATTGCTCATGCTTCTCTCCCATCTTCTATCAACACTCTTACACTCAAGAACCTCAAAGACTTAACTGATCTTAAGGTTGCAGGATACGATAATTTACAGACATTTGTATGTCAGAATTCTATCGTAGATGCTCTTGCTATCTTAAATGCTGCTATTAATACTCTTCGTACCGTAACAATTACTGGTATCTCATGGAATCTTGATGATACTACGCTTCTTCTGAAATTATCAAAACTTGCCGGTATTGATGATAATGGCGCTACTACTGAGCAGTCAATTCTTACTGGATCTGTTCATGTTCCTGTAGTCAGACAGCAGGAATATAAAGAATTTGTTGGTTCTGAAGATGAACCTGGAATCTGGACAGACCTTGTTCTTACTTACGATTCAATCATTACTCAATTCAAAGTTACATTTATAAATGATGATGAAAGTAATACTATCCTTGATATCCAGTACGTAGATAAAGGTGGAAACGCTGTTGATCCTACTACAAGAAAAGTTAATCCGATTCCTATTCCTACAAAGAAAAGCACAATTAAGCTTGATTATACCTTCAAAGGATGGGAAGGTTCAATGACAGGAATCTTTGCTGACAGAACTATTACTGCTGTATATGACAGTAAAATCCGTGAATATACTGTAAAATATGTTTCTAAAGGATTATCTCTTCAAGAATCTACTGCCCAGTATGGTTCTTATGTAAAATATACAGGTGATACTCCTGTATATACTGCTGAGGAATCTGCTTATAAGTACAATCTGTTTAAAGGATGGGATAAGTCAGGATTTGTTGATGGAAATAAAACGATCAATGCAGTATATGAAACCTGCGAATATGTAGATGGATATTTTGATGGTAAGGATCTGGCCAATATGACACAGGTTGAGCTTTATACTCTTATGAAAATGGGACTTGAAGCAAAATCATTATCATTAAAAGATACATTAGATTTCAAACTTGGTGTTGATTATAGCTATGGCGACATTGAAGAGCATGAAGTTATTTTAACTGCGACTAAATTTGATGGAACAAACTATATTGACACCGGATTAAAGATCATGGAAAAAGACAGAGACTTTACGATTGCTATTGACTTTGAATTTGATTCAGGAAATAGTGTAAACTCCACTCTTGCTCAGTGTTTTCAGGGTGATGGTTCAAATGGATTCAGACTTTGGTATTCTCAGGAACCTCGTTTCTCATGGAATACTGATAGTATAACTCCATCTGCTGGAACAAATCGAGAGATTATTGTATTCCGTCATGAAGCTGGAAGTCAGAAGCTTTATGTATACAATTCAAACATGACTGGGAAAGAAGTGTCTTCTACTACTCTGAATGCAATTAGGATCCCAGAGCATAGTTCCACTCTCGTATTTGGATGTTCTAAAGCTGACGACGGAGCATATGAAAACTTTGCAAAAGGCACTGTACATTGGGCTAAAGTCTGGTACGCAGATCTTGGTGAAGAACAATGTATGGATATTGCTGCATGGATCCACGAAATAATCCCTATGGAAGTGGCTAAGTTTAAAGGATATTATCTGTCTGACGTTGCTTCAAAGAGAGCTAACATTACATTTGTTGCTTCAAACCTGTTAGGTACTGAAAAGCCTTATAATAATAAGAGCACAAATGCAGGTGGATGGGCTGAATCTTCTCTGAACACATGGCTGAATACACGTTTGCTTAAAGCTATTTCTCCTTTATGGAAAGCTCTGATCAAACCTGTAAAAGTATACTCTTCTATTGGTAATAAATCAAATGATACATCCGTATCTAATTGCAGATTCTATGTTCCATCTCTGTACGAAATTGATCCTACTGCTACTTCTGAACCATATATTTCTGAAACAAATGCTCCTATTGCTTATTTCACAGATGATGATACCAGAAAGAAAGCAAATTCTTCTACTCCTACGGAGTATAAATCTTACTGGACCAGATCTCCAAATGCTACAGTTGCAAACTGGCTGTATACAGTCAATGAAGCCGGTGAAACATATGGGTTCTCTTATCCAGGACAGAATTCTGGAATCTTACTTATGTTCTCAATTTCAAGTGAGGGGTAACCATTCCCATCTTATAAGGAGGATATCACATGTATTATAAAGTAATCAAAAATGATGAAGTCGTAGATGTCCTTAATCATATCCTGTATATCAAATATCAGGAGAAACATAGTCTGTTGCTTCTATGTGATATCACAGAAGCACAGGCTATTTTAAGTTCAGACGGAAAATATGGATGGCACATTGAAGGTCTCTATAATTTTCCGCCTGATAATGACATCTATGCAATAAAAGAAATTTCAAAATATGAATATGACAAATTGAAGAGGTGATCACAGCATGGCGTTAATTCCAACCTGGTATTCTGCATCAACTAAGCAAATTGCAGAAAAGGCTTTACAAAGAGGGGTGCTAAAATACCCAGGACTTTGTTACATCCAAGACAGTAAGAGTATAGCATGGGTGACCATCGACAATACATTAGAATATGTCAAAGGAGATAAACAGATTACAGATGTAAAATGCATCGGATCAAATCTTATGTTTTTCTCTGGAGATAAACTGCTTTTCTCTTATGACATATCTATGACTGACGAAGATAAAGGTCATATTATTGAAGAGGTCAAGAAAACAATCGGATTGGATAATTATGTCAAGTCTTCTGAGCTTTCTACTCTTTTAGATAATATAATCGGTAATCTTGAAGATAAGTCCACTGTTGTAGACTATATCAACAGCTTATCTTATAACAAATTATTTGACGTACCTATTGTAAATCTTATAGGTACACTTACTGTTCCTGTGAAGATATCATCACTCGATGATGGTATTTATAAAGTAAAAGGCCAATGTATCATTGGCGGAAACAATACTACTGTTCAATCTTCTGCAGACGATGTTCTGTATCTTGTATCTCATGATGCTGATACTTCCAGCACAACAATCACAAAAATGCAAGGAAAGTCTATTACATTGTATTTCATTCAGCAAGATGGTGAATATACGACTGATCGTTATGTCACTGAAAGCTGGATTAATGAACAGAATTTTGCAAGTGCTGATTCTGTAAAAGAATATGTTTCAAATATCATTGAAGAAACTGTTCTGGATGTTTTAGATGAACATATTGACGCTGCTTTAGATAGAAAACTCGGAAGTATTGATTCCGAAGATTTAACAAATATATTTCAAGGAGGAAATTAATTATGGCAAAATTACAGTTCGCTACACTTTCTAATCTTCAGGAGTTTTTAAATCTGCATAACGTACAGATCGACTCTAAAATCAGTGAGGCTGTTAAAAGCTCAATTAAAACAGTATCCCAGTCAGAAGACGGATACACACTTTATTTCTACACAAAAACTGCTCCAGTAACTATTGATGAAGCAGCATTTACTATTACTATTCCTCAGCCGACAGGAAAAGCTGACAAAGTAAAAGGTGCAGTAAAAGGTCATCTTGCAGGATTAGATGAAAATGGTAATCTGGTAGATTCTGGAAAGACTGCTGCAGATTTCGATGCTGCTGGCGCTGCTAACACAGCAAAAACAGAAGTAATGTCTTATGTTGGTACCATTCCTGCTGATGCAAAAGCTAAAAATGTAGTTGCTTATATCAAAGAAGCTGTTACTGCTGGTCAGTATGATGATTCTGCATTAAAAGCAAGCGTTGCTGCTAATACAGCAGCTATTGGAACACTGAATGGCACTGGTGACGGATCAGTAAAGAAAGCTGTTGCAGATGCAGTCGCTAAAATCGTCGCAGATGCTCCAGAAGCATATGATACACTGAAAGAGATTTCTGATTGGATTTCTACACATACATCTGATGCTGCTACAATGAATTCTCAGATCAAAACAAATAAAGAGGATATCACAAAGCTGAAGACTCTTATCGGTACTCTTCCAGAATCTGCTACATCCAAAGATATTGTAAGCTATATTGCTGAGTATGTATCTAAAGCTCTCGCAGACTCTGATCTTTCTCAGTATGCAAAAGCTGCTGATCTTGAAGCTGCTGTAGGAAGAATTGATACTATTGAAAAGAAATTACCTACATTAGAAGCTGCTGATAAAAAGAATGCAGAAGATATTACTGCTGTTAAAGGCAGAATGGATACAGCAGAAGGCAAAATTACTGCTGTAGAAAAAGATCTTGCTACTGAAAAACCGAAGATTGCTAAGAACACATCTGATATCACCGCTCTTAAGGGGCTTGTTGGAGATGGATATGAAGCAATTCCAAGTGCGTCTATTAAAGGTTTATTTACTGCGTAAAAAACAATTGATTTTATTGGGAGGAGAGCTGCAATGCTCTCCTTCTATTTTAAAAATAAAAATGGAAGGATGTGACTAATGCAAAATGAAAGAACAATTTCTTAATCTCACTGGATTAACAGAACTGGTTGGTTATTTGAAGACAAGTATAGCTAATCATAAAGAAATACTTCCATATGCTTCCAATAAGTTATTTCCGTCTGTTGGAGATATAAATACTATTTATATAAATACTGCTACGAATACTATTTATCGTTGGGATAGCTCAAGCAAAACTTATATTACTCTAGCAAAAGCCGTAAAGTCTGTTGCTATTTCAGAAGCTACTGAAAACGGAAAAATCACACTCACTGTAGATGGTAATAAAACTACTGTTCCTATTCATGGATTAGGATCTGCTGCATATACAAATTCAAGTGCTTACTCTCCTGCAGGGCATACTCATACAAAAGCTCAGGTAGGGCTTGGCAATGTAGATAATACTGCCGATGCAAATAAGAGTGTAAAACATGCAACTACTGCTGATAGTGCAACTACTGCAGGAACAGCTACAAATGTATCCGCTGGAGAAGGTACTGCTGATGCAGCTAGACATGTTTGGTTTTCTGACTCTACCACAGAGACAAAGCGAGCATACAGCGATAAGTTTAAATATAATCCTGTTACTAATAATCTGACGGTAAATGTTACAGGAAATGCTGCGACTGCAAGTAGTGTCGCATGGGGTAACATTACAGGAAAACCTTCTACCTATACTCCTTCTGCGCATAATCATAATGATTCAACTATTACTTCTCTCAACGCAAGTAAACTCTTTGGAACAATTGATATTGCAAGGCTTCCCCATGGAGCATTAGAACGTCTGGTTATTGTTGAAGATGATACTGCACGTTTTAAACTTACTACTGCTAATATTCAGCTTGGTGATACCGTAAAAGTAACTAAGACTGAAAAAATGTATTATGTTGTTGATGAGAGCAAATTATCTTCTGAGGCTGGTTATTCAGTATATACTGCCGGAACTGCTACTTCTGTACCATGGTCTGGAGTTACTGAAAAGCCTAGCAGCTATCCACCAGCATCTCATAATCATGATGAACGTTATTATACCGAGACTGAGATGAATAGTAAATTAGCTGAAAAAGCTACAAAAGTACATACGCATACTAAAAGTGAAGTCGGATTAGGCAACGTTGACAATACTGCTGATGCCACAAAAAGTGTTAAATATGCTATTTCTGCAGGTAGCGCATCATCTGCCGCTGCTCTTACTTCTAATGCTGGATCATCAACTCAGCCAGTATATTTCTCAGGTGGTAAGCCAATAGCTTGTTCATATACACTTGGTAAGTCAGTGCCTGCAGATGCATTATTTACCGATCATACTTATGGAAACATGAAGGGTGCTACTTCTTCTTCCGCCGGAAGTGCTGGTCTTGTTCCTGCACCTAATATAGGAGAACAATTAAAATTTCTTCGTGCAGATGGTACATGGGTAATTCCTACAAATACGACATATTCTGTAGGTACATCAAGTTACTTAGGAATAACTAAGCTTTATACTGAAACTGGGTCGGCTACAGATGGTACCATGACTCAAAATGCTATTACTTCTGCTCTTAACGGGAAATCTCCTACCTCTCATACGCACAATTATGCAGGAAGTTCTAGTTCTGGTGGTGCTGCAAACTCCGCAAATAAACTAGCAACTGCTAGAACCGTATCTGGTGGAACTGACATCACGCTAAGTTTTAACTATGATGGTAGTGGTAACTCCTCTGCAAATATCGGATTTTATAGTTCGTCTGCGAGTGTAGGCGACAAAAACAATTATCCATTCCATCGATTCGCAAAACTGGATACTATTGCTGCAAGCTATTCAGATAAATCAACCACATTCTTTATCTCACAGGATTATAGTGGTGGTGGCTTCGGTATTGTACGAATTGTATTACGTACGAATAACAGCAGCTTAGCATCGACAGTTGAAGTAAAATGGCTGGTTCGTTGTGGCTTAAGTGCGGATAGCGTACAAGTCGGAATTTACAATGTTTTTGGAAAGACTTACGCAGATGCCTTCTTTAAAACAGGAGGATCGTATGCTGGAACTTGTTTCCGTACACTTGCAAGTGGTGCGCGTGGTGGTATTAGCAGAACTTGGGTGCTGGTCAATTCTTCAGAAGTAAGTGGAACCTCTGCAACAGATGCAAAAACATCTACCGAGTGTTATGCTACTATTGCAGCTGCTGGTACCGCACTTCATAAACAAGCATATAGTAGTATCGTTTCTGGTACTGATAGCGGTACTGCATCTTATGCGAATAGTGCTGGCAGTGCAAATTCTGTTGCTTGGGGTAATGTTACAGGTAAGCCATCTACATTCGCACCATCATCTCATACTCATAACTATGCAGGATCCTCTTCTGCTGGCGGTGCTGCTACATCAGCAATTAAATTATCCACACCTAGAAAAATTGGTAACGCATCTTTTGATGGTACTGCTGATATTACCTTATCTCAGATGGGACTTAATGTTCCTGTTGAAATTACAAAAGCTAACTATCTTGCAAAAAAGAAAGCTGGAACTTTAAATGCAAATACCTATTACAATGTTATTGATGAATATGATTCTGCAAATGTTATTAACGACTCATCTGTAACAGCCAACAGTGCGTTTTCAAGTACTAAATCAGAAAAAACATATGCGAAGAAAAGTACACTTGTTAATACTACTCTCACAGCAAGTAAATGGACTGGATCTTCTGCTCCATATAGTTATGTATTATCCGTATCTGGAGTAACTTCTTCAAATATTGTAGAAATAGATTATGCTTCTAATGCTTCATCTGCTGCTATTGAAGCTTATCAAAATGCAATGTTAGCTGACGGAGGACAGACTACAAATCAAATTACTATAAAAGCAACCGAGAAACCAACTGTAGATATTCCCATTACTATTGTTATAAGAAATGATTTATAAAAGGAGGCGATAACATGGCAATTTATAAAGGTGAACAATGTCTTGCCGGAGTTGGTAAGAATGCAACTATTAAAATTGGTACTGCTAAAACAGGTACTTCGGCTGCGGTAACTAATTCTGGTACTGATACAGATGCTATATTGAATTTTACATTACCTAAAGGTGATCAGGGAGTTGGAATTTCAAGTGTTATCCCTCATTATCTTGCAAGTCCTAAATCGCAGGGAGTGACCAGATCAACTACTGGATGGGCGACTTCCGCTCAAGTTATGACATCTACAAATAAATATTTGTGGTGCTATCATGAATTTGTTTTATCAAATAATAATCATCTGTATACAGATGCAACCGTTATAGGTGTTTATGGAGATAAAGGTGATCCGGGCACAACTGATTACAATGGATTACAGAATAAACCGGTCGTTAATGGAGCTGTAACTGCTTATCAGTCAGATATTATGAAATCTCAGTTAAGGAATGTGACATTCTCTACTGAAGAACCTAAAATAACTGATGGTAAACCTGGTGATATGTGGGTGGTGTATGGCGATGAGTAATATTAAAACTGGTGATATTTTAAACTTTGATTATACTGGTACTGTCCAAACTGTAACACTTCCTAAAGGTACATATAAGTTGGAGTGTTGGGGTGCTCAAGGAGGATACAGTTCTTCTAATTCAGGAATAGAGGTTGGTATGGGCGGAAAAGGTGGATACTCCGCTGGAACTATTACACTAAACCAAAAAACACTTATATATATTTATACTGGTGGAGTTGGTAGCATAAGTGGCAACGGTAAAGCAGATGGTGGATTTCCTAATGGTGGTTCATCTTGGGCTTCCAGCACAAGCGAAGGTGCTGGTGGTGGCGGTGGATCATCCGATATCCGTATTGGTACCGATTCATTGTATGCTCGTGTTATCGTAGCTGGAGGTGGCGGAGGTGGCGGTGAAGACAACGAAACTGGCGGATATGGTGGCGGTGAAACTGGCGGAACTTCAGGTTCTGGAACACCTGGTAGTCAAACTGCTCCAAGTGGATATTTTGGAATCGGCGGTCATACTTCCTATGATGGTGGAGGTGGTGGCGGTGGATGGTATGGTGCTTATCCAGCCGGTGGTCAAACAACTCCAGCTACCGGTAGCAGTGGAAGTGACACATCTGGCTCTCCTGGAGGATCTGGTTACGTTTATACTTCTGCTACAGCCTCTAATTACCCGTCAGGTTGTTTATTAAACTCTTCTTATTACTTATCTGCTGCTAAAACCATAGCAGGTAACACTTCTTTTACATCTCCCACAGGTTCATCTGAGACAGGGCACTCTGGGAACGGCTATTGTCGAATTACTGTTATTGAATGCAAGAATACGGCGCTATATACCAGAATAAACAATTCAATGAAAAAGGCTACTGCTTTTTATTTCAAATTAAATAATAACAAAATGTACGGCGTTGGATCTGCTAATTATAATGGTTCTGTTATGAATTTTGATTATACTGGTTCGGTTCAAACTGCTACATTGGCTCCTGGTACATATAAACTTGAATGCTGGGGCGCTCAAGGTGGGAATGGATCATCTAATGGTAATTCTAATATAAATGCAGTTGGTGGTCTTGGTGGATATAGTGTTGGCACCATTACATTAAGTAAAACACAAAAAGTATATATATATTCTGGTGGAAAAGGACAAACTAAATCAAATACCGGTAGCTATTCTACTGTTAATGGTGGATTTAACGGCGGTGGGTCAAATTATACTTGTGGTTCCGGAGGTTCTGGTGGCGGTGGATCGGATATAAGGATCGGAACTGATTCATTATATGCAAGAGTAATTGTTGCAGGCGGCGGTTCTGGAACAGGATGGACAATTAAAGGTGCCGCTGGCGGTGGAATATTAGGCTTATCAAACTATAATTCATCTTACAATAGTACTCAAACAGCAGGAGGAATAGCTTATACTTCAGCTTACAATATAATGCCCACAGCTGGCACTTTTGGTATAGGTGGCAATGGTTCCGGTTATTCAGAAGGCGGTTCTGGCGGTGGAGGCGGCTGGTATGGAGGTGGCGGAGCCGGATATACGGGCGGTTCTAGTGGTGGATCAGGTTATGTCTACACTTCTGTCACTGCTTCAAATTATCCAAATGGTTGTTTACTTAACTCTTCTTATTATCTTTCTAATGCTCAAACTATTGCCGGAGATCAATCGTTCCCTGCTCCTTCTGGTTCTACAGAAACTGGTCATTCTGGTAATGGACATGTAAAAATCACTAAATTATCAGATGTAATATATCTTACTCATGCTAAGAACAACATAATGGATTTTAATTATACAGGTTCAGTACAATCTAAAACTCTAAAACCAGGTATGTATACAATAGAATGCTGGGGTGGCCAAGGAGGAACTTACAGTAGTTACATAGGCGGATACGGTGGTTATTCCAAGGGTACTATTACTCTTACTGAAGCAACTACTGTTTATATATCTGTTGGCGGGGCTGGATCTTCCTCTTCTACTGCTGCAGGATTCAATGGTGGAGGAACTGGTATTTCTTCTGGTAGAGGTGGTGGAGGAGCTACAGATGTTCGTATAGGTCAAAATTCTCTATATTCAAGAGTTATCGTAGCCGGAGGTGGCGGCGGAGCTGGTGTAACAAGTGCCAATGCTAATCCTTGTGGTTGTGGCGGTGGAGAATATGGTGGAGATGGATATTACAATGATACCACTGGTTCTTATACTATAGGTCAAAATAGATGTGGTGGTAGTGCCTCACAAACTGCAGGTGGCAAAACATGGAGCACGAGCACTCAGGCTACTTTTGGTCAAGGCGGAAATGCTTCAGGCTACTCTTGTGGTGGTGGCGGAGGCGGATGGTATGGCGGTGGTGGAGCCTACGATAATGATTCTGATTCTGATGGACGTTGGGGTGGAGGTGGATCTGGATATGTCTATACATCTGCAACAGCTAAAAACTATCCTAACGGATGCCTACTCAATTCCACTTATTATTTAACGAATGCTCAAACGATAGCCGGAAATACTTCTTTCACTTCTCCTGCAGGATCAGCAGAAACTGGACATACCGGTAATGGATTCTGCAGAATCACAAATTTAACTCCAACACAATACGGGCTATATATAAAAACCAACTCAGGTTGGAATTACATAAATTTATAAAGGAGGGCTTAAAATGCCAATTATATTTCATGGGACTGGCAGTGGCGGCTCTGCTAAAAAACTAAAAACCGCACGAACTATTAATGGTACGAATTTTGATGGTACAGCTAATATTACTACTGCTAATTGGGGAACAACAAGAACCGTCACTGTAGGAAATACAAGTAAATCTGTAAATGGATCTGGAAACGTAAGCTGGTCATTAGCTGAAATAGGTATTCATCTTTCAACAACGGAACCTGCAGCTAGTGACGGAAAGAATGGAGATATTTGGATTACTTATGAATAAAAGACTGAAAGGAAGGTGAGGCTTATGGCTTGTAGTAATGGATGTGGAACTTCTTGTTCTACTGACTGCACTCATTCATCATCTGGTGGATGTGGTGGTTCTTGTGGTGGTTCTTGCTCTACTAACTGTACTGGTGGATGTTCTGGATATTGTGATGGAACTTGTAAGGGAGGTTCAGGAAGTACTTGTTCTGACTGTACTGCCAAATGTGCTAATGACTGTACCGGAGCTTGTACAAATGCTTGTGTAACCGGATGCACTGGCTGTGGGAACAACTGTGATGGAGAGTGTACAAGTGCCTGTGCTCAAAGGTGCTCTAATGATTGCAATGCTGCATGTACTGCTACTTGTGCTTATGATTGTGAGCATACTTGCACTGCTTCTTGTGCTAACGATTGCACCAGTTGTGGTGGATCCTGCTCAAGTAGTTGCTCAGGAGATTGTGATTCCGGTTGTTATACTGGTTGTTATGGTTGTGATTCTACCTGTACTGGTGGTTGTTCTGGCACTTGTAATACTACTTGCACTACCACTTGCGCCAATGACTGCACTGGCGGATGCAAAGGAACCTGTACAGGTGGATGTGGTGGTTCTTGTGATAATTCATGCGGCTTTTCTTGTGAAGCTTCATGTGATAATAATTGTACTGCTGTTTGTTCTGTATCTTCTGTGTACGGTGGAAACTCGGAAAAGAGTGTATTGAATTTTGCTTATACAGGTAAAGCTCAATCTGTAACCCTTGAGCCTGGAAAATATGTTCTTGAATGTTGGGGAGCACAGGGAGGTTATCGTTCTAATTCTAGTTGTGGTGGAAAAGGTGGCTATTCTACAGGAACTTTAACATTGACTCAAAAAACTACTATATACATATATGTTGGTGGATCTGGAAATTCTGTTACATCAGCATCAAATTCAATCTATCCCGGAGGTTTCAATGGTGGTGGATATAGATACAATTATAAAGGTGGTGGTGGCGCTACTGATATTCGTATTGGAAGTGCTTCTTTATATGCAAGAGTAATTGTTGCTGGTGGTGGTGGTTCTGATGGTAGTTCTGGATATAGTGGCGGATATGCTGGCGGCGTATCTGGTGCTAGGGGTAATTTTGGATGTGGTTCATATGGATATGGTGGATCTCAAACTGCTTCATATTCATCTTTAAGTGCTATTAATTCACAAGGCACCACAAATTCTTCTTCTAACTGTGCTGCTGGTTTTGGTTTCGGTGGTTTTGGATGTTATTACGCTTCAGGTTACGGCGGAGCTGGCGGTGGAGGATGGTACGGTGGACAAGGTACTTATCCTGATGGTTCTGGAGATGATGATGGTGGTGGCGGAGGTGGTTCAGGTTACGTTTATACTTCCTCTTCTGCTTCTAACTATCCTCAAGGCTGTCTTCTAAATTCATCTTACTATCTTTCTGATGCTTCTAATTTATCTGGCAATGAATCTTTTAAATCTCCTTCTGGATCTACAGAAACAGGTCATTCTGATAATGGCTATTGTAGGATTACCTGTTATATCAAAAAGAAAACTCTACATTGTAAAATGAATAATGAAATTAAAAAAGCAGCTCCAGTATTTATGAAGATGAACAATAAAATTTATGATGCTGGCGCTAATGCTGTAATGGATTTTGCTTATACAGGAACAGCTCAAGCTATATCACTTCCAAGAGGACAATATATTATAGAGTGTTGGGGTGCTCAAGGCGGTTCATATAGTAGTTATTATGGTGGTGCTGGAGGATATTCTGTCGGAACAATAACTCTAACTAAAAATTCTACGGATTTATATATTTATGTTGGTGGACAACCAGAAGCTACAACTTCAACAGGTGAAACACCTGGTGGATTTAATGGAGGAGGAAAAGGTTGTTCAAGAACTTATAATTATAGTAGTTATGGACAAGGTGGCGGCGGTGCAACCGATGTTCGTATAGGAAAAAATGATCTTTATGCTAGAGTTATTGTCGCAGGCGGCGGCGGAGGTTCATCATCAGAAAATTCGCTTACAACAAAATATGGCGGTGGAACTACTGGTGGTTCTTCTGCTTCTGGATATGGAGCTACACAAACTGCTGCAGGTACAAATGGTTCGTTTGGTCAAGGTGGTTCTGCAACAACTTCTGGAACTAATTATAATTATGGTTCCGGCGGCGGTGGTGGCGGATGGTATGGCGGTGGTGCATGTTCTAATTATAGCGACAGCACTAACTACCAAGGCTATAATGGCGGAGGTTCAGGATATGTTTACACTTCAGCTACTGCTGCTAATTATCCAGACGGAAACTATGTAAATTCTTCTTACTACCTTACCAATGCGCAAACTATAGCAGGAAATCAATCATTTAAATCACCTGATGGAACAAATGAAACAGGGCATACCGGAAATGGTTTCTGTCGAATCACCCGTAAATCAGGAAAAATATTTGTAAAACAAAACGGTTCATGGATCAAAGTATAACACTTTGGTCCATATTTAAATTACGAGGAGGAATTGTTATGAAACTTATTTTTAAAGACGGACAAGAATTAGTTATTACTCGTGCTAACGATACATATTCATATGAAGGATATAAAGATGGGTTGGGAAATGATATGAATAGAAATATCGTGGCTACTATTTCTATCTTCAACTCTGATAAATCTTTAAACACTATTAAGGATATGATTACTGATGAAAATAGAACAGGTTTTAAAATTATTTATGGGAATACCCAGAAAGATTATACTGGAATGAAAATTGAAAGTATTTCAGAAGAAATCTCCAATGAAAGAAGTGTTATTAATATCTCATTAGCTACAGATAAAACCATAGCTCCTACTGAGACCACTGAAACAACAACAGAAAAAACTAAAGAAGAAACTAAAGAAAAAACGGAAACAGCTTCTGATAAATAATTAAGAATGAAAGGAATATAAGGATATGAGAAAAATAATCGTAAAGGTTGATAAAGAAAAAGCTACAGAGCTTGAAAGAGTTAATTTTGAATTAAACTTCGTAAAAGACATTGTACAGAGAGTTATTGAATCACATCCAAGCGATTTAGAACTCATCAATGGAGATACTCTTATGTCTTACAATAAACGTGGTGCAGAATTACAGAGAAAGTATGCTGCTCTTGCAAATGAGATGGCAAAGGAATACATCCCAGAATACCTCGAAGGTCATCAGTATAGTTGGATTATTCCAAATAATTCTGATGAAATGACTATTACTATTAAATGTAATTGTGAGATTCCAGAATTAGAGGGAATAGCATGAAAAGGACAGAACAATATTCGGACCAGATAGCTAGACTTTATCCATCTAAGAAGGTAAAAACCGATGACGGACAAAGAATATTAACACAGAGTATCACTTTTCAAGTAACTGACGATTGCAATCTTGCGTGTTTCGTAGCAGGAACTAAAATATTAATGGATGATTTCTCATATAAGAATATTGAAGAAGTCCAAATTGGAGATCGTATTTTGGCGTTTGAAGAAAATACTCCTAAAGGAAAACAATTAAAACTGATTCCTACTACTGTTACTCATACTTTTATTAGGCATGATAATATAAGAAAAATTCAAACTGCTGACGGAGAAGAAATAATTTGCACGAACGAACATCCATTTTTAGATGGACGAAGGCAATGGGTTCGTGCTGAAGATATTAACACATCCAAAAAACTTACAAAATTCTTAGGATTGGAACCCTATCAAAAAGCTGATATCAACGACCTGGATTATATAAAAGGTTATACGATATCAGCTTTTTTAGGTGATGGACATATGTATTTTTATAAACATTGTAATCCTATTCCACATGCTACTGGTAGTCAGTCACGTCTTGCAGTAAAAGATACTGAAATTCTCGATCGTATTAAAACATATCTACCAATTCTTGGTATTGAATTCACAACGCATCCATTTAAAATTTCAACAATCGAAGATAAATATGTAGATGCAGTTTACCTGAATAAAGAAAATTCTCTTAAACTCAAAAAGTTAATTGAATCTAATTGGAATATTAATAGCACATATAATTATTATTGTGGTTTTCTTGCAGGAATTATTGATACTGAAGGTCATATAGAAGAAAAATGTGGATATATTCGTATTTTTAATGCCCATGATGGGATAATGAAGCAATGTCAAACTGCATTAGATTCTTTAGGTTTCGAATATGTTATGGATAAAGAACGACAAGGGGTCAATCTTTCTTTAAAAACTTTACGATTATTAAATCCTCGTAATACAACTGAAGTGTTAAGATTCCAGCTCATTATACAGTGTGCGGTTGCAAGAAAGAGTTTTCAGACTTATTATGGTAACGCTGCGTTCAAACGAGAAGATGTCACTAACATCACCGAAACATATGCATATGAAACTGTTTATAATTTAGAGACTGAAACGCATACATATATTGCTAACAATTTTGCAGTACACAACTGTAGTTATTGTTACCAAGGACACAAAGGAAAAAATCGAATGTCGTTTGAAACAGCTAAGAAATTCTTTGATTTAGTTGTATCAGGTGAAAAAGGTTTTAAATCTTATATCAATCCAGAGAAATCTCCTGGATTGGTTGTAGATTTCATTGGAGGAGAACCCTTTCTTGAGATAGAGCTTATAGATCAAATCTGTACTTATATTATGGATAAACTCATAGAGTTGAATCATCCTTGGGCCATGAAAACTATGTTCTCTATTTGTTCAAATGGTGTTTTATACAGAGACGAAAAAGTACAAGCATTTCTTCGTAAGTGGGCCAATAGATTATCTTTCTCAGTTACTATTGATGGGAATAAAGAATTACATGATTCCTGTCGAGTTTTTCCAGATGGTGGTCCAAGTTATGACATAGCTGTCGATGCTGCGTCAGATTGGATGAAACGTGGAAATCATATGGGAAGCAAGATCACAATTGCTCCGGACAATATCAGCTTTCTATACGATGCTATTAAGCATATGGTCGATCTTGGATATGATGAAATCAATGCCAATTGTGTATATGAAAAGGGTTGGACACCTGTACATGCAACTGTTCTTTACGATCAAATGAAACGCATATCTGATTATTTCTTGGAACAGAATTTTGATTTTGAACGTGATTTCTTCTGTTCCCTTTATAATGAAGACTTCTTTCAGCCTAAAGATCCTGATGATTTACAAAGTTGGTGTGGAGGCGTTGGTAATTCAATGATTGCTTGCGATCCTCAAGGTCGCATATTTCCATGTATCAGATATATGGAATCTTCTCTTAATGGAGAGCAAGAACCGTACTCTATTGGTGATGTAGATAATGGTATAGGATGCACAGAATGTTATAAATGCAGAATTAATTGTATGGCAAAAATAGATAGAAGGACACAGAGTACAGATGAATGTTTCTATTGTCCTATAGCTGCAGGATGTTCTAATTGTTCTGGTTATGATTATCAAGTGAATGGTACTCCTGACTCAAAAGCTACTTATATATGTGTTATGCATAAAGCTCGTGCTCTTGGGAATCTGTATTTCTGGAATAAATATTATAGAAAAAATAATATGAATAAACGAATGAAAAACTATGTGCCAGATGAATGGGCGCTTGAGATTATTTCTGAATCAGAACTTAATATGTTGAAAGAACTTGAAAGAGAGGATTAAAAGCCTCTCTTTTTTATTGACTAAAAGGAGGCTTGATATTATGGCAGAAATTAAAGGAATTGATGTTTCCAGATGGAATGGAAACATCGACTGGAAAACTGTTGCTAGTTATGGAATGGGCTTCGCTATCCTAAGAATTACAGAAAAAGGAAATATTGTTGATAGCACATTCGAACCTAATTATAAAGGCTGTATTGAGAATAAAATTCCTGTTGGAGTCTATAAATACAGCTATGCTACTACTATTGCTCAAATTAAAAATGAAGCAAATGTAGTTATTAAAACATTGAATAAAAGAAAACTGGATTATCCTGTGTTTCTTGATATAGAGGATAAATGTCAGGAGAATTTATCTGACAGTTTAATGATGAAAATGATTGAAGCATTTAGAGCTATTATTGTCAAAGCTGGATATAAATTTGGTATTTACTGTGGTTATTCTTGGTATCAGTATCAACTACCAGAAGGTGCTAAAAAGTATGATTGTTGGGTTGCCCGATATCCTAATAATGATACCGGTGAATTACAGGAAAGATTAAGAGTTCCTGCTTCTACTGGTGTTATTGGATGGCAATATTCTAGTAAGGCAACCATTCCTGGAATTCCAACAAAAACTGATCGAAGTGTATTCTATAAAGACTATTCTAAATCTTCTACTACTTCTACAAACTCTCCCAAACCAACAACTACACAAGGAAGTGATGCTATGAACAAAGAAAAGGCTATTGATGCTCTTATTGCTTGCGCTGAAAATGAGGTTGGATATTTAGAGAAGAAATCTAATTCTCAGCTTGATGATAAAACTGCAAATGCAGGTTACAATAACTACACTAAATACTGGAGAGATGTATATCCTCAGTATCAGGCACAGGCTTGGTGTGCAGCGTTTGTGAGTTGGTGCATGATGAAAACATTCGGCTTAGAGACAACTAAAAAACTCCTTAAACATTGGCCTTATGTATACTGTCCTACTCTTGGAAATCTCTTTACAAAGTATGCAAATCCACAGCGAGGAGACATTGTGATCTTCTATCGTAACGGTACTTTTGCACATACAGGAATTGTCACAAAAGTTGAAGGTGATAAGTTTTATACTATTGAAGGGAATACTTCAGCTGGCTCTACTGTTGTTCCAAATGGTGGAGGAGTTTTTGCTAAATCTTATTACAATTCTAATCTTCCAGGCACTAAATTCTGTCGTCCAGACTATTCTATTGTCACATCTATTTTAACATCTACTGCACCTGTACAGCCATCTTATACTGCATGGGTAGGTTCTTGTACAGCTAATGGAACAGATGTATTCTCAGACGCTACAGGAGCTTCTAAGCTAAGTACATATCCTAAACTTAATGCAGGTAATCTTGTGGATATCATCGGTGAATCTGGTACAAGATATCAGGTTCGTATTGCTGCAAAATATATAGGGTATGTAGAAAAATTTAACATTAAAAATCCTAATACTCCTGCTGCAACAACTACAAAGAAATATCCCTTTGTAGGAAAGGTAACTGCAAGTAAATTGAATGTTCGTAAAAAGGCTGGTACAAAGCATCCATTACTATTAGAGTATCCGCAGTTAAATAAAGACGATCTTGTTAATGTCCTCGGAGTTACAAAAGATACTAAAGGTGACAGATGGTACAAAGTATCAATTACTAAAAATGAATATGTTGGCTATGTATCAGCCAAATATATTACTAAGGCATAAGGAGGTACGTCATGGGTATTGAACAGATACAGAAAATCCATGAGTTTGGTGAGATCAATGTGATCATATCTTTACTTCTTTGTGCAATGCTTGTTATAGCTTTAAAAGCTGGATGGGAGAAACTTCTTGATGTTCTTGGTCTCGAAACAAAAGCATCTCTACAGAAGAAAGCTTTAGAGAAGAAGTTGTCTGATATGGAACAGAAAATTGCTGATTTTGAGCAGTCTCAACATAATTATCATGACCAGTCCATTAATATCAGAGATGATCTGAGAACAAATCAAAATACTCTGAGCACACAGCTTACTGATCTTACAACTTTGATGCAGAACTTTATAACTAATCAAGATGAGTGTACTGTAGCATCATTTAGAAGTTCTCTCTGGAGAATGCATAGAGACTTTATGGCACAAGGGTACATCACACCGGATGGATTAAAGACATTCCTAGAGATGGGAAAGCTTTATGAAAAGGCTGGTGGAAATGATATTTATCATGAGAAATTACTTCCAGATATTGAATCTCTGGAAGTCAGATATACAAAAGACAATGTACTATAATTTATGGGTAGTCAAGCATTATACTTGGCTACCCATTTTTTTACTTTGATTCTTTATCAAGCATATTCCGAACGTCTTCTACAGAAAGTCCTTTTTCTCGAAGTAATTTGGCAAGATCTTTCATAGACTGTTCTTCTTTTACGGCTGCTTCTTTCTTCTCTGCTACTGCTAAGTCTTTCATAAGATTTTTCTTCTGCAATTTAAGAGCTTTAAGTTCGTCAGTAAGCTTTATAATCTGTTCTTCTGTTGATGCAATCTGCGCTTTAACTTCTTCAGTTGTTAATTCCACTACTCGTCTTTTACCTCTCATTTGAAGTGCCTCCTGACATAATTATAAATAATCATATCATAAAATTATTAAAGGTACAAGATATCACCGGAGTGTTAACATTATTTACCTACCTCCTCTGGTAGTTATTTTAGGAAAATTGTCTCATTGTACTGTTCAGTTTTGACACCATTTGTACACCATTTTTGTGTTAAGTTACGTGAAGATATAATATGATACGTGAATGTTAATCCTTTAAATTCAATATATAATGGTTAAAAATGGTCATATTTATTTAATTTCATGTTCCTCATGGAAATGCTTATATTTTTCTATAAGTCGTTTATAGGTCGCTGTAAAATCAATGATTTTAATGTGCTAATACTGATTTTACACCATTTTTACACCATTCTATAGTTAGCTGATTTTTTGGAATGCTCTGCACGTATTTATATCGTTCATCGTATTTTCTAACAACTTAATGTCACTCATTTTTTTATCACTTAAAACTTCTGTATAAATATCCATGGTCATCTGAATATTTGTATGTCCAAGATATGATTGTACTGTCTTTGGTGGGATTCCTGCCTCAAAACAGCGTGTGGCAAATGTGTGTCTAAATGTATGCGCACTAAATTTTGGCATCAGAGGCTGATTTTGAGATGCTCTAATTTTATTAACATTATTTCTTACTGTACGTATCGAACTACCAAGTACTTCATCCATCAAGGGTCTATTATTTCTTGTCACGAAAAGGAGCTTACCAAGAACGTCAGAGTCATAATCAATCGGTGGCAATGTATTGAGCTGCTGTACTTGATCTTCAATTGCTTTTCTGCATATGGAATTCATCGGTACGGTTCTTATACTGGATTTAGTTTTTGGTATGCTGATTTTGTATCCTAAAAAATCATCTTTTGAAGATTTTCTAAAATAAGTTAAAGTTTTAGTAACATTTATAGTATTATTTTCAAAATCAATATCATCTAAAGTAAGCGCTCTCAGTTCTCCTGAGCGAAGTCCTGTATTAACTGCGACAACATATAGATTATAATAGAAGCATCCTTTCGCCATAAAGAAGAAATCTCTTTGATCCTCACGGGATAAGGTAACGATTTTTCTTTTGTCAGTTCCGATTATTTTTATGCCTTTTGCCGGGTTTTTAGTACATAAATCATTATCCATAGCATAAGAGAATAAATCGCACAAAACTGTACGTATATTATTGACTGTACTTTTATGTAACCTTTTACCCAGCCCGTTAAGTAAATCTGTTACCATCAATTTAGTAATTGATGACAATGGCAATCTGCCTAGCACAGGTTTTATATAGCAATAGTATGTACGTATATATATTCTAATTGTACTTGGCTTCAGAACAGGTTCTTTATATACCCTCATCCACTTTTCATACCACTGATCCAAAGTCATATTGGAGTCTACTACATTATTTTTACTGTAATTATCTACAACTTCACTCATTAATGCATTTTTAACTTCTTTTAAAGTTATCCCGTATACGCATTTACGCTTCCCGAACCTATCTGTAAATCGGGCTTGATATCTACCGTCCTTTCTCTGTGAAATGCCCTTTCCGAGTTCTTTACCTTTTAAATCTTTTCCCATTATACATCATCCTTTCAAAAAGTCCGTATGTACAATGAGGCAATTTTCTACATTAATCATATCATACATACGGACTTCTTTCAATTATAAATAGACAATGCTATCTAAATATTTTTCAAACTTCTGTCTTTTTATCAGACACCTGTTACCGGAGTACATGACAAAAGTACATCCCGGTTCTTTAACAAGCTCACGTAACTTATTCTTTCCTATATTAAAGTATTGAGCAGCCTCATCTATAGTTAGAGCATATTTCTCAGATAATGCGATCATCATCTTCTACTTTCCAAAATCCAAGTTGATGCTCCAGATCTTCTATTAATTTAGTATTGTCACTCTGAATTACTACTTCAATTGTTTTTGGAAGTTCAAATGATAACACTCCTAAAATAGATTTAAGATCTATAATATATCTTCCAAATTTTCCATCAATATCGCAATCTTTAAACTTATTTGCAATAGATACAACAGCCGTAGCATCTGCTGAATTATTTAGTCGAATTTTCATAGTTATCCTTTCTTTTTATCAAATAAAATGATATACTATACATGGTTGTATTTGATGTATAGCATTCATACATATAACCATACACATTTTTCTTTAAAGAGGCACTAACCATATACGGAGTGCCTCTTTTTTTTACTTTTAATCATCATATTCCCATTCACGAGTGTGTCTATTATAATGACTATTCGCTTTGCACCGGAAGTCATGTTGAGTAGGATTCCCTTTAATAAGTGGACACTCATCACAATGGACACGATTATTTTTATCATATGCGCTATATTTTTCGCATATAGCTTTTTCTCTGTCTGTTATAAGCATAGTTACACGTCCTCATCCTGTGGCATTTCAAATGTATTGGTTTCTTCTAGTGCAGCAAGTACATTATTCATAGATGAAATAGATAAACCCATATTATTGCATGAATAAAATACATTCATAGAATGCCATTTATCATTTTGTTTTCGTAGCATATCCAGCACTTTAAGTGTTTTCGTATAAGACGAATATTTTCCAAGAAAGATAGAACTATTTGCATATTTTAAATGAATCTGATTCCCATTATATATAGAAAATGTCTTTCCAGATGCATCTAAATAATTTTCTTGATTTTGACTTCTGATCCACATAAAACCCTCCTATTCATTCTTTGTTGTACTTCCAAATCCGCCATTTCGTACTCCTGCAACTTCATCATCAATAGTAATACCATATTCAACAAAAATACCCTGAGCGAATCCTTCTCCGCGAAGTACATTAAGATTTTTCCATGGTCTTTTACTATCATTAGTAACTTTAATAAAGATATGACCTTCATTATCAGAATCATAGTAATCACTGTCGATGATACCTACTGTATTATCAAGCTGCAGACGGTATTTGAATCCAAGGCCGCTTCTTGGATAGCATTTCAGTACCCATCCTTCATCAATCTTACATCTAATTCCAGTTGGCACTTTTACTGTTTCACCTGGTTTCATATTAAGTGTAAGCGGTGTGAAGAAGTCATAACCGGCACTTCCTACTGTTGCTCTTTTAGGAAGCTCAATACTCCCATAAATGCCTTCTATTTCACGTCTCGTGTCAGCATCAGAGGCGTCTAATTCGAATGTATCGCACCAATCTTTCATGAATTCTTCTAAGCTTACTTTTTCAAACTTTGCTATTCTTTTCATTTACAAATCTCCTTTTTTAAATATTCAATATATTCATTCCATTCGCCTAATGAATGGATATATTCTTTAGTTTTTAAACATTTTTTCTTCATATCTTTTTTCAAATCAATTGTCCTATACTGCTTACTTTTTTGAAGTTTATTGGTCAAAAAAGCATCGGTTACCCTAGAGACTAACAAGTAATCCTTACTGTCCATAGAATCCAAAATAGCGTTGTATTCTGCTAAATCTTCCTCAGGAATAAGGTAATCACATTTGGGTAAGTTCTTAGTCGAGAAAGGACTAATATCAGCTCCTGCAATCGCAGGTTTAAGAAAAAGTGCTATGTATTCTAACTTACGAGCATGGAACTTAAACTCTATTTCTTTGTCGTTTTCCATGATACTTCGTACAGTTCCTTCATCTTCAAGTGCCTTATATAATTCTTCATAAGTTTCATATTCCGGTAACCCAATATCATTAGCTATAGCTTTTAAAATATTGTGTCCTCTTCCTATAGATGGGATATAAGCTACAAGAGTAGAAAAACCATAATGATATATCTGAGCACCACCATAACACTTAATATAAATATCATCAAAACTTGGATCTATTCCTCCAGAATCATCTCTGGGATAATCATTGGTACTTTGATCTATTGCAGCTTTTAGTCTGTAAGTACCTTTATATTTCATTAAATATTTTGCCATTTAAAACCTCTTCTTTTTCCTCTCATAACCAAATAAATATTATTCATGTTTATCTTTTAAACTCCTCTGCTAAAATTTCAAACTCCACATCATCATGCAACTTTCCATCCATTAATTTACATATTTGTTTATGATAAGCACACTCTCTGCCGCCATGCTCCTTAATAAAGTTTCTGTACCCACGAATAGCCGGATTGTCTGCTATACAGCTCCAACAAAGTCTATTCAAATGGTATTTCTCAAAGATGTCACATATGATTTGATATAAATCTTTAGCAAATAATACATTACCTTTATCAAAACTAATTGCACCAAAACGATCAGCGCTCATTGTTACAAAGCTAACAGAATATGAAATATATCCTAATATATTGCCGTTATTGTCAACAGAAACAAAATGATGAGAATCATAATTGTTGTTTGGAATATCCAGTTCTTCAACTCCAGACCAACCAGAATAATACATGTATTCTTCGTTATACCAAGTCTCTATATATTTCTTTTTTATTTCTTCTTTATATAATTGTGCTGGTTTAATCATCCTCTATTCCTCATATTTATTTAATATGTCATTAATGGTAACAAAAACGCCCATAAGCACCATGCTGAATGCGTGACTTCAATGCCTACAATTACTGCTAATGCAGTTGAAATCCATGCTGCTGCTTTTGCAAATTCCATATCCTAATTCTCCTTCAATACCATAATTACTGCATCACAGATACCAATAATTCTTTGAAATTTTTCATCCTTCATACAAGCATTTACGCTAGATATCTCATATCCATTTTTCGCAAGCTCTTTTATTTCAGACATCCATTCAACAACAATGTTACTACTAGATTTTTCCTGAGACGTTTTTTTATCTGGTGGTGATACGTAAGGTAATTGTTGCGGCCTTCCTGGTTTCATATCTGCTTCCTCCATTAATTTAATATAATTCCTTTAATGTTTTTATCATAATTTTAATTCTCCTTTATGCTTTCCATAAGTTCACTACGAATTTCATCATACATTTTATGTAGTTTAGGATTAACAAAAGTCATCCATTCTCGCCGTTTATCCTGTATCATAAGTGCTCTCAACATGGTTCCAGAGATGGGTAATTCTTCACGATTAATGATTAATTCAGTGGTGTTCTTTAAATCTTCCTTATCAAACCATCCACTCCGGCTATCATCATTACCATAAATCATTACATCTGGATTTTTATAAATATACCGATCTACATTTTGAAGAAGATATCTGCCCCAATCTGGAGTAATATCATTTTCATCAGTGAGGTCTGATAATGCATAAATCATAATGTTTGGATCATCACCATACACTTCACGTATCATTTTAATCCGAGTATTTACATTCAAAGGATTACGTTCTGTCCCACATTCTTGTGCACTGCCAACAAGAATAAGCATCCGATCACAAAGCAATAACCCAGTATCAATAAGCTTTTCATGGCCTTTGTGGAACGTTTGAAAACGCCCACAAACAAGCCCAACATCATATGGTTTCATGTTATTTCTTCTCCTCTTTAATTCCAAGTGTATAAATAAATGTTACTAAGAACACAATGAAAAAAGCGATATATATAATAATTGCTGCAGGAATAGTAAATATAATTGTAATAAATATATATATCTTACCGAACCAGTTTTTATTTTGGGACCACTTTTTATATTCTTTTATTGGTAATAATTCATCCATTGCACAATTAATTATTAAAATTGTTGTGAAAAGAATTTCGATTAACAAGAATGATATAAATATGTTTTCCATTATGCTACCTCTACTTTTAATCCAGGATTAAATACCGGGATCTTCTCTGATTTAAAAAGGCATCGTTTATGCATTAAATCAATCTTAGCTTTTACATCCAGATCGTCAATCTCTCCTGTACGAAGATATCTGTCCAGAACTGTATATGGAAATCCTAAATTGTCCTCATCTGTCTTTCCACACAAGCCATCTATTGGTATCTTTTCAATAAGTTCTGTAGGAAGCAATAATTCATATCCAAGTTTTTTAACTTCATATACAGTTAATTTTCCTAACGGACTAAAATCACCTGCCGAATCACCATACCTGGTTTCATAACCGACATATGATTCTGAAAGATTACATGTATTTGCTACTCTTCCATTACAAGACTGAGAGACAGCATATAATGTAGACATTCTAATACGTGCCGGAAGATTTATTTTTGTCTGTTCGCTGATCTCGATTCCTGAGCTTTCGAGTCTTGACAATACACTTCGAACTGTGTCGCCAATGTTGATTTCGTATGATTTAATATCAAGAAATTCACAAAGCTTGTACGCAGCATAAATATCTTTCTGCTGACCCTGTGGCATAAGCACACCAATTACTCTGTCTTTTCCTAATGCTTCAACACATAATGCTGCTACAACAGAAGAATCTTTTCCACCAGAGATTCCTACTATTGCATTGCAGCCTGGGCCATTTTGATCAAACCAGTCTCTGATCCACTGTACAATTTCATTCTTAAGTTCTTTAAAGTATCCATTGTAATATTTCATCTTATAATCCTCCCAAACGATTAATATACTGCCTAACCTCACCATCATCATATGTTTTAGTAACTAATACTGCAGACACTGTTTGTCCTATTCTTCCATGATATTTACGATATGTACTTTCATCACTAAGTGAATATTCCACTCCGTTATAGTTTACCGTAATTTCATACTCGGCATAATCTGTCCGAAATTGCGGAACATGATTAATTATACCTATTAAATGAGTTTCTTCCGGCTTATAGTATTCATTAACAATTTTGACTTTTACACTTTCTTCTTTCTTATCAATACATTTAGCACATCCAGTCAACATAAATACACTGATAAACAGAAGAATTAATATAGATACTGCTTTTTTCATTTTGATTCCTCCTGCAGTTCCTTTCTTACTTTCATAAGAATTATACCAAGCCTGTTTTCTCCAATACCATTAACAGTTCCCCAAGTTGTATCTCCCCATGTATTTCCTTCTTCCAAATGTTCATCACCTGTAGCAAGTAACTTTTCCTTAAGGTCTGGATTCTGAGTGAATTTAGCCAGTACGATTTCATACATTACTTTATCTTTTACTTCTTCCCAATCTGATCTCAAATCAATCTTTCTGCCTGTTGCCTTTGCCTCTGATGGGCTAGCTTTAGAAAATAACTGGAATCTTAGTCTACGATTCTTTGTTTTCTGCGCTTGAAAAGCTGCTTCATTATTTGTATAGTCCCATCCGTTGTAACTTACCGGTGCCATATAAAAGTTACTTAAAAAGTAATAATCTCCAGTAAAACTATTAATCATTTTAAATGCCCTCCATTGGTTTCCATTGTTTTCTTCTCTTACTCTGCATCTTCCAACCAGACACTTTTAATCCTCTCACATGATCCCATGAATCTGTTTTTCTTTTTGGTTTTATAGGTTTGAGAGTAATACCATATTCATTTCTTACTTCTACAATCTCTTCTGGTGTAATACTTTTACGCTGATCCGGCACTGTTGAAGCCCAATGAATATTCCAACCATGATGTTTATGATACGTACGATAATATTTCTTCTTATATTTCTTAGTAAGCTGATAAAAGTCTCGTACATTACCATAATTATCTATAATCAAATATCTGTGATATTCGTGAGTGCGAATCATAAAATCCCAATTATTATCTATTTTTAAATATTCATCATCAAAATAATTAAATGAATGATAAAAATTAATACTTCTCATACTGTATGGGAACTTTGACTTAAAGTATGTATACAGCTCTTTAGTCCCTTCTACATATCCTACATATTCCCATGGGAGCCATTTATATATGATCCATTTAAAATGACCTTCTACACACTTTGTACGCTGCATATAAATATGATATTCTCTCATATAAAACTCCTACTGTCCTTTATGTCTTGACATATCGACTGTTGTTTTAAAATATTTACCAATTGTTGCAATTGTTGCACAAATAACAGGGATCATTGGTTTCGTAAATCTAGTTGTATTAAATATAATATTTAGTCCATTAACCAATACGTCCCCTACAAAAAATTTCAGTATACATCCACCTATGTAAGCAAACATAAATGATAATGCCGGACTGATAACAAGAGTGAAAATCGCAAGGATGATTACTGTAAACGCACCTATTCCTTCTAATGTATTATCTTTTCTGTTCATTTAATTCCTCCGAATCTTTTTCATATTCAACTACAATTACATGTAATCCATATCTTCTGGCAGTATCAATCATATTTTTTGTACCTCGCGATTCACCATCCCAAAATGCGATCAACGTACCAGAGCCTGATTCTGATGCAAATTTTGCCATTTCATTATTACGTCTAGGGCCAGCAGACTTTCCATAAACTCCCCATAAAGCTTGAAATCTTATAACGGAGTAACCATTATCAAACGCATAACATTCACCAAGCCTATCTGCACCTTTTGCACCGCCACTGATAACTCTAATTTGCTGAGTGTTATTAACTTGATTCTCTTCGATATAATCTGACACAGTTTTCTTAAGCAAACGATAATCATCAAAATTTCGTGAACCGGCTATAATAATATTCATCGCCTCGCTCATTCATCCAGCCTCCATAATTCCACATCATAATCTTTAAGTTCCCCTTCAATGATTTTATAAATCACTTCCCAATCAGCTCCTCCTCTTCCACAACCAATCTTATACGGAAGTGCTACTGAGGTTCTACAAAGATCTTTTCCTTCTAGTCCATTTTTTTCACGCCATACTCCAAAATGTTGCGAAATATATCTTAAACCATCTCTAAAAGCTTCAATATCTGTATACTGTTTACCATCATATCCATATTTATTTTGTGCGAATAAAGATAATACAATTTGACCTCTATCTTTCAATAAATATGCATCACACGTTCCAAGTAGTTCTTCCGACTCGAACTTACAGAATTCACAAAACTTTCTATAGTGTTTATAAATACCTTCATCATAATCTCTTAATGCTTTAGCGACTCCAGTGTTCATTTCTCCTTGGCAGTTGACCTGATGAATTATAAAATCTGTCTTTGCATTAACGATATTACCTTCAATAATTTTAATCATAAATCTTTTCCTATAAATCCTGAAATGTAAACTTCTCGCCACAGGAGCAAATCACTTCTCCAATAGTTCCAATACTTGTGGGAACAAATTGATATGTATATCTTCCGCCACAACATCCCCCAGCTCTCAATCTCTGTTCCATAGTTTTCAAACCATGTTTCTCAGCATCATGTTTTAATTCCCACTCTCTGATTTTCTCTTGTTCTTTTTCTGAAATTGGAAATCCTCTATACAGATCCTCTTTCGCTTTTTTCAGTTCTGATTCCATTCTCTGCATTTCAGAATCTTTATAATGCTCATCTTTGAGTTTTTTATTTTCTTCTTCTAAGTATTTAATTCGTTTTTCATAAGTGTCTACTTTATCAACAATCCCCTGACAAAGATCTGAAACTGAATCAGTAAAATATGTTCTACTCATTTTTTTATACCTCCTTCATTAAATATTTCACTGGAAGCCTTTTAGTCAGCCAAACTCCATTTTTAGATAAGTAAAATTTGTATCCATCTTTGTACATCTGTTCACTATTGATAGAATAAACAACTTCTTTACCATGTCTCTTGCCGACAGCTTTGGCGGTTTCAACATCTTTTGACAAATGAACATATAAACGACTTTTAGGAATCAATCCATTTTGATCGATAGACGCTATATATTTCTCGCCAGTTCCATGATAAAGAATTTTAGGTGGCTCTTTCTCTTCCAGTTCTACATCTACCGGAATTGAATGTCCCTGATTCGCTCTGATCAATGTCTTATCATCATTGAAAGAATATCGCTGCTTATTGTCAGTCCGTACAATTTCCTCTAAAATTTCTTTGTTGAATCCAGGATTGTTTTTAGCGATACCCTGAATCAGTTCTTCTACATTCGCCCAACCATGTTCATCTATAGTAATACCAATAACTTCAGGCTTATGTCTTAATATAAGACTTATATATCTACTAATACTTTGTAAATTCATTCTCTTTACTCCTCTTTACTCCATAAATGATGAAACATGTACGGTTACAAAATCACTATGTGCACGAATATAATCCAAAGTTTTCACTGTATCTTCTACAATTGCAATCTGAGACGGCTTTAAATGCAACTTTGCTTGTAACTCTTCAAGAATTATTAATTTTGTATTTTTATTTGCAACAAAATAGATATTGTCATCAGGTAAATCATAGTTGTTTTTGATAAAAGCTTTTTTGCCGGGGATCTCACTAGAAGGACTCTTTGAACAAGCATATACTTTGTCAATACCTTTTTTCTGAATGAACTCTTGTATTAATTTAATCGGACGCACATCTTTATACGGATTCTCACCGGAAGCTACAAGTCTATCCCATTCATCATCAGTCATACTATGACTTAATTCAGAGAATTCATACGGAGCAAGTACTCCATCTACATCCATTACTACAATTACATCATCTTTTAATAAATAATCCGTAATTTTACTCATCTTCGTTTCCTCCGTTTAATCTTTCTCTAATATCTTCAAATGTTTCTTTATGATACATTTCACCGTCTTTAAATACAGTTCTTAATACTCCGTCACGAAATACATCATTAAATCCATCCATGCATTGCAACTCTCCATTGTCATCGTGATATATACAACAACACCCTTTATGAGACTTTTTCAAATGACTCGTGTCGGTTTTTGGATCTTTATAAATCATAATTGGCTCGCCATTAACAATTCCATATGTAGCTTTCATAGCAATACCAAACATATCCCTAGTTACAACAACTATATGTCCATCGGGTTCTATAACTGCTGAGAAGCAAAATGCTCCGACTCCGAATACAATATTGTTTGCAGCAAATCCTTTTTTCTTCAGTTCTTCCCATACCTGCTTTACATTATTAAGAGTACATCCGTCCCCATAGATAATTCCAATGTGAGAGTCAAGCACTTTGTATCCTTTGCTATTTACTGTTCCGCCGAATGTATTCCAAAGCTTTTCAATTGTCTCTACAGCAATTTCTACCATATCCCCGGAATCTGGACGAACCAGAAGTTTACCATTATGCTGCATGATTTCTTTTTTACAAGCCGGAAGAATATTATCAATCATGTTCCAGTAATCATATGTATCAGATACCATACTAAAGGATGCATTAGGATATAATTCTGTAAGCAGTCTTTTTACAAATGTAATTTCATCACCGTCTACTGCAAAGTTTGAAGCCATGCAGCTATGTTCTGTTGATACAGCGCCAATTCCAATCTTTTCAGTCCAGCAACAAGCATCATAATATGTATCTATATAATCAATAGCAGGAATTGTGCTTGTCTTATCAAATGATAATAACCAAGCAGATGAACATCTTACGGCCTCTTCCATACAAGACATTCCTCTCATACCAAAGTCTGAGCATGCCATTTCAGGTCTTAAAAAGTCATCACAGGTCATTTTATAGTAGTCATTTGCAAGTTCTCTATACATATGACCAATTGTTGCATGAGCACATGGTTTCCAGAGTTCAACCTGCAGGATACATTCGATCCACTGTACTACCCAAGCAAAATCTGGATGTGTATTTGTAATTTCAATACATGGAATACCCATTGGTACCAATGTTCCTTCCGGAATAGCACGAATCCGAATTGGAAGATAGCCTAATTTATGAAGTTTCATAATAGGCTCTAGGTCATAACTGTTTCCTAACTGTATATCCATACTGTATTTATATGTATGCTCAACTTCTGCTGCTGTTAATTCAAAAAAGTTTTTATTAAAATAATCGACCAGATACTCTTCAATAAATGCCTGTAGACCAAAGAATACCATTTTGTTCTGATTCTTAAGCATTGATCTTCGTGGGGTCCAGTAAGATACTAATTTCGTCAGTCCTTTTGGATAGATTTTATTATGTATCTGTTTATATGTGTCTGAGAGTAAAATTGCCATTGTATTCATTATTTTTTATTCTCCTCTTTGTCGTTTACAATTTTATCAATCTGATCTGTGATATAATCAACTACATCTTTACCAGTTTTGCCAATTGTTTGAATGTTATCTGGTGTGATTTCATTTACAACTGCCATCGTATATATTGTTTCTGTATTAGGTGTCATGATTGTAATGATAGTCATTACAACACATCCGATAATTGATTTGCTAATAGTTTTTCTAAACTTAAATGGTTCGTCATATCCGGCTAATCCGGCAAAGAAAGCACCCATAGCAATAATACTGCATATTCCTGCGATCACTCCAAAAAATGTCGTTAAATTATCTGCTCTACTAGCGAAATAAATCAACCAAGGACTAATAATTGGTTTCATAATGCCTCCTTATCTAAATCTCTCAACAAGTTCAATCTTAGGACTTTCCAGATTTGTCAAAATCGTATCTGTCGTATAAATCTTCTCTATCAGTCCATTGTTTTTCAGAAGCTCTCCATCATAAACAGTATTTTCACAATGAGTAACATAAAGATAAATCTTACCTACACCGGCCTCTTTCAGTTTTTTAGCACTGTGATAAAAAGTTCCGCCTCTGCTGCAAATATCATCTACAATAAGGATATCTTTACCTGGTAACTGATCAATTTCACCTGATAAATCTAAACCTTTAATCTCTCCCGTTTCCCAATCTCTATTCTTAATACCGAAAGCATATGGAAGATGTACTGCTGAAGAATATCGCTTCATGGATCCCGCATCCGGATAAAACATCATAAGGTTATTACTCGCAATCTTCTTAACAGCATCCTCAATCATTCGATTCGGGGATTCTACATGTACTTTATTAAATAATGCGGCAGATACATCAGAATGCGGATCTAAAACTTCTACTTTTCCAAAATGTAATGAATTAATAGTCTGAGCAAAATATTTTAAAGTAAATAATTCGTTCTTATGCTTAACTCGGTCCATACGTGCATCTGGGATATAAGGCATATATAAATTAGGCACTACTCTATGATCCCAACAATATCTAGTAATATATTCAACTGCTGTTAACTCTTCCATTGATTCAAAGAACCATTCAATATTATCTCTGTGCCATCCGCCAATAGGAGGAATATCCTTAAATAAGAATGTTCCATCCGGATATTTATCAAGTTTGATTTCTACGTCGTTTAATTTAATCATTCAAATCACCTTTCTACCATGTAATACAGTTACTGGTTCCCAATCCAGACTTATTAGTTTCATATCTTTCATTATATAATTGTTCTAGTTCGGTAAGCTCTTTATCAGTAAGATTTGCTTGCTGCATAATATTTAATATCCCACTCAGTAAAGATGCTATATCTTGAATATTTGTTCTGAAAGAATAATCGTCTTTTAAATCGTCATGCAGCATTAAATCTATACATTCTGGTTTTTGTGATAATTGCATAATTTGTTCTTTTACTTTATTCAATTTAATTCTCTTCCTTATGAAAAATACTAAATCCCCAGTTACTTTTCTTGAACGTTTCACGTATAAGTGCAACTGGCTCCCAATATTCTTTAAAATGAGTTATAGCCAATGTTTTTTGACACGGAAAACCTGCACTTATTATGTCTGCTTGACATCTTTCATATAGTTCTTCAACATTTAACTTCCCATATCTCAAAGTATCCTGATGTGGATTTGGAACATTGGTTAAATCTTTGATGTCCGGATTAATCTCTTCCTTATTACATTCAGTTGGGAACGCACCGGCTCCATGCCGCGTCATATATGTACGTGTCACATAACAAGCTTCTATATTAATTTCATCAGTCCATCTTATAGCCTTTATAATTCTGGCAGGATTCTTAATACCAGTATTTGATGGTGTAAGATGTGGGTAATATTCAGTATTATTTTGATCCAAAAGAAGCCCCTGACCATTTTCAAACACAATGGTGTCGTATCCATTAAGTAGTAATTGAATATTATTTACAACATGTACATGAGACATCATAAAATCAAGATCTTCATTGTAATGGTCTCGAAGCCCAGGATTTTTTACGGGATGAAATAATTCTTCTTCCTGCTCAGATAACGTAATTCCCATGTTTTTGAACATGTTCATATAATATGTCCATGATAATGAATATGAATCAATATGCTTTTTATATCGTTGAATGGTATTATAAATACCCATTCCACAACTTCCGTGTTTATTATTACCGCGACTTCGCTCAATAATTTGATTTGCCATCATATCAAGAGGATTCGTAATCATACATTGTTCATGAACGTACACATAAGGTTCCCATCCTAATTTCTTCAACTCTTCCCATTCTTCCCTAAATACCAGAGGATTTAAAATAAAATCCTCCGGTAAATAAGTATCTGCTCCGTTTAATGTTCCAGAGCCGAAATGATGAAAGACATGCCGGGTTCCGTCTGATTTTAATACTGTATGTCCTCTCTGAGCACCGCCATTTGAACACACAACGATACAGTTATCTGCATTTTTAGTATAATAATCTGTTAATTTGCCCTTGCCCTCGTCACCAAAGTTTGCTCCGATGACAATTTTTATATCTTTCATAACATATGTTCTCCTTACCAAACAATAGCTCCTGATTCATCTGTTTCTGCAGAAATTACAGTGGATGAGACTACTACAGGTTCATTATTTTCTGCAGCCGCAACTACAATCTTTACAATTTCATCTGCAATATCATCAAGACGATTAATGGTCCTAAAATGATTATCATCAAGATACTCTGAGAAAGACTCAACTATTCCTCTCTGGTCATATCCATCGCGATGATTTACATTGATATGATAAATATCAAATTTCTCAGATGTTTCCATATATAAATCTTTAGTTTCTACATCGGCCTGAAGCGTATCGCCAGTTGTAATTCCTAATCCAGAGCGTCGTCCTGATACTGGTAAGTACGGATTAAGACGTTCGTCTCCAATAGTAATAATTACGCCTTTTTTGCCCCTATTCCAACAATCAAGTTTAGTATGACGAGATCCAAAATACCAAGCAGCAGTATATGATTCAAACCAATTACCTCCACCGCCAAATTCAAAGTAAATTTTATCAAGCTGTTCTGCGATCCTAATATCCGATTCAAACTGTGATGCCTGAATTGGGTAAGTATCATAAGCTAAATCTCCAATACCCATAATCATAAATTCTACGTCTTTAATCTGACCATATAATTTTGTCATGATTTCATTAAGTCTTTTTGCAATTTCTACTGCAGTCTGTCCCATAGATCCTGTGACATCCAAAGCTAAAATAACTGGTAAAGTATTCGGATGCTCTTCATTATCACAACATTCTCTAATAACACCTTTAGGATCGAGTGCTGCATCAATATTTTTTGCTTTAAACATTTCCTGATTAGAATAGCTTTTTGTGATTACTCCTCGTGAATCAGTGTCATATCCTTTTGTTGTTGCATAATTTACAAAACTTGCCGTTGTCCAACTTCCGCTTCCCATAATTATTCTTCCTCCTCTAAATCATCTTCACTATCTTCTGTGTCTGTATCATCCATGCCAAAATCAAACATACCGTCAAATACATCACCCATACCACCATTCATCATCATAAATGGCATCATAGCACTCATTGGATTACTGTCTGTTCCAGTTCCGGTACTGGCCGCTCCATTCATCATCTGGGACATCATCATATATTTAAAGATTTTATTTGCACTATTCTTATCTTTTCCAAGATTACTTCCGAACATAGATACAATTTTCCCATAGAAATAAGTATTGCCCATAAATACATGACGTTCCGGCAGGATTGTTTCAACTGTAGAGTCCTCATAATTAATTACAGTGATCTTTGTTTTATCTGCTTCGATGACGCACTTAGGTTTGCCATTTACAAGGATGATGTCTCCTTTAGCCACCTTATTTGTTGGAATGACGAAGAAAAAGTTTTCATCTACTCCTGGGAATACAAAATTTCCACAGTTTGTGAGCTTACCGGATTTAACATTGTAACTCTTATATCCATTAGAGGTTTTTACTGCGATATTACCACTCATAGATAACTTACACATTCCACTACCAATTTTTCCAAACATTCCATTCATAAAATTATTCATCATTTTAATTCCCTCCATTGTTTAATTTAATTTCTATTGATTACATTAATCTGGCAGCTTTCCATTACATCAAGAGCCGCTTTATGCTTTTCCGGTGTTGATCCTGCGCAGCATGATGCATCAACTGTGATTTTTGCCTCTGGATAATAAGTTTTAATCAAAAGAGCGTTTGTAATAACACAGATATCTGTGCATATGCCAATAATTTCAATATCTAATAAAGAAGAATCATATGCGATACCAAATGTTTCTTCCCAATCCCAGTCATCAAATCCAAAAGTAGATTTACAACATACCATAAAACTATCGAGATTTTTATAATCAAGTTCATCAACAATTTCCCAACCTTTAGTACCATACATACAATGTTCAGGAAGTTTTCTGCCCTCTGAAGTATCTGCGTAATCTGAATGATGAGTATCCTTTGTAAGAATTACATAATCCCCATTATTCTTATATTCATCAAATTTCTCTTTTACATTCGGAATAATAGCTTGGGCTTCCGGCGTACCAAGTGAACCGGTTACAAAATCATTCTGTACATCAACTACAATCAGAACCTTCTTTTTCTCTTCTTCCATCTTCGTTCTCCCATTCTTTAATTTGCTGTGCTCCATCTTCAACTTGCTGCTTATCATGTCTTGAATAATTATCTGCTTGACCATAAGCACCTTTATGTCGATATGAAGCATGTCCTTTACGAGTATTAGTTTTTACTGCAGTTCCACCCATGCCAAGTCGTCCACTGTGTCCTTTATGTAACATCCCCTCTTTAAAATCAGGATCGTTCAAAGTTTTATATCCATGATACATAAGTTCTCGTTGACTTATTAATTTTTTTCTACGTTCAATATTTCGTAGTCTTTGCTTTCTCAAATACCCTCTGTTACGTTCCGGCATTACTATTCCTCCAGTCTATACAAAATAATTGGTCCACCTTCAATATAGAACGTCGCATTGTAATCTATAAATTCTCTAGCTTCATCTTCTGTCATATCCTCATGGTTAACTAAAGATTCAACCATTTTTTCGTAATCATATATTGCTCTATCATCAGAAGAAATACCAAGAAATGCATCTTCATAAGATGGATTTGTAAAGAATATCGTCCCTTCGTACCCGGCCTCTAACAATAACCGTTCGGTTTTTGTTTTTTTTGATGCTTGATGATCCTCATAAATATTATCTGCATGTACTTCAATGTCATCATGTAACGTCTCTTCTGGGTAAAGCACTATTAAATAAATAATATAAGAAGATAGGATCATATCTGCTGCGTCCTCTCCTGAAAGGCTGTATTTTCTTTTCAATACATCTTTTAATGCCATAAGATAATCTTTTTCATCCATAGTTATTTTTACACTCCCAATAATTTTAATATCACAGAAATTATTCGACCTATTAAAAAGCCTATCATAATCGGGCATCCTGCTACTAGCATAGCTTTATTATTTATTTGTGATTGATCGAGTGAATCGTTATATATCCATTTCTCCAATTTATCTATTATTTTCTTCATTATGCGATCCTCACAATCTGTTCATATATAACTATATCTTTTATTGTTATTGCTTTATTGTCGTGGTAATGTCCACACAACCAACGCTTATAATCAACATTGCGCCTTATTTCTTCCAGATAATTTGTTAACTTATCCGGCTTATATAGTCCATGTGATAATAATGCTGCTGTAGAAGAAGCTGTACAATGTGTTAAGATAAAATCTACCTTATTATTATGTTCTGCCAGATTCTTTATACCCTCATCCATCTCTTCTTGATTTGGCATTTCTCGTTCCCACCATGAAATATGATTGATTCGGTACATTTTATCTGGATCATCTCTCCATTCCTTTACTCTTGGATCGTCAATCTCTAATACTCCATCTGAAATATCATGACTGGCAGCCCCTCCAAAGGTAAAGAATTTTAATCCGTCTATATCAAATACCTGTCCTCTCATAAGATGAATTATAGATGGCTTAATAAAATGCACTTTACCACCATGCCATTCTTCCACCGGATAAGAATCTAATATGTCATAATTCTCATGATTTCCGTCAATAAAGAGTGTTGTGAAATGCTTCTCTTCAAGCCAATTCAGATACCACCTTTGCTGCGGTGAATCTCTCCATATCCCAAAATCTCCAAGAATTATCACATAATCGTCCTTCGACATCTCACGCTGTTCGGGGAAAGAATCCATATTAACTCTATGGATCCAATCCCCATGCGTATCTCCGGTTACCCAGATTATTGGCATAACCCCCAAATGAAGTAGTTAACGCTTAACATAAGTAATGATATTGCAGAAGGCCAATAACCATCCGGAACAACATTATTCATAACAACGCTCATGCATATCACGCTGATAATGAAAAACACAATATTTTTTAATATCGTTTTAATCATTATTTCGTTAACTCCTTATACTGATCAAGCAAGGCCGCCAGTTCCGGATTCTCAGCCGCATACATTTCATATTTCTTTGTTACATCCATCTGTTTAATCACTGCATCCATATCCTTTTTAAGCTTCTCAGCTTTCTTTCTATTTTCAATACGCTGATCATATGCAGATGTATCAACTCTACAGATAATTTCAGCAGTAATATTTTTATTATATTTTACTTCTGCTTCCGGTACTGTTAAAATTTCTTTAATAGTCAGAACATCCTTATTACAACCACTTACTAAAACCTGGTCCCCGGCCTTATATGTATTACCGTCATCAAAAACTGCATAATAATAGTCTTTTTTACAACAACAAGTTACTTCTTCAATTACTGCTACTGCATAATACCCTGTTAATTTTGCCATTTGTTCATTCTCCTCTTCTGATTTAATTATATTTAATAAATAACCTTCATACGTTTTAAACTTAACCATATCTGCTTATTTCCCAAATACTGATTTCAGTAATAAGAATACAAGCCAAATTCCTGTAGCAATCAACCAGCTGAAAGCGACCCCGAAACATAATGTGATCAATTTTATAATTACACATGTTACGATCCAACTTAAAGCTAATGCCAATAATGACACAATAATAAGTAAAATTCCCGTCATATTATTCTCCTTTTACAGTTGCCGTTCCTGATGTTAAGTCTCCTGCGTCAACAATTGTTGCTGCATTTCCACCTTGCACCTTCGGCACATCACCATTCCATTTATCAATTTTCTGTTTCTCAATAAGCTCTGGAGTAAGAGACTCAGCAATTTTCTTATTTGCTTCTGCTTCAGCATCCGCTTTAATTCTTGTTGCTTCCGCTTTACCTTCAGCAGTGATCTTCGCCTGTTCAGCCTCAATAGCGGCTTTTTCTTTATCCTGTTCTGCTGCAATAAGAGCAACTTCTTTATCTTTATCTGCCTGTACCTTTGCAGTCTTAGCTTCAATATTTGCAAGTTCCAGTTCCTGCTGTGCATTTACTTTCTTCTGAATAGCTGCCTGAGTTTCATCATCGGTTGAAATCGAAGTAAAGTTTACAGTATCAATGATAATTCCATATGGCTCAAATTTCTTTTTCAAGTATTTGTCAAGTGCTTCATTCAGTTCCTGGCGTTTATCACCAAATACATCTGTTACCGGATACTTAGCAGTTACTTCCTGTGTCCACGCTTTCATCTTTGGTTTAATGAAAGTATTTTTTACACTTTCACCGGACTGACCTTTAAATCTTGTAAATACATCAGCAACTTGATCCTGATCGAACTTATAAGAGAATTCCAAATCAACAAGAAGCTGTTTTCCATCAGCAGTAGGTGTTTTAAAACTCTCATCTTTTGGTGAATCACCTTTATCTTCTGAAGTCAGATAAGACTGTTCAATACCAATTGAATACAGTGATGTTTTTACTGTAGGTGAAATCAAATGCCATCCCTGTGGAAGAGTATCATTTGAAATTCCGCCGTTCATCTTGTATTCTACAGCTACATAACCAGCAGGAACTCTTACCGTACACTTTGCTACACAAATTAATCCTGCTACAATTATTACTGCTAATCCAACCCCACCTAAAAATCCTTTTCTCATTACTCATTCTCCTTATCTTTTTCTTTATTTTCTTCTCTATTTATTTCATCTGCTGCATCTTTCCAGATTCTATGTAAGAATCTCCCAAATGGATAAAACAGTGCAGATAATAGAAACCATAAAACTACAGCTCCAACTAATACTAAAAATATAAATACCGGATTCATATAATTCTCCTTACTACGGTATGCGTTTTCTTGCGCATACCGTATAATTAAATTATCATTTATTATTCTGCTGAGTCTGACCGTTCAGAATTTTAACTCCACCGGTAGATTCTACAGTCTTAGCAGCAAGTTCTCTCATCTGAGCATATGCATCGTCAAGTTTCTGCTGTAATTCAACTTTTTCTGCTCTCGCATTAGCCAGATCCTCTGCAAGTCTTTCATTTTTATCTTCCAGAAGCTGTTTCTGATATTCAGCATCTTTCTTAAGTGCTCTGACCTCAAACGCATTTGATTTATCAGCATCGGCTTTACCTTTTTTAATACCTTCCTCTGTTGCTGCCGCAATCAATGTCGGAATCTCTTCTACTTTTGCTTCTAATTCCTTTACATGATCAGCTTTTGCATTCAGTTCTGTTTCTTTCTCAAGAGCCGCTGTTTCTCTAAGTTCCAAAATCTTTTCTCTAGCAGCTTTCTCATCTTCCCATTTATCATTTTCGGCTTTACGACTGCGTTTCAGATTATAAGTATATTCATCTTCCTCACGACTACGAGTTAATTTAATTTCATTTTCTCTTGCTTTAGCTTCTGCATTGATAGAACAAATAATTTCCTGTTTCTGCTGCTTCAGTGCCTCAATTTCAGCTTTCAGTGTATCTTTTTTCTCACCCAATTCAGCTTCAATCTCTGCTTCTTTCGCTGCCTGAGCCTCTTTTAACTCTTCATTTTTCTCTTTATAAGCATTGATCATAGCTGCCATAGCATTTGCTTTTGTCTCAATGCCATATAATTCATCTAACTCAAGCTGTTTAATTTCAATAGCTTCTGTAAGATCATTGTATTTCTTGATAATCTCTGGATTAAAGATATCCTCTTTTGCTGTTGCATCTGCAGATTTGATGACTTCTGTTTTCAGTTTTGCTGCTGCTTCTTTTGCAGGATCATCAATCATTCGGTCTCTTGTATCAAGTTTCTCCACCGCTGCCTTATACGCTTCCATAATTTCTGCTTTTGTTGATTTCATTGTAATTTCTGCCATGTTTTTAGTTCTCCTTTTTCTCCGTATTTTGTTTAATTAAATTTTTATATCAAAGCTTTAATAGCTTATCAATCACATTTACTCCATCCACATGATTTACATGTGTTACATCCACCTTCAAAAATTAACTCTCCTCCACATTGAGGACACTTAGCTTTATTTATCTGTTTATTAGTACTTTCTATAAATTCATCACCATCTCCATCATCAAATAGATCATTTTGCATTTCATTGTACATATCTATTAATGCATTTCCGATTGCAACTGGACAACTGCTTCCTTTTGATGTGTCATGTTTTGTTGCTCTTCGCACTGCATATGACGGGCAAGTTCCAGATGATGCAAGCTGATCGACAATAGAATAAATATCAATTCCGCCTCTAGCAGCAAGTGAAATAGCTCTGGATAAGCCAATCATAAAATTCTGGCAACCACCGGAAGATCCTTTACTGAAATATGTTTCAAGAAGCTGTCCGGTTTCTGGATCAAAAAATGCTTCACAATGTAATGTTCCACATCCAGTTGTAAGTGTCCTTTTCTTGCCAATGCAATTATCATCTGCTTTAATAATCATTCCTCTTTCTAAAGTATGAGGTTTGACATCAGCTGGCTTTGTATCTTTCTCTTTAATAGTTGTCGTTAAAATACCTGCACGTTTACATCCGTCTCTAAAGATAGTTACACCTTTTAATCCTGCATCCCACGCTGTCATATATAAATCTTCAACCTGTTCAACTGTAAAATCATTTGGAACATTAACAGTAGAACTAATAGATGCATCAATGTGTGACTGCCAAATACTTTGCATATAGATTCTGTTCTTATAATCCAGTGTCTGCGCAGTTACAAAGTAATCTGGTAATTCAGAATCATCTTTTAATTCATGTTTATCCATATATTCTTTTACAATTGGAGTGTAGACTTTATAATATTCATCATGACCTTTAAGAGACTCTGTTTTTCTTGTATAGTAGTTTGCAAAAATAGGTTCAATGCCACCAGATACACCAATCATAGTTGAAAGAGATCCAGTTGGTGCAATTGTAAGTAACTGAGAGTTTCTAAGTCCAAATGATTCTACTAATTCTTTTGTTTCTCCTAATGCATTTTTACTATAAAACGCTGATTGTTCTACCGCTTCTGGTTTATATTTAGGATATACACCATATTCTTTTGCTAACACAGCAGATGTTTTAATCGCCATATCTGCCATAGTATGTCCAATCATGTCACATAAATCAATGGCTTCTGGACTACCATATTTAATTCCCAGTTTAATAAGCAAATCGGCAAGACCAAAGATTCCAAGTCCAATCTGTCTCCAATCATATACAGATTCTCTTTGTTCTTTTAATGGATGGAGTGGAAGTCCTTCATCTAATACTTCATTTAATGCAATAACAGACGATTTGACACAATGCTTGAAGCTCTCAAAATCAAATCCTGTATCACATGCAAATTCAGCTAGGTTGATACTACCAAGAAGGCACGAACCTCCCGCTGGCAAAGGTTCTTCTGCGCAAGGATTTGTTCCTGCATATTCGAACTCATCATCACAACTAAGCAAGTTCCAATTATTGATTCTGTCCCAGAAAAGCATTCCAGGTTCAGCATAATCCCAGTTCATTTCACACATTTTATGAAACATTGCATACGCATCTATTTCTTTAGTAATCGTTTCTTTTGTTTCCAATCTTGTGAATGACAGAGTAAATGGAGTTCTATTCTTTACAGCAGCCATAAACTTATCTGTAATTCTAATAGAAATATTCGCTTTTGTAACTCTATCGAGATCTGATTTTATACCAATAAATTCTTCTAAATCTGGATGCTCACATGAAATACTGAGCATTAAAGCCCCTCTTCGACCGTTTTGTCCAATTAATCCAGTAACCATAGAATAAAGATCCATAAATGATACAGAACCGGTTGTTTCTTTAGCAGCATTATTTACTCGCGCGCCTTTTGGAGCTAACTTACTAATATCAACTCCACATCCACCACCATAGCTATATGTACGTGCCAGTTTCTTAGCACAATCAAAGATGCTTTCAATGTTATCTTCCGGTGGTTCAATTACATAGCAATTACTGAGACTAATTTTACGTCCTTTATTCTCAAGACCTCTATTAGCAAGAATGCGACCTCCAAATAAGAACTTTTTCTCTTTTATTAATTCTGCTATTGCTATGTTCTTGCCAGAAACACGGGTGATCCATTCGTCAAATGACTCATTATTATATCTATATTTTCTTTCCCAAATATCTATGCCTAATTGATTATCATGTCCTAGCCATTCCTGTACTGTCATAACGATTTCTCCTTTTCCATTTCACTCTTAAGTAAGTCACATAATGCTTCTGCAGCTTTCGAAAAGCTCATATCATTCACAAACAAGTGGTCATACCCTTCAGCTTCTTCATATTTAGTGAATTGTTCATCTTCACTGTTATATCTGGAGTAAAATTCTTCTTCTGATCCATCTCTTTTAAGGAACCTGTCTTTTGCTAATTCAAATGGGGAAGAAAAATAAATCTCGATAAATTTAAATTCATCTTTGCAATGTTCTTTCAAATACTTTGCTCCGTTCGGATCAATTACATAAATATCTGAATTCAAAACCTCATCGTATGTAGTTCCATATTTAATTCCATTAATTTCAGTATATGCTACAAAGCCTTCTTTAAATTTAATTTCATCGAATTCACTCTCAGATACAAAGTAATGATCTTCATATCCTGTTATTTCATCTTTGCGCGGCAGTCTTGTTGTAATGCTTTTTACCTGTCGAAGTCCTAATGTCTCGCATATATATCTTGCAAGTGATGATTTACCAGAAGCGGTTCTTCCAATAAATAAAAATACTAACTTTTTATGCATTATTTGTTTCATTCCTTTCCGGTATATATAATATGTGATGATTTTCATCATTACACATAATCTTAAAAAGTCTTGTGCTTACATTGCCATCTGAATCAAGAAATCTTTTGCAAGTATCTTTCTTGCAGCACTCATTACCATCTTTCTGGCAAAAATAATAACTATCTTTTTCATTATCGCATCCAACTACAATATTAGTTCCGTTTGCAAAATATACATTCATACATTATTGCTCGCAATCTTTAAAAGTAATTCTCTATTAATTCCCGGATACCAAGACTCAATCTGATTAATTAAATCTTCAATCATGATTTGAAGCTCCGGAGCAGCTGTTCCATGAGCGCCACCATCTTTTGATCCTCTCTCAACATAAATATGCGCTAATTCAGTAATATTTATTTTGAAAGTAAAATTCATGGGAATCGCCAGTGGATATAAACCACGTTTTACATCTTTATTATTTTCTAATCCTTTTTTAATGAAACCATTATTTGACCTTACATAAGTATCACCATAATAACTAATCTCACCAGGAATTTTCGTACCAAGATATTTTAATACTTCATCCCATGTGATAATTTTATCTTCGTACCATTCAGAAACTTCTCCTTCATGGTAATCTGCAAGCCTTGTACTGCTACGAATAATTCTGTTATCCATTCTCTTTGCGTGGGAATCAAGATCGTCAGTTGCTCCTCTATGAAGACCTTCTACAACAACTGAAATATCTTCAAATCGCAGCATTGTGATATGCTTTTGTCCCCATTTAAGAAGTTTTGCTACTTCTTTGTCGAATTTAATTTTTAATTCATCATCCTCTGGCAGATCTAATGGCCTTCCATAACGATCTGTGCAATGATCTACCATTTCTTTGAGCTGCTGCTCTATCTCTCTATTCCATGTTCTTTTGCTCATGTACATTGTTCTGATTGCATCTCTAATTGAGTGCATTTCTGTAAGGGTTACTTTCATGTCTACATATCTCCTTGAGTTAATTTAATTTGTTTTCCCTGTGTCATTATAATAGCACCGTAGGCTTCTGATGTCAATAGTAAAAGTTAATTTAATTTGTTTTGTTTTTTAAAAGTTCATTTACAAATGTTTTCATAGGTTCTCTCATATTAACATTTTCATGTAGCCACTCCAGATATTCAGGATCTGTCTTTGCAACGTCTACCAGTAACTCGTCCTTATGTTTCTTATACGGACATTTATATGTTTCAATATCCGGTAAATCATATGCATTAACATCATCTTCAAAAGAAATATCAATGTCTTTTCTGGAAGCCAAATAATCTGCTACATGTACAATTTTCCCTAACTGTGATTTTGGCTTTGGTAAGACAATACTTTCTCTATCACTTGTGTTCCATTGTCCCATATGAGACGAAACAGCATCAGCAATAATCTCAAGTTCATCATCTTCGAGATATAATCCTTTATAATTACGAATATATTCTGCTGCCAACAACGGATGATTAAATACAGTAAACACCTTTTTTCCATCCTTTGCCTTTTCTTCATATGTTTCTGCAGTACCAGACTTTTGAATATCATGTGCCAAACAAGCAACACGTCCAAGATCTATCCATCTCTCATCAAACTGATTCTGGTACTGTTCTAATCCGATGATATAGTTGTAAATCCTTAATACTGCTTTTGTATGACGCATTAAACCGCCATCACCCAGCGCATATGCCGGGTGATATTTACCTGTAGAACTCGCCGCAACCTTGAAAAAATAGTCAGGAGCATCATCCAAGACAACTTTTGCAAAATCACGGATATCGTCTGATTGAATCGTTTTTAATTCATTCTGAAATAATTCTGACTTCATTTGTTCTCCTTTTTGTTTAATTTAATTTTTATTTTCTTTAATACATCTAATAAGAAAGTGTTCCTCTTAAAGTTCTCCTTCTTTTTAGTTGCTCTGTTTACAGTATCTTTATCGCCAATATGAAAACTTTTTTCTTTTGTACGTGTCAATGCCACATATAATAAATTAGAATTCATCATGTATGCATGACAAGATGGCGTAAGTGTAATTGTCACTTTAGCACTTCCTCCCTGGCTTTTATGAATAGAAATTGCATATCCCAATAATAACATTGACATTTCTGATTTTTCATATTTTACTCTAACACCGTCAAAATCAATAATCGCACCAGTTTTATGTTCGTTTGTATATGGGATAGTTTCGTCATAAATATCAACGATCTTTCCTAACATACCATTAGGAATAAATGTTGTATCAACAGAATATTCTCTAGGATTAGCATTTTCTATCTTCATATCACCCATATCTACTTCTGCTTCATAATTGTTTTTTATCTGAATAACTATATCTCTAACATAATATGTCGTGTCTCCAGATTTGATACATTTTTCTGACCCATAATTTGGATTTGCAATTTTTTGAATCGAATTATTAATTACAATAGTGCCACAATCTCCTTTATTAAAAGCAGATAAAACAAGAATGTCTTCGGAAGAATATTGGGTAAGAAGTTTTTGGTACAAACTAATTGCACATTTTATTGATTGTTCATTATTTGCATTAATGAATGTATAATCGTTCCCAAATTTTGCTATACCATTATTCAAATCGTATAAATATGGTTTCATATTTCTAACATCCGTAGCGACTTTCATCAATCCGCCTTCAGCGTATCTAAAAATCTGATTTAAAGTTATTGTAGGTATAACAAATGAATTAATCATATCATAAAGCAAATTTCCTGGCCCAACGGATGGAAGCTGTGCGGAATCTCCTACAACAATAAGTTTTGTTCTACTAAAATCAATTGCTTCACATAAATGTAAGAACAGGAATATATCTGTCATTGAAAATTCATCTACAAGAACAACATCAAATGGTAATTGGTATTCGCTATTATATCCCCATCTATTCTTTGGCATATATCCTAATCCACGATGAATTGTAGCCGCTGGCCTGCCAGTATAATCACTCAATACTTTTGCAGCGCGTCCTGTTGGAGCCATCAAGGTATATGAGATACTATTATCCTCTAGCATTTTGATGATCATTGCAGAAGTAGCACTTTTACCAGATCCTGCAAAGCCATTTAATATCATGATATTATTATTACATATGCATTCCAATGCACTGGTTTGTTCATCAGTTAAATAATATTCTCCTGCTGTCTGGTAACTTTTCCAATCAAAATCCCATATTTTAGGTTTTAAGTTTGCTACGAATAATGAAGCTGCTATTTGACATTCAGTATCATGTGTGATTTTTAATGCTACTTCAAAAGTTTCTTTATTATAATAAATATCTGAATCTTTTAAACACTCAACATAATGTGAAGAACAAGCCGGAACAAGTTTTACAATTTGTTTTCTAAGATCACGGAGATCCATTTTTGTATTTCCTTCTTTTTGATTCTCCTCCAAATAATACTCCATACAAGCAGCACATCTTTGAGCGGATGATTTTAATTCAAAAGGAAAATCAATTTTACCCAATCGCTGCAATTCTAAAAGAATACTATCTGCCTTAATAAAACCTACCCCAGATATTTTGGTTAATGATTTATATGGTCGTTTTCTCAATTCCTGTTTCATTTTGGGAATTGATTTAAATTCATCGTATAGTTTTTTCAGCATAGACATTGTAAGAATTCCACCAAATTCAACTACTAAGTCATAGATACAATAATTCTCAATTATTTTTGTCTTAATAGTTTCAAACGTTTTTTCGCCAATACCTTTTAATTTATCCAAATCAACGGTATCTGCTTCTCCTCTTAAAATAATATCAATAATATCCGGATAATGCTGCCAAAGTACTCCTGCCTGGTTCTCAGTTAAAATTTCTCTTAAGAACATATAGACTTCTTCCTCATTCTTGGGTTTATCCATCCGTATATTTACAATATCGTATCCATATCCATACTTATTATCAAGCTGCTCCACAGCCGTAACTTCATACGACTGTGAAACTACCAAATTATGTACGTCTCCATAAATAGTGACGTTATCATATTTATTATGCTTAATATTAGGAAACTCTTTTTTATCTACGTATGTAGCATAAATCTTGTAATTCTCTGAATTATACATACGCTTTACGATTTTACAATTAAATTTCACTTCTTTTTTACTCATATTTACACCTATTTAATTACTTCATATTCATCAAGTATATTTTCAAGTTCGTCTGTTTCCTGCCATGTTCCATTCACACATTTTTTCTTCTTTTTCTTTGTAAAGTGTGGAACTTTCAAAATAGAAAATTCACCAAATGGATTATCCTGATATACTTTTATACTGGTTACTCTTGCTTTTACATCCTCTCCGGTTTTAATATTATGTAATACACAATATGGTTTTCTGACTTCCTTGAATGTTTTATAATCTGTCACGACGTAAAAACATTGATTTACTTTTGGATTTACATATACAACATACTGAAGATATTCCTTTTCGAATTTTACCTGATCAATGACAGACATTGCTTTATTTTCTAAACGACTAGATAACTCAGCTATAAGCCCTGTATTATCCAAATCCCTATATTGAGAAGCAGTCTCTTTCCCGGCATATTTCTTCATCAGATACTCTGTCAAGCCAAGACTTTCCATCTTTTTTTTACTGATAATCTTACATAAAGCAAATTTGTCGTAGATCTCGGATACTTGCATCAAATACTGATTTTTTCCGAACTCCTCGAAATAATTTAATCCAATAAGAATCGTTAGCTGTCTGGAATTTACAGATGTTTTTGTATTTACATCTGCCAGAACTTCTGTAAAATTGTTATATCGATTCGTTGCTAGCTCAAGAAGATCATCTGCTATTTGAGCATTACAGAATTTAATTGATGCAATACCCTTATATAATGCATGATTCGCTTTATCTACGGTATATTCGGCGCCGGATTTTCGGAACTTGATATTTTTAATTTCAATGTTCTTTATCTTCGCCAATTCAGTCCCCATCAGAATATCGTCTGTATTGTTTGCACAGTTTAAATATGCAGCGATAAATTCTTCTGGATAATAATACCGGCAGAATGCACACATATAACCTATCATGGAGTATCCTGTTGAATGATTGTATCCAAACATATAGTTTGATGAATCCTCAATGATTTTAAGGAACGTCTTAGCTTCTTCCTCTGCGACATCTTGAGGCTGCGGAGACATTTTACAATATCCCTTCAGAATACTCGGAAGTGCTTTTTGTAATCGACCCATTTGCTTACGACCAATCGCACGTCTTACATTATCTGCCTCAGATCCACTTAAACCGCATATCTTTTGAAGAAATGCAATTACATCCTCCTGAAAAATAAGGAACCCTCTATTATCTTTCAGCAATTCATCAATAAGTGGTGATGGATTTTTATTTGTTTCACCTGCCAGTAGCCTATCTCGATATGAAGCCCCAGATGGTCTTAGTGATGCATTTATCATTGATAAATCGTTGATACATTGTGGGCCATAATTCTTAAGCATTTCGTATGCATATGGCGATTCGAACTGAAATACGCCAGCAGGACAAAGAACAATATCATTCCATACCTTCTTATCATTCCAGTTAATCTGATGTGATTTTGGATATGGAAGTCCGGCATATTCATAACATTTTCGAATAATTTCCAGATTCTTTAGGCCAAGTAAATCGTATTTAACAAGACCGGCTCCATCATGAATTTCTTCCATATTAATACACATAATACGTTTTCCATCATTCCAAAACGTTCCATAGTTGTCTGGAAGTGTTACCGGAGAAACTACAATGCCTGCCGGATGAATTGACTGAGAAACCGGAGTGCCATTAATTCCATCAAAATAATAGAACAATTTCCTGTACTGATTATCTTTCAAATCATTCATTTGCTTTATAGCCTTGTCACGCTCAGTTATCTTATTCTCATAATCACGACGTAGGCCATAATATTCTGATTCTTTATTTGCCTGTTTAATTTCATCAAAATGAATCATGTCCTCGATTTCTTTAATTCTTTTTCCGGTTGATTCAATTGTATCTTTATAAGCACTATACATCTCCTTGATATGCGCAACCTCATCAAGTGGAATATCTAAAGCTCGTCCGATCTCATCAATAGTGCCTTTATCAGACACAGTTCCGATAGCAAGAATATATGCTGTCTTATCATATCCAAATGACTCAATGATGTGATTGTAAACTAATTCTCGCTGATCTGGTGAAATATCAAGATCGATATCTCCAACCTCTTCACGATCTTCATTTGCAAATCGTGAGAAAATTGTATTCCATATAACTGGATCAACATCAATGATATCTGTTATGTATGCAACAGTAGAACCACCTACAGATCCTCTACATGGCCCAACTGGTATACCATTTTCCCAACACCAACATACCAGTTCGGACATAAAGAGCATAAATCCAATCATATTAATCTTTTTAAATACACGCATTTCCTCTTTGATACGCTTCACGTATTCTGGAATTTTTTTCTTTTTGATAATTCCTGCATCAATTTTCTCATGCAATTTATCAAAAATTCTTTTCTTTAATACTTCCTCTTCATTATCGTATAATTTTGGATATTTTACAGAAGTATCAAGTTCGAAATCAGTAACAGAATCGGCCATCACATTTGTATTCTCTATTGCTTGCAGAATCACATCAAATGGAATATTGCAATTCTGAACACGAAACATTTCAACCAACTCTTCGTAAGTCTTTAATGTCAGATCAAATTTATCTTCGTCAGCATATTCGATACGTTTTGCTTTCTGTAAAATGCTTCTGCATTCAGCTTTATAATAATCAATGCTATGTGTATCTGTTCCGGCGATTAAAGGTTTCCCTGTCTGTTTTGATGCAGCATATAAAAATTCGTTATATCGTTTCTGCTCTGGAAAATCATGCGGCTGAATTTCATAGTAATCATATGTTTCCAATAATTTATAAAAAGTCTCTCTTGCTGTCACATTCATAAGCTGAACTTCTTCAAGCAGATTATCATAATATTGCTTCAACTTATCAATTTGAGCTTCGATATAATGCAAATATGAATCCCCTGGAATACATCTGTTTATTACCCATGGTAACTCCTCTTCTTCAAAGTCATCAAACTGTTTGAACCATTTTATCATGGCTTTTTGATCATTCTTCTGTTTTTCAAGTTCAGCTACTTTATTTGCCAGTTCCTGCTTTAATGCTGCAGACTTTTCCGCTATTTGCTTTTGGATATCCTTTGGGTATTTATTTAAAGGTGATGCCAAACAAGCAGAAATCTTGATTACATTATCTGAAATATTAAAGAACTCTTCAAATGTAATACGTGGTTTATAATATCTATGATCCGGTTGTGTAGATTTATCAATCAAAAGATTGATTTCTTTTACACCTTCATAGTTCTTAGCCAAAAGAATTGTATGATAATTGTCCCTTACCTTCTCTTCTAGTGAAGCTGTTAAATAACATTCAACTCCATGTATGTATTTTAGCCCTTTTGAATTGATATACATCTTTTTTTCAACCCAATTATAGGCATTCCCATGCTCCGTCAGAGCTAAGGCTTTATACCCTAGCTCCGATACACGGTCTGCATATTCTTTATAATCAGTACAACTATCAAGAAGAGAACGGTTTGAGTGGCAATGGTAAATAGTATACTGTCCCATTTTATCTCCTTATAAATCGTTAAGCCAATCTAAATTGTCAATGTCGTATTCTTCATCCTGCTTATTTTTCGTACCCAAAATATCTCCATTTTTCTTTGCATCTTGAGCATCAAGATAAGCTTTTAACGGTTTATAAAGTTTAGTGGAATAACCACACAAATTCGTAAGATAATAACTTTGCTTTTTTAGACTCTCTTCATCTTCCCACCAAAGTTTATCTGCTTCATCATATTTTCCTGCTGCCTTTAGTTCCGCATATGTAGCTTCTTTATCACGAATCATTTTCATAGTATTGATAATAAAATTTTCCCAATACTGAATCAGCTCCGGAGTTAAGTCAACATATACATAACAATCATGCAATTCATATTTCTCCTGTACTTCCGGTGGAAGACAGGTAATATCATTTGTTTGAGCTAATTTATCCAGATACTCCAACATGTTTTCTTCATATCCGAATTCTTTTAACCACATCTTTGCATTTGCCTGTAGCTTCTCCCCAAGCTCAAAGCGTTCGATTTCTCTTACTTTCTTTACGCCTTTTTTAGATTGAACAGTTACACACTGATATTTAAGGAAGTTCCATGCAATTTTGATCTTTTCAAACGGAATTCCCATCTGATGTAAAGCCAGAGAGTACATTACCAACTGCCCACATTCATTTTTCGCTTTATCTCCTTTATATATGCTGCTTGTCTTCCAATCTAATATAGTATAATTACCATTTTCATCTGTCACCAGAGCGTCAATATACCCCTGGTAATATTCATCACCAACCTTTACGGTTACAAACTTTTCAATATCAATATGATCAGTAATCTTCTCGTGTGTCTCAAAGAAATTTTTCAAATCATAATAATACTTAGTTGCAATACTATTGTTTCTGGCACCATCTCCACGAACAAATTTTAGATCAGCAATATCAAATGCCATCATCCATCCTTCGTCAAACTCTTCAGCCATTTTTTCATAAGCTAATTCTTCAGTATAAAATCGCTCTATAATATCATGACTAATACCGCCAGTTACTTTATAGATAGAATCATCACGATCCTCTTTTTTATGTAATACATACTTCAAAAAATACTCATAGAGACCATTGTGTACGCAGTTTACACGGCTCCATGAATTGAGTCTATCGACTCCAAGTGCCTCGCACATCTTCTGCAGTTCTTCATAGCTTAATCTCAACTATTTTTTCAAACTCTTTAAATATTTTCTGTGTTTACTTTCATCATAAGGAATTCTCCATTTAAACAGAAAATTGTATATTTTATTTGGCGCATCTGCAGGTGAGTCCTTTGGGCCAAGCAGTTTCCATTTATCACGAATGTAGCTAACTTTGCGTAATCCGTAAAACTTCTCACACATATTCCAGACCTCTTCTATTGGAACATCATTATCCATCGCGATAATAACTTCTTCTACTCCGATGCCAAGTATAATTCGCACCTGCTCATCTGAAAGTACATGGCCTTCAATTGCACCGCCGGTTGGATCCATTCTGCTATCTCTTTTAAGAACAGATTTCTCGGCTTCGAATATAACAATATATCCTGCTTTCTGAATATCTTTATAATTTTCCCACAATCCATATATATTAATTTCTTTTCGCATCCCAGGTGTTATAAAGTACTTTGATATTCCAAATTCAGAACAATTTTCGATGGAACTTCTGGCATTATATCCCATCAGAGTTCCATCTAGCCAATATCTAATTGGAAATATTGTTCTCCTCCATCTATACGAATATCCAAGTCCAAATTTTTTAATTGTTCGTTTTATAATCCCTTCGCGAAATAAATCAATATGAATATATGGAACAAAATCATTTAAAATATCTTCACTCATAGGATCAAAATCATTTACGACACATTTCCTACGCTTAACCACAAATCTTGAGAACACGAACCAGGAATCATCCGGCTTTTTCTTCTCCTCTTTTACTTTGTATAAATTTTTCAATCCTAAAAGTTTATGAAGATATTTCATTGCATTTGCAAAATCAATATTTTTATTATACTGAACTAAAGAAATTAAATCCTTACCATCGTCATATTCAACTCCTCTGGTATAATTTCGATAATTCAGATATTTATTATTTCTTATATTGATGGCGGCTGGATTGTTGCAGTCACCACCCACTGCATTAGAGCAGCTATAATAATCCTTGTTATCATGATATACTATATTGCTACACCCAATGCTTTCTAAAACATAAGGTATTTTTCCATTTTTTTGAATGTATTCCTTAATCTCTAATGCAGTCATATTTACTCTCCGCTTAAAAATCTTGTGCTATATTACAAATAGCAACATCTTTGTGCATATTTGTACTCAGATCATACTCTGAGATTATCTGGAATTGGTCTGTAGCCCCAAATCTATTTTTAGTAATAAATGTGATCATATAATGTTTATCCGGATCCAGATGATATGGAATCTTTGAGGAATTATTTTTCCCCGCCAACTTATAAGCTTTAATTTCATGTGAACCACCAGGAAACTCATCTTCAAATGGTTTACGCATCATTAAATTCACACTAAATACATCCAATATATTCTTTGCTTGTCCAATTTCATTATTTGTAAGATACCTCATCTTTACTGAAGCTTTCCCTAACTGATATGTAACAAATAATGCTACATTTTTAGCAGCTGGTTTCACAACATCGTAAAGATCAACCATATCTCGTTCCATAGATTTCCATGTTTCTGTGTCTCTTGAATCAGATGATTCTTTTAATGTATCCAGAACAAATAGCCTTACTCCCATGCTAGAGTATTTTTTTATTACTTTGATTGCTGCTTTGACGGTATATTTTTCAAAAGGAACGATTGTAATATTTCTGCGTTCTTTTAACTCTTCAAGATATTTTGCTGCCTTACGAAGCTTATCTAAAACATCTTTACTAAAATGGCCATCACGTAAAATATATTTATGTAGTCCAGCACTATATAAATTATTTGCAACCCAGACAAGTAACTCTTTCTTTACTTTGTCCTGATCTTCTTCATTAATCATAATGACCATTTTTTCATTATGTTCTAACACTGAAGGCATTAAATAGTTGATTGCTGTTGTTGATTTTCCAACACCTGAATTGGCACCTAGACCATAAATGTTTCCATTAAAATTAATGCCGCCAATTTCTCTGTTCAAAATATCACAATGTTTAAGTGGCATTCCTACCTGACTTCCAGCATTTAATTTATCAATCAAATCAAATAATCCGTCGCAGGCATTATAAGTTTTAACTTCAGATTCCACATTAATAAATGTGTGATTCAAAAGTGCCTCAAGTTCGTTATATATATCTTCAGCTTTAGCATCGACATATTTACTTAACTTTTCTTTTACAGGAAAGCCCATTCGGGCTAATTTCATTACAGCGTTCCACTTTTTTACCTCATTCACATAAGAATCAAAATTAGCCTCTTCGATATATGTAAATGAACTTTCAATCTTCTCATATCCACCATATTCATCGTATTTCTTACTTAATTTTGAATGTTTCGATAGATACATATTGATTGTAATTTCATCTAATGTATTTTTTTGTTCTACATTGATGATATCGTTCGCAATTGAAAAATATACTCTCCAAGCATTATTTGTTATATCTTCCAGTTTCAAAGAAGTGTCTCTGACTAAATCCGGGTTCTTGTAAATAGAAGACACTGCATTTGCTTCTGCAATTAACTTATATTCATTTACCTTTTTAATAGTCTCAATACATTCCTTTTCAAAAGGAGACATTGTTTTCGCACTACTGCGATCTTTCGTCTTAGTAGTGATAGATGTCAATTACCAAATCCCCTCAAATGTAGAATTGACGACCTCTTCTGTCTGACGTTGATATTTAGCAGCTTCACTATTTTGTGCTCCTATATCAATCTTTTCAGACTTCTCTTCGCTTTTCTTTGCATTTTTCATTCTGGTGTACATATCATTAATTCGGCTGCTTACAATAGCACAAATGTAAGCCACTTTCTGATCTTCGCTGTTAAATGTTTTTCCTTTTATTGCTTTTAAAATGACATATTTGTTCGCTTTAAAAGTATTAAAAATAACATCAATAGGATATTCTCCATACATTTCATGAGAATTATTCGCCATACTTTGTCCTTTTCTTAGACCCTGCAATCTTAGACATGCGTTCTTATGCAAACGCTGCGTCCCAGAATACCCCATCAATTCTCTTTCAACCCAATCACACATTTGTAAGAAGTCTTCATTTTTCCAACCAGTTGTGTCCTTTTTATTTTCCTTACTCAATGTTATTCTCCTTAGAAATCCCAAGGCAGAAGCCCTGGGATCAATATTTATTTACGCAACAGTAAGTTCAAGAATCTTTTTTGCGTCATCAATATTTGTTACTTTCATCGGATTGTCATAACCCATTTCTTTAGCTGCAGCTACAAGTGGTTTTAATTTTGCAGTTTTACCTTTATTAGCAATACAGAACGCCTTAATCTTTTCTGTGATTTCACTAAGTTCTTTCTGTATTTTAGCTTCTGCCTCAGCTTCTGCAATCTTTTCAGCTCTTTTTTCTGCAGCTGAATCCTGTTCTTTCTTTAATTCATCAACAGATTTACTCCCTTTAGATGCTTCGGCTTTGATAGCATCTGTAAGAGCCTTGATTAATGCATCTGAACTAAATTCAATTTCCGGAACAATGTCAGCAAATCTTGATTTGGAATCGATAGAATAAGAATCATCACGGAATGTAATTTTACGGCTTTCGCTTGTAATTACACCTTTCATAATATCTACATCTTTTTTACCTTCCTTTTTAGTCTTGCCAGTCTTTTCCTGCACGATTTCTCTATCAATAGAAGCAACACCAAGAAAATGTAATTTTGTTTTAATTGCATTAAAATCTCTCATTGACATATTAGTTGTTAGAGAAGTATATGTCTGTCCTGTTGTTACATCGTCTTGTGTACGCTGCTTAACGTGTCCAATAATAATGAAATGAACACCAACCGATTTCAGTTCCCATAACTTATTCAGAACAATTTCTGTTGCCTTATCCTCTCCGGCCATATAACCACCAAAAGCTGCTTTAATAGATTTTACCGGTTTCTCAGGATTCTCCGCATTATGCATACGAATAACTTCTGGCTTTGCAATTTCTACAAGCTGATCATATGTATCAATAACAACTGTTTTCAAATCAGGATATTCTGTGGATTTATTCTCAACGACATCATCCACAAAATCTTCAAATCCAATACTGTTTGTTTCTTCATCATAATCCATTGACCATTCCGGACAATTCAAATAGTTGATTCCATTAATACCGTCAGCGCCATCTTCTTTACCACACTCAAGAAAACGATATCCATCTTCACCTACAAGTTTCTCGCACATCTCTTTAACAATTGTTGTTTTTCCGATACCACTTTCCCCAATAAGTCCAATATTATATGATAAAGGATCAATTTTAATTGTATTCTTTTTTCCGTATCCCATAGTATTTGTTTCCTTTCTGTACTTTGTATAATTTAATTATTATAGTTAATCATCAAGCAGCGAATCTAACATTGAATCATAATCAATTTCTTCATCCTGATCCGTTGTATCAGTTTCTGAATCTTCTTCTACTTCATCCACTTCTTCGTCATCATCTGCTTCAATCAGATAATCTAATACAAGATCATCTTCTGAATACATAGAATCAAATTTCTGAATCTGTGGAATCTTAGATCCGTCTTCTCCAACTAACTTAATAACTGGTCTAGTAAGTAACATCCTGCGTTCTTTACTAGCATTTTCTGTACAAAGTGCTAATGCTTCTTCCAAACTGTAAGCTCCCATTTCTACCAGTTCTTTAATATCGTCTGGTAAATCGTCTTCAGTTGTCTGGATCACTGCACCGCCTTCAACAAATACTCCTTGACAAGTAATCAATGTCACGTTTTTCTTAACTTTGAAAAGTTTTCCTGCGCGCTCAATAGATTTTTCATCTTCCGGATCATAAACATATTCAAATGTCTTTCTCAAAGGTACAAACTTTCCGCCTTTTACAGCGCCACCTTCAGTCAAGTCATTACCATTATATTCTTTGAATTTCTCCAGAATGTATGCCGTTATCGGGAACGCACATTTATCTTTATCTGCTTTTCCGATTGAATACTTGTCAAGAAGCATCGACTGAGTAAATGCTGCTTCATAAGTATTCAATTCTTTCTCCCTTGGAAGATAAATACTGTTAATTTCTTTTCTTACTTGTACATGTTTGTCATATACAGTATATTTTAACTGCCCTCTTACCTTAATCTCCATGCCATCCTGCAATGCTTCAGACAGATATTTAATTGCATCATATGCATGTAAGAATTTATTGATAACAACTTCACCTTTTGTATCCTTCTCAATACCAATTTTGATAAAGCAAAGCTCTCCAATATCTTTTAGAATATCCTCGTCAAATCGATCATCAAAATCAATCTGGTATCTGTTATCAAAATCATCTCCACCATTCTCATCTTTGCCATGAACATAAATCACATTGTTTCTACCAGCTCCATAACCACCCATTAATTCGCAGCCAACTTTTCCGTATTTATCACCGCAGTCAACATTCAGGTTAATAGAATTGTAAATCCAGTCGCTTTTCTTAGAATGTTCATCAATTTTGAATGTGTAATCTTTAATACATGCCTTTCCAATCAATTCAAATGTCTGAACCCAGCCTTTTTTATCTAACGGTTTTTTTTCTTTCTGTTTTGCCATTATTTATTATTCTCCTATTCTATACCATGTCATAATCATAATATTTTCTATCATTGTTTAATTTCATCGAGTCATCTTCAAAATATCGAATCACATTTAATCGCCCACAATGTTTGCATTTCACAAGCTTGGTTGAATATCCATATCCATTCTCATCAAAGATGGCGTCTGTTTGTTTGTATGCAAATCTTTTTTTACAAGAAGTACATAATCTACTAAATGCTGTTGCCACCATTCGTGTCCTCCTTTCGCCTTACTTTGCTCCAGTCGGACCGAGAATAATCTCTCGTGCGTAATTCATCGAAATAACGGAACAGAATTTTCCAAAATATTGTCCTGCTGCTCGAACTACTTCCGGTTCTTCTTTTACACAATCTGTATAAATTCTGTTTGGAAGATTCCTTGCAACAGTTTTCATATCCTGTTCACACCACTCTGTTGGGATGATTCCTTCATCACGCATTTTATATAACTCTTTTTCAACTCTACGCCGCGTCACGACAGATTTTACAAGTTCCTGTGCTTCTGTTCGTTCTTGCAACTTTTGTGGATCCTGAATCTTTTTAACATGATTCATTTTTGCGACTTCATGAAATTTATCTCCAACGATTTTCACTACAAATGGTAATCTGCTATTCGGATCGTTTAATCTTGTTTGGTTCTTTATAACAATACCTTCTTGAATTTCTCCATATCCAGGATGATCCATAAAGCTTTGTACATGTTCCCAACTGACAAACGGTCCAACATAAAATGTATTGATATATGTAAGTCCATGCGTTTCTGCAAATGCCTTTACTTCTGACTGAGGAAGATATTTTTCTTCCCTTACATCATAAATATCAAATACGTACCATTTCTTAGTATTTTCTGGATAATAAATAATCGCATTTCTTGCTCCAGACCATTCTCCAAATATTACATAGTCCGGAACGTCTTTATAATCTTCAGGATTTAACTCCTGCACATAATTATAAAAACCATTTAATGTATTGTTCTGATCCAACGTATGTCTTCTGGAAAAAGCTACCATTTTGCCAGTCTCTGCATCATATCTAGCTGCTGCATTGGATCCGTCGAATTTTTCCTGGATAACAATTAAGTCACCCGGTACAAATCCATCTGCATATCCTTCTTTCAAACGTTGAATATCCATAAATTTCTTCTGCTCCATTATTTCACCTCGCTTTCCGAAGTGGAATAACTTTGCAGTTTATTGTCACACTGACATCTATGCACTGATCTTTTAAGATAGTGCTTCAAATATTATTTCCTATTTCTCATTTATACGTGCCTGTATAATTAAATTTTATTCCTTAACAATTTTCACTTTACAGCCGAACTTTTCTTCTACTTCAGCCATAGTTACTTCCTTTATTAGCTCTTCATAGATGCATTCAAATCCATGATCTTCTGCTGTATGATATTTTGTAATTGCTTTATCACCAAGATAATGCTTATCTTTTGTTCTCCATACCTTAATAATACGATTACCTAAATCATATTTAAATGTAAGATCCTCATTAAGCATAGAAAAGGATCTAAATCTGTTAATAACCTGTCCTTTATTATTACTGTACCATTTGATTTGATCATCTCCATTAGTTCCGATTAGCACAATACCGTAGCTTCCCTTTGTAGAAAGAACGATATCACCCGTACATAAATCATACTTGGTCATGTTTACTGCCTCCTTAAATATACATTTCAGTAGTTACTATTTTCTTTTGTAACGATCCGCGCGTCATCATTACAAATGTGATAAGGGTGGACTCGAACCACCGACCTCACTTTTGCAGTGCGCTCTTTTTCACAACTGAGCTACTTATCACTTTTCATGCATGACCTGTCGTGCTGCAGTCACAACAGGATTATGTGTTCTTTGATCCGCTCAATTCCCTACATTTTCTATAAAGCTGAATATTTTTACTTATAAAACATCTCAAAAAAACACCAGTTTCACGCCCTAACTAGAAACGGCTTGTTTCTTATTGGAACTCTACAGCCTATAAAAGTCACTCCTTCATCAGGAGAAATGGAAACTCTGGGACTCGAACCCAGGACCGACCGGTTATGAGCCGGTTGCTCTAACCAACTGAGCTAAGTTTCCATATAGTGGGCGTTATAATTACACCCACAATATAGAAATGTAACAATATCTGTAAAAAACTTATCTATGCAATTGTGTCAGCTACACGAACAGTCGTCACCATTCCGTTGCCCCATCACTCACCTCTACCTCGCTGACTCAATTACTTTTCGCTTCGTAACTAATTACACATCTGCTACCAGATCCTCCTCCAACGCCCACTCACAACCTCATTAGCACAAAGCACATCTATATAAATGTTTCCTTTCAATGCGTCCAAACCATACAACCAACACATTCGCAGCTTCCTCATCACTGGGTTCCAGTATTCCACCAACTTTTCAATCTTCTTTAATGTCCTATAGACGCTATATAATATACAGGTTAACCTCTCGGACTTATTTCTCCTCATTACTATTTAGGCCATCAAGTAAATTCGTAAGAATAGTCCGAATACGGATAGTGGGATTCGAACCCACACGATTTCTCCGAAGGGTTTGAGCCTTCTACGTCTGCCAGTTCCGTCATATCCGCTTGTTGTATAAGGTTACTACAGGCTTACCCTTATACAGTTTATTTATACTCGTAAGACCTGCTTCAAACGAGTTATAAGAGGTAAAAAGTAAAATGAAAGATATATGCTTATAACCGAACTTCTACATACAAAAGTTTTTATTCACCGGAATGTTTAATTAAATTTTTTATACAGAAAGATTATAATGAAGTCCTTTTGCTTCTTTTCTTGCAAAAACAATATGATCAATTTTAATAGCTTTATATCTTTCCTTTTCTTCTTCTGTAAGATCGTCATAGTCATCATCCGGAACAATTTCAATATCTTTTCCATCAACAAAATCAATGTGTCTATCAAAATCATATCTTACATCAACACCAGAAAATTTTGTATAAAACCATTTTCCATCTATCGTAAAATATAAACTATGATTAGCAGTCTTATCAAATAAATCAAGGCTCTTTTCTTCTGTATCCTTTTTCCCATCTTTAGTATACAAAGTAGCTATATAAACGGTATTATTTATATGAAGGATATTCATATCTTTAATTGCCTCTTGAAATTGTAATCCTGTATTAAGCTCAAATGCGATAGCTCTTAAACAATCATAATTCAAGCTTACTCTTTTAGAAAATGCAATTACCTTACTAATTTCTCCATAATACTCTTTATGTAACTTGTCTCGCATATATTCTGTAATTTCAGAATCTGTCGGATAATCAAATCTAAAATGATAATGAAATCTTCCAGGTCTATTTACCAAATAATCACTCAGAGTATTAAGATTATTACAAGTAATAACATATAACTTTTTCCCTTGAGCTAATCCATCAAATAATGTAAGCAGCTCTGTTTGCGGATCAGCCATGCCATCTGATTTATTTACTCCTCCGAATGTTTTATCAAATTCATCAAACATTACCATTACTTCCTGTTCGATTTCTTCAATAAAATTAGCAAGTCCAGGGATATATGTATCAACAATAATTACCGGCAGCCCTTTCTTTACAGCCTCAACAGCAAGAATTTTAGAAAATAAAGACTTTCCAATTCCTTTTGCTCCAGATAAGATAACGCCAAGATTCTTATTAAAGTTTGGAAAAGCATTTAATACTTTATTTACTTTCTCAGTATGTACGCCGTATATCTTATCTTCATTGATTTCAATATCAGCATGTTTCTCTAAATAAAATCCTGTCATCTGTGAACATCTGATAGAATAAATTTGTGCCGGAAGTTGATTATGTGTTACAAGATCATCTCCGTAGATTCTAAAAGTGGAACCTGTACTAATAATTTTACTCATTTTTATCTCCTTTTTGTATAATTAAATTATATTTCTCTGCAATTCGGCTGGAGTATATTTGTATAAAATACTTGCCAAACGGCGGTAGTGGGATTCGAACCCACACGAGCTACTGCTCAATAGAGTCAAAGTCTATTATGTCTAGCCAATTTCATCATACCGCTACATTCATTGTTTGTATAATTAAATTTCTTTCTTCTTTTTATTTAGCACAGGGAGCTTTCACTCCACTGTGCTGTTGTCATCCTTGACTATGTATTTAGTATAGCATATCAAGTTGTGTTTGTCAATATACAAAGTTAATTTAATTTGTTTTGTTGATTTTACTTGTATCATTTGCAAGTTTCTCAGTTAACTTCGCAATCAATCTTCGTTCTGCTAATTTTTTACCAAACTGATAATTAAATTGATCTCCCGCTTCAATATTACAAGATGCCATGGCCTTTACACCTTTAAATTCTACCTGCACTCTCTTACCATTAGTTCTAACCTTATATGCTAATAACTTTTCTCTACAAGAAAATGGATCCATAAAAAAAGTGTAACCTTCTTTCCAGTCTCCCCATTTGTACTTAGGTTTTATTTCTTTATCTAATTTATTAACATGTTCTTGTGTAACAAGAACCGGCACATTGTTTGTAATGTCATTCTCTTTGCATAATGACTTATATTTTTCTGCTCCAAGATTAACATCAATTGATTTATATGTACCATCTTTAAGTTTTAAAACTATTAATAATGTTCCATCAGGACAAAAAATCCCAATATTAATACTGTCTACTTCATATTTATATTCTTCTCCAAATAATGTAAATCCCATAATTTTTCTCCTTTATTTCTTTAATTTAATTTTTGCAACCAGAATACCTGCCAGAAAAGCAATGACAAGGCATACAACAAATGTTTCTATATTTAAAGCAACCATAATTACTCCTTACTCAATGATCTTAAATGATACATCAGTACGTCTATTCATTGCGCGATGTTCATCAGTATCATTATCAACAACAGGATTGCTGGATCCATTTCCAACTACTACAATACGTCCGTTAGAAATTCCATTCATAACAAAATAGTTTTTAACAGCTTCTGCTCTTTGTAAGGACAACTTCTGATTATACTCGTCTTCAGGATCTGATTCCGGATTAGGGTCTGTATTTCCTGCAATTTCAATGATTGCACCGTCAAGCACCTTTGCAATGTCAATAAACTTATTAAGTTCTTTAGATGCTGCAGCAGAATCAGAGAATTTTGCCGTATTCTGAATAAATGTAACAGATGCTTTACCCTGTAATAAAGCTTCAGTATCCTGAATTTCCTTTTTATTATCCTCTGTAACCTTTACAGTATTTGTATTAGACACTTCCGTTGCACTAAATTTATCTGAAATAGCATTAATATATGTATCATCAAAAATACTATTAACAAGATCAGCATTTACAGACTCACCAATTGATGTCCATACGTTACACATATCTGAATAAATTGTCTTTGCAGTTCCATTTAATAGATCTAAATTATCTTTCCATGTTGTCAGTTTTGCAGACTCCGTATTTGCTACAATATCTTCATCTGATGCAGTATTAAACATAGGCATTACTTCACGGATTGCATTAAATTCTGTATTATACATATCTGCAGCTTCCAGAGATCCCTGGATAAATTTCTCTACTACATCTGCATGTGCTTCTGCAAATTTCTTATCAAACAGAATTCCATCCATAACAAGATTTGAAGAACTTGCAGTGCTAAATAATACATGTGCGTCTGTCATATTCTTTGCCTGAGTCAGGTATGGTTCCCAGGTTGCTGCAACATCAATCTGACCGGCAAAAAATGCTTTTGCTGCATCATCTGGTGTCGAAAATAATACAAGATTATCAATAATTTTCGCTTTCTTCTTAGCTGAAAGATCAGAATTATTTACAAACCATACTACAAGTGTTTGAGCTTCAGAGAATTCTGGTACACCAATTTTAGCATTTACAAGATCATTTACATTCTGAATAGAAGACTTCGCAATAATACCGTCACCACCATTTGAGTAATTTGTAATATACGGCATCACCACTTCTTTTCCGGCATCAGTGAATTTCTTAGATAAGAATGCAGTTCTGTTGATTGTATAACCTGCAGCGTTCAGATCTCCTTTAATCAGAGCATTACTTGATTGTGTTGCGTCGTTAATAACATTAATATTTACTTTTACGCCAAGTTTATCATAGATGGAACCTGACTGAGTTGTTAAGCCGCCATTAGCGTCAATAATGGATTTCCAACCGATCCATTCATCTAATGATAAATTGATGGTTGTATCATCATCTGCAGTTTTATTGTCTTTGTTCGCACTGTTTTCTTTATTTGTATCGGTATCATCTGTCTTTGCTACGATTGATTCCTTTTTATCTTTCTTCGTCTGAATTACTCCGGTTTGTACTCCTGCAAAAATACCTCCACCAATTAAAGCTACAATCAGAACCATAATCAGAATTTTTGCTGCTTTAGTTAATCTAAATCTTTTTGCTTTCTTCATTTTACTACTCCTTATTTATTATATTTCTTTTTCAAGCTGTTCAGATAATCATTGCTGTTATTCTTTTTTGCTTCTGCTTCAGCCTTTTCAAGTTTAGTAGACATTTTATTATTGTGTACTACTTTAGATCCTTCCACAATGGCATCCAGATCTCTATTTTTATCTCGAACAGAATCAAGCAATTTATCTGTTGCAGTGACATTTTTCAATTCATCCATATCATCATAGACTTCCTGAAGCTGCTTCTTTACTTTCATATTCTCCACAACTTCTTTGCTCTCACGCTTCAGACTTCTCAGATTCTTTTCACATCTTTCCTGCGTCTCTTTTGCTGCGTCTGTAGCTTCTTTATAAGCATTTACCAATCCAGTAACTCTGCGAATATCTGAAAGAATCTCTTCTCTTTCCTCTGCCTTTAACTGTGCAAGCTCGATCTGATTAGTTTTAACCAGAGATTCACACTCTGCTTCAACATTAACAAGTCGCTTTCTTTTTCTATCAAGATCTTTCTGCGCATTGCGCAGTTTTCCAGCGGCAATCTTATATGCATTATCCGCTTTATTATAAGATTCCTGAGCCTGGTCAATTTTTTCTTCGTAGATAGCCTCTGCTCCTTCTGGTGTGGTTGCCATATCTTTGATAAATAATCTAGTAAATCCAGACAGTAATTTTCTTGCTTCCGGAAACAGAATCAGTATCAATACAATAACAACCACTGCAACAATAAAAATCAGTTTACCAAGTTCCATTATGCATTTCCTCCAACAGTAAAGTTAATTAAATTTTTAATTCTGTCAATTTCAGCAGTAATAGTTTCATCAGATGTTTTTGTTTCAGCTCTTTGATCAGCAATTTCCTTTTCCAGACGCTCGATTTCCATTTTGTGTTCTTCAATGGCATTTTCTTTTTCAGTAACAACAGCTTCAGAATCACAAATAATCTTTGAGAGAATGTCGCTTAAAACATCAACTCTTTTTTCTCCGTCTGCCTCAACATCAGTCACTGTCAAGCCAAATACACCAAGTGTTGCCAATACTGAATTTCTTTTTGTTTCTGTCGTCATTTCCTTTGGAAATGATTTTATTAACTCCTCCACTTTAAAAATTGACTGTGTTTTATCTGCCAGATTATTCTGGCTGTAAATATCATCAATCAAAGTGTCAGTGTTAACTGAATCAAGCTCTGCGTTGGTCCCGGTTGTATCAAAATCAGTATCTATGTCTGGAATATCAGGCGTCTCATCCGGTACTTCTTCCACAAATAAGTTTTTTAAAATTCCCATAGTATTTCCTTCCTAAAATTTCAATATTTCATCACACATTATCTTTGCTTCTGATTCACTGTGTGTGACCATGATCACAGTATTATCAAGTAACTTATGCAAATCCATAATTAACAATTGCATATTACTTCGTGTCTCAGCATCCAGTGCTGACAACGGTTCATCCATTAAAAGAATCTTTGGTTTTGCAAATAACGTCCTGGCCAACGCAAGCCGTTGTTTCATACCTCCAGATAGCTGCTTAGGATATTTATTTTCGTTTCCATTCAAACCAACTAAATAAAGCATCTTCTTAGCTGCTTCTATATCTTCTGGTTCTACATGGCCTTTAACTTTTTTAGCAATTAGTATATTGTCAAGACAATTTAACCAATCAAAAGAAGTATAGTTCTGATGCATCATATATACTTCATTTTTACTTGCTTTTGTAACCGGATTATTATCTATGATAATTTCTCCAGATAACGGTTTGATTAATCCTGCAACCGTCCTTAACAAAGTTGTCTTGCCGCATCCAGATTCTCCAAGGATCCCGTAGATCTTATTATCAAAATTATAATTAAACCCAGATAAAAGTGGTTTATCTCTACTGTATCCTGTGTATAAATTATGAATTTCAATCATTTATATACCTCCACTTAAAAATTTTCTTTACTAACCATTTAGATACATAATCAAATATAACACTGATGATCATAATCACAATGATTGCCATAAATACTAAATCTGTTCTTCCTCTGGAAGATGATTGCTGGATTATATATCCAAGTCCATATTGAGCATTTATTGTTTCAGCTACTGCAATATATGTAAATCCAATTCCATACATCATAATGTAGCTATTCAATACTCCTGGCAATGATGCCGGAATCTGGATTCTCCATATCGTTTGTAATTTGCTCATTCCAATTGTAAGTCCAGTATCTATTAGATCGTTGTTTACTTCCTCCAGGCATAATACAACTGACGGCATCATATATACGAATGTTGCGATAAACAAAAATACAATTTTCATCATTTCATCTATCCCAAACCACATAATAAGCAATGGATAAAATGCAGTCACCGGAATATATCGCATAACACTGATTATCGGATTAAGAATATCCTTAGCAATTCTGGAATTATAAACCAGAATCGCTATAGGAAATGCTATTGCTCCAGATATAAATGTAGCAGCAGTTATTCTTAGAAACGAATATTCAATTGCCTTAATCAACTGTCCGGTATGTATCATGCCTATCAGATCATCAAATACCGTAACTGGCTCCGGAACGAACAAGGGATTTACGTGTTTTGCTGTGATATTCCAAATAAGGAGTATCGAAGCAAGTAAAAGAATTCTTTTTGTAAATGTTTTCATTTTATTTCCCTTAAAGAATATGGCGTAAAATATTATACAAAGCTTCTAATTTTCCGGTTTCCTCGTATATAGCTTCTACAATTACAGCTAATACCGCAGCACATATAAAACACAAAATTAGTAGTAAAATCAATATCACAATCACCATAAACAGAAATGCCGCAATATCTCCGAGTATTCCCATATATTACTCCTCTAACATAGCTGTCAGTTCTTCAAGACTCTTGCCTTCCAGAGCTTCGTTCTGCTTTCTCTCAATGATTCTCATAATCTTCTGATTGCGCTCTTTCTTATCTTTTGCAGCTAATCTCTCTGCAGCTTCTGTCTGTTTTACCTGTACAATGAATTTCACAATCTGAATTTTATTTTCCAGCTCCTGGTCTGCTTCAGATTTAACCTGTAACAGACTTTCTTCATCACTCTGCTTTTTCTCTTTATTCAGCAGTTTAAATACTGAATCCAAATCCTGTAATTTCAGATCCCATAAATCCTCTACTGAAATCATTCCTTTGAACGGGAATCTGTATTTATATCTTGTTGCCGCCTCAAAAATATTTGTAAGTTCCATGTTTTTATTCCTCCAATACATATAATTTTATTTAACAAACATCCAGTCTTCCGCGAGCATATCCGACTGGGTAGCAAGCCATCCCATCTGTACGCCAGATGTTCCAACAAAAGCGATGGCTTTATTTCCGATTGCGTCATGCTCACAATTTACAATCTCATTATCAGCAGTCTTATAAGAAATCCCAGTCGCAAGCTGAATATACTGTTTCTTACCGTTCCAGCCTTTACGTGCCACTTTAAATCCTCTTTTCAGGTACTTAATCGCTTCTCCGAATGAGAATGTTGCTTCTCCACCAAGTATTGGGCAGTTCCGACTATCCGCATAAACCCACTCATCGGAAAGAATATTCTGAAGCGTATACTCCACATTCTGTGTTTCTCTTATATCCAGACAGCCGCCATCTTTTGTGTACATAAGGATTGTCTGGGATTCTTCATCCCACCACCAATAACCCGCCCATGACGGAAGTTTTACTGGAATTCCAGATTTCATTTCTTCAAATGCTTCTTTAAATTTCATAACTTTCCCCCTTCTTTGTTTAATTAAATTGTATTAGAATTTTACTTTTAATACTCGCTCTGTAGCGCCTTTTACTTTAATAATCAGATCATTTCTCTTTGTAAGTGAAAATCCTACTCCTGAAAGCTGATCATCAACATCTTTTACATGTGCTTTTGCTCCAAGCATTTCAAATACTCTTCGGTGCTGCTCAAGTTCCGGTTTCAAGAATTCATTATAATATCCATTCGGCTCTTCTGGATTGATGCAGTCCTTCAGCATAAAGAATAAGTGCTGATGACCAATTCCCTTCTGTTCATCCCAGTAATTTGGTGAGTAACATACAACTGATACCGGTGTAAACTGCAAAGTTTTAATTCCCCAGACATCTTTACTGATTGTTGCACAATTTCCTGGAAGTTTGTCCACTACTTTGAAATTTCCTGACTGATCAAGGATTACTTCTGCAACATCTACATTACCACGTACTGGAGTATTGTATTCGTAAGAATGAATTTCACCATTTACCTCTACCTCAGCCTTAAATCCCTGAGAATTTCTGAATGAATACTGATTAACATAGAATTTATATGTACCAGGTTTCATTCTTTCTTTTGATGGATATGTGATGTTTTCAACTGCTACTCCACCATTTGATTTACATTGATATATTGGATCGGTAATATCAATATCTAATTCACCACCAGTATATCTTGATATTTTATGACTAAAATAAATATGATCTCCGCCTTGTGGTTCGAGGCAATGAGCATCAAGATCTGAATTATCCTTACCGTTTCCATCATTCCATTGAATAGAAAATCTTACAATGCCTGTGACTGAACCACCAGCAGCTTTTACATTTTCTTTGATATCTGAATCTGTAATATTACCGGTATACGCCCAAGACATTCCATTGTTCCATTTGAACATTGTTTTCGCATCAGCAACTTCTGGAGCAATCAAAGATACCATATTTTGAATATGTTTATTCTCCAGGTATACTTCCAGTTCCTTTGCCACTGGCAAAACATTCTTAATAAAATCTTCTGCACTTATTTCCTCTACCTTAGAGAATCGTTTTGGATCAATTGCAACATCCTGTTCCATTTCATCAAACAAATCCATAGCACCAGTAATTCTTTTTGCTGCGTCTTTATTAGAGAACAGAATATTATTCACTGTGATATCATCCAAGGTAGCAAATCTTCTCTGTAATGAATCAATATAACCAAGTTCTGTAATAGTCTTCTTTGCATCTTCAAGCATCTTCTTTGTAAAAATTGCCTTTGGACGTTTATAATTTACAGGGGCTACAATCTGCTCATATTTTCTAACGGCAAGGTCAAGATCCATTCCTTCGGAAATATTCACCAGCAATGTTCCTATGCTATGGTTACGAATCTTACCGATAACGGCACCTGCAGAAATTGACTTTTCCCAGATCCAAAGTTCTTTCTGTTCATCCGTAAGCTTTCCATATTCTTTCTGATAATTCTTAAATTCAGTAAGTTGCTTTTTCCATTCGGCACCTTTATATAAAGAATTTTGAGCAATCAGTTCAAGTACAGTATCTACAGCTTCTTTACTAATTTCATCAAGAGAACGTTTAAATACATTACGGACATCTCTGAATTGACTTAAATCACCTTCAAGTGTATGTCCATAACATTCCTTAAAGATACAAATTTCTGGCAGATCTACGAAGAAATGCTCGTATTTATTAATTTTTCCTGTCGGGAGCATTTCTCTATTTTCAGGAGTACCAATTCGTTTCTCTTTTTTGAGGAATACCCCTAATACCGCTTTCTGTTTTACATAGGCATCAAGCGCAGCTGCGACTACATTATATTTATCATCTGATACTGGATTAATTCCCCAAATGGTATGTAACTCACCATTTTTAATAGATACGACGTTACCAACGTCTCTGATAAAATGTCTACAACAACTACAGTCATATTCTCTTCTTTCTCTGTAAATTTCATTTGTACCTGCCGGAAACGAATCCAGATATAAATTATAAAGCTCCTCGGTGTCCACATTTACTGTGAATAATCTTGAAGAATCTTTAGACATCTGCTGTAAATTTTTCTGGATTGCCTTTACAAAATCTCTAAACATATTTTTATCTCCTTATTGTTTAATTAAATTTTTATTTTCACTGATTTTTCTTTTCTTATTCGAGACTGATTCTTTTTGAACAATTCATCAAATACTCTTGGAGTATACTTTTTATCTGGCACAATTTTTTCTATTCTTTTAGTAGCACTTCCAGATAAAACGCTCGCACATGATTGAATTTTCATTGTATTTATAATTTGCATCTTATTCTTAGCTTCTCTTCGTCTATCACAAATCTCTTGCAGCTTTTTGCATAATTTATATCCTTCTGCCGCAGAAAACTTATGAAATTCAATATAATGCAAAATGTCTGAAATTTGTGAATCAGTATATGAAATAATAGAATTAAGTTCTTTTGAATAATCAGTAATTTCATTCATCTTACTTGAAAATTCATTTATACTACCGATAATTTCACCAACTATATCATCTGTTGTAATTGCTTCAACTCCATTATAATCGGTTTCACAAATTTCATATGGTCCAAATTTTTTTAATACGTCTGGAATATTATTTGCTTGAATTGCCTTAATCTTTTTCTTTTCAATTTCAGGAACCAAGAGTGCATCAGCAAGATCAGATACTAATTTGATTCTTCCTGTTGGATCTCTTGCGATGTACTCTCCATTTTTTCCCTTTAAATAGTAACATATCATTGTTCATGCCTTTCTGATTGAGTTAATCTAATTCGTTTTGATAGATCAACTATATCACTGTTATTTGCATTTGTCAATAGTAAAAGTTAATTTAATTTGTTTTTGTATTCTTCTTCACTGATAATAGGAATATTCAACTCAGAAGCTTTCTTATTTTTACTAGATCCACTGTTTTTATCATTGGTAATTAGATAATCAGTTGCCTTTGTAACTCCGGACACAACTTTCCCTCCTTTTGATTCTATATCCGCCACAAGTTCATCCCGGTTAGCAAAAATATGTAACTTCCCAGTGATACAGAATTTCTTTCCGGATAATGAATCGCTTTCAGAAGATATTTTATCATTATTAAGTTTCGAAAATATGAACTGTTCTGCCAAAGCAACAACGTAATCATAATTTTCCTTAAAATATCTATGGATAGAAATATTTCGCTCCGTCCCTAATCCTTCAATACAGGTAAAATTAAAATCAGAAGCAGCATCTTTAATAAAAGTTTCAAATGGATAGAGCATTCCTAATTCCCTGGTTCTTATTTCTTCATATCTAGCAATATCCTTTGCAGCTCTACCACCAATTAACGGAATATTTAATCCTACAATAAATTTTTCTATGGTAGTATTTCTGCTAGACTCAATAGAATCTAAAATATTCGCAATTTTCTTTGCTCCCATTCTAGGTAATCTGGACAATTCTGTAGAATGATCCTTTAAATAATACAGATCAATTGGTGATGTCACAAGCCCAGTATCAATCAATAGCTGCAATGTGGCCTCAGATAATCCATTAATATCATGGGCCTTTTTCCCTACAAAAGCATTCATCTCACCCAAAAGTTTGCCTTTGCATTCAGCATTCATACACATCAATACTTCAGAATCATTTTCTTTCACAACAGACACCGGCTTACCACAAATCGGGCATACTTCAGGGATTTGAATAAATTTTATATTGTTCATTATATATACCTCCAATGGTATTTTAGATTTTTAGTGTTTAATCCGTTACACATTCTTGCAATGGTGTGTTCGCAATCACCTGTATCCATAGACGCTGAACGAATAGACCTGTATGTCTTACCTGTTTCTTCGCATAAAACGCGCTTCCACGATTGATTATTTGTTGTAGATTTTTTAGTACGTTCTATTCTTGTTCCATATTCTGCATTATATTTAGGAGTACACCATTCTAAATTATCAGAACTATTATTCATTTTATTTTCATCTATATGATTTACCTGTGTTTTATGTATAGGATCGTCATTAGTTACAAATGCTGTGGCTACTAAACGATGTATTAATTTGTTTTCAGTTTTTCCATTCTTGCATAAAATAACAAACGGATAATGCTGACTATCTTTAGGTAAATAAATTTTTAATAATCTTTCGCCAGTATTTCTATAACCATTTTTATTTTTTACAATTCTATTCAAACTTTTAACATTACCTAAATTACTTATTTGATAATACCCCTCATATCCTATTATATCTTTCCATATTTCTATTTTTATATTATCCATTTATCATCCACCATTTCTGCTTTTGTAATATATGGAATTACTTGGTTTGCTTTAATTATCCATAATTTTTGTCCAACATAAGGATGCCCCAATTTTTCTTTTAATATAGAAAGATTAAATAAACTAGCTTTTGTTATAATACTTCCTTCTATTTCGATAGGTTCAAATACGGCTATCGGAGAAATAATTCCGGTTTTACCAACTTGCCATTCAATATTAATAAGTGTCGTAATATATTCTTCATTATAGAACTTGTATGCAAGAGAATGACGTGGATACTTATCTGTGACTCCAAGTGATAATCCATAAGCGATATCATTATATGCAGCAACAAGCCCATCAATTGGATAAGATAAGTATGCTGCCTTTTCCTTTAACAAATTAATAACCTCTTCAAGATCCTGATTTTCTTTATATACACGAATATAAGGTACAATATCAAATCCAAGTTCTCTTGCTTTTTCAAATCTTGCTGACATTAAAGGTAGTTCATCCATACCGGCAGGTACCTTCCATACTATAAAACGAACATGACGTTTGGCTGCTACCTTACTATCTAACTGTCTGACTGATCCTGAAGCAAGATTTCGCGGGTTCTTATATCTATCTTCTTCGTGTTTAATTAAATTATTAATTTTCTCAAAATCTGTATATGTAATAATAGCTTCTCCTTCAATTTCAACGTGGCCTTTCTGATTAATATGCATAGGAATATTTTCGAACGCCTTTGCATTGTGAGTAATAATTTCTCCTGTGACGCCGTTTCCGCGAGTTTCAGCCTGGATCAGCTCGCCATCTTCATACGTCAAAAGAATTGTCAATCCATCCATCTTACACATTAGCAAAGAATCTTTATCACCAATAAATTTTTGAAGAATATTTACATCTTTAGTTTTATCAAGAGACATCATTAAATGTGAATGCTCAATTTTCTCTAATTTACTTTTTACTTCATATCCAACACTATGGACTGGAGAATTACTTAAAATAACTCCTGTTTCTTTTTCCATTTTTTCCAACTGATCACACAGATCATCATACTGATGATCCGTAACAATACTTTCTGCATTATTATAATAAGCATCTCGGTACTGATTAAGTTTTTCAACCAATGCTTTCATTTCTTCAATCTTGTTCATTTTTTCCTCCTGTATTATGTATAATTAAATCGTCAAAATATCAAAATGTACTGACCAATGATCACACATCATATCAATTGTTGCATCCGCGATATCGTTAACGCACTCGTCATCACATTTGACTGAATCAAACTGAGAAATATCAATATAATGCTCTGCTGTTCCCTCTTCAAAAGTAATGATATTATCATTTACTGTAATATTAACTGGATTCAACTGCATATGAGATATTATTGCAGATTCTTTTTCTCCTACAGAGAAATGTACCGCAACAGTTTTATTGTCATATGCTGCTTTTTCAAACATAATATCGATTTTCTGAGCTACTTTACTTGCATTCTTTACAAATTCTTTAACCATTTTTTGTTCCTCGTAATAAATTTGATTTTAATGAAAGTTAATTTAACTTGTTACTTTATTTAAACATGGCGACTATATTAAATAGTCACCATATTTTTTAAGAAAATACGCAGGTCTTTTAATTTTTATTCCATATTGGCGTTCAATCATAGACCGAGTTTCAATATCATATAAAATCTTGTTTTTATTTGAATTATATTTCCGGATTAATTCATTTGTCATATGAATTTGTCCGGAAATGTTAATTTTTTCAGCAGTCATATATGATACATCTATAGACTTCAATGCTGCCGCTAATGAATTATACATTTGCCTTCCAAGACAATGCGGATCATCTTTTACAATATGAGATCTTTTTATAATGGTTCCATCATCCATGAGTTTGGATTTAGTTCCATATGGATATGTTAATTCCATTGTCATATTACTCTTTTGTGCAGTTAAAATTAATGCTTCACTTACATTTACAACTCTTCCGGAATACAATTTCATTGTATGATTTTCTACGTCGATATCATCAAGTTTTGCTCTAATCGTGTCTTCAAAATCTTTAGACTTGCCATATTCAAAAATGCTCAGAATCATGAATCGATCTCTAGGATTCTTTAATGCTTCGATCCATGTTAAAATCGTATCTCTTGATACAATCTGATGATTTAACAATGTCTTATTTAATAGTGCTGCCAGCATATCAGGTGTGATAGTTGCATAGATATTTTGTCCATTTAACACTAAATTCTCATTAACACACCAGTCCGTATATTGTGTAAGAGTATTATTTACTACAATAATGGACTCTAATGTTGTAAATTTGAACAACTTATACATTTCTGTAATCTCATTTAAATTAAAGTCACATAAATCCTTTTGATACATATGTTCAAACGGCGCAACTCTCTTAAATCTAGGCACAAGAGGAGTAACGCTTGCAACAGTTTTTAACTTAAATTCGTAAAACCTTTGTTTTCTATCTTCGTTATACATTTACATTCTCTCCTCTAAAAAAGGAATTAATCTTTTCCTTATCCTATTAAAGTTTCTCGAAAAATCATATATTATTTTTTCCTCACGTTCCGCATCATCAATAAGAAAACGCTTATAGTTCTCTATCATTGATATTTTATTTTTTCCATCATAATAATGAAACAAGATCGTAAGAATTATAATTTCTTTCTTTGAATATTCTTTTTCAAGATACTTGTCATCTTCTTCTGTAAGCATATTAAGATCTTCGATAAATTCCTTTGATACTCTAATGATTTCTTTTCGTTGCTCAGGAGAATCACTTTGCCTTTTACTGAAATATAATCTCTTAATACATTCTGCCAGGGTTGTTGAATCAATAAGTCCACCTATTTTTATTTCCCCTTGCAAATTACACATACTGCTTTCATTAATACGCTGGACCACTTTATTCTGAGCTGCATATGAGTTATATGTGTCGCTTAACTGTTTGCTCATTTTAGTTTTCTGGTCATACTGATATATCATACGGCGAGATTTATCAATGTCAAAGTTTGTAATTCTCAGCTCCATTGGATAGTTAAAATTTGGATTTTTACTTCTGGCCTGGAACATTGATACATATCTATGATATCCATCGTTTATATCAAACGCCTCTAAAGAATGAATAATAAGCTGACGTGATTGCTCATCATAATGAAAATCTGCGTATACATCATCTTTCGGGATATTCAAAGTGATTGTATCCGGAACATAAATATGTTCAAGCATATCTGCCGTAATTTCTTTTACTGCATTCTTATTCAATGTAATACGATATAGCTCATTATTATCTCGTGTTACTTTAGTCATGGCACGTTGTGTGATAGGATTATAATTAATTAATCCTGATTCTTGAAGAGCGCAAAATGTATCTACATTTAAAGATCCTATCCATTGATCATCGCTTACCTGAATCATATTGAACACCAACGGGAATTCAATTTTATTTGGTTCTTCGTATTGCATCCCACTATATTTACTTATTTCTCTGTCTGTAAAAAAGTCAGATAACTTTTTGCGATAATCTTTCTTAGTGGCATTTAATATACTATCTGCAATTACAAAAAGTGTATAATCATTTGCTTCTTCAATACTCTTTCTACTAGATAAAAAATCTGAAAAAATGCCTTTGGGATAATTATATTTCTCATATGCATAATTGTAAATTTCTAGCTCGTCACTCTTATTAATTAAGATATTAAAAAACTTTTTGGATAAATAATCTTCTAAAATACTTCTATCGACATTCATTTTTCTCACCTCTTTCCTCAGATTATATCATGCAAAGTTAATTTTGTCTATATTTTTGATGATAAATTTTTCGACATAAACTCCGTTGCTTCCTTTCTTGAGTTATTTTCTTCAACTGTATAAATACTGGTTGTCTGTATATCTGCATGCCCTACGGCATTTTTCGTAGCAACGATATCTTTTGTTTCCTTATAATATAATGAAGCAAAAGCAGCTCTTAACTTATGCGGAGACACATGTTTACCAATTCCTTTCTCGGCATATTTGACTACCATACAATAGATCGTTTGTGGATCCATACGTTTTCCATTTTTTGATATAAAAAGAGCATCCTCTTTAATCCCCATATTATATAGTATTTTATCTCGATCAAGGATCCAATCTCTTAATACCCGTATGGAATCATCATTTAATTGATATACCTGTTCTTTATCTCGCTTGTCGATAATAGTCAAATTGTGAGTCTCAAAATTTAAATCACTTAAGTTAATTTCGCTTAATGCAGTTTTTCTCATGCCGGTAACCATAAATAAATATAATATAGCATAATCTCTTGAATGCCATTCTTTTGGCATGTAAGAATATTTTACGGCGCCCAATATTCCATTTAAATCATCCATTGATAAAAACACTCTTTTAATCGAGTCTTTTCTAATAGGCCGGTTTACATTGTCCATCGGATTCCTTTCAATATCTCCTCTCCGATACAAAAAATCAAAAAACCTATTTAATGTGCAACATACCAATTTAGTATATGCCACAGACGACTTTTTAATTTCACCATTACCATCTTTTACATATTTAATATGCTCCAGATACCTTGCGATATCATCTGCGTCAATTTCGCCTATATTTTCTACATCTATATAATCTAAGAAATGATGAAGTTTTCTAACATAATTTAAACAAGTATTCGGGCTGCGAACAGCCTGAATACTCATATAAAAATCACTCACGCATTGTGGCATATCATTAAGAATTTTCTTAACATTCTTATTTAATTTTAATTCATGCTCCAACCTTCCATTCATAATTTCATTCTCCTCTCTAACATAATTCCAGCTTGTTGATACCATGGCAGTATCACACTACAATATTCTTTGACTTTCCATGAATACCACTCTCCAATCCCCATAAACAAAAGTAATCCAATTGCTGAAATAAGTCCTTTGTTCACCACAATACATAATAATAAACATGGCGCTACCCATAACCAATTCGTAGAAAAGTTACACCATCTTACTAGCCATTTTTCGCTCATACGATCAAAACTCGCAATTTCATCTGGAGTCAAAGAGGTCTGTGGTGGATTTGCTTTCGCTCTTCTTTTAACAAGCTCTGCTCCTCCGACATTTTTTTCTCCTGGTTTTATATACTTAGTATATTCTTCTGTTATTTTTGATGCTGCTCTTTCTTGTGGTGTCTTTCTTACTTCCGGTATACTCCAAAAAATCATTTCTATTACTTCGATTGGATATTCAGGATATAATATTGCTAAAGAAAATCCATTGTCCATTAAATAATATAGAAAACTTACCATTTTTTCTGATTCTGTAAAATCATCCATTTTATATCTTGGATCATATGGTGCTACAGCTGAAGAATTGTAAATACGTTCCCTATTTTTAAATTCTTCATATCTTTTTTCAATGTCATTAACACAACGCATATAAAATTCTCCAGTAGTAAGCCTTTCTACCTCCACTTTTTCAAATTTTATATTATTTCCATAGACAATGTATTCCTCATCTCTTTCTTCTGGTGTTAAATCATCATAAAATTTCTTTGCTTTTTCAATGAGTTGCTTAGGAGTTAGAGCATATCCCTTATATGCTCTGGCTTCTTCTTTTGTTAACCTCATTTTAAAATCACCTTACCCCTTTCTAAACAAGTATATCTAATATAATAAGTTTTACCATTTTTAGTAACTATTCCCCAATTACGAATTGGAACCCCTGTATCTATCATCTTCTTCAATTTTTCAATTCGCCTTCTGTCAAAACACCATTCAATCATGTAAGAATTAAAGTTCTCAATAAATTCTTCTTTATCAAAAACAAGAACTCCATTTTTTAAATATGATATGGTCTCTTCTTTTGAGTGACCATCCTCCATAATTATTTTAAAGTCAGTTAATGGTTTTTCCTCTATTATTTCACCTTCTAATGTTTTATAAGACTGCTTATATGTATATTCTGTAAATTTTTGTATTTTATTACAAATCGGACAATACAAATCTTTAATATGCCCCTTTTCTCTCTGTTGTCCAATTTTTCTTGGGATAGGGAACTCAAGTCCACATTCTGGGCATATAAAATTTGATATAGTGCTTCGTTTCTTTTTAGACATTTTAATACTTCCTCCTTATGCTGCAAATCCAAATTCTGATAAATTAATTGTTTCTTTTCGAGGTAAATAATCTGATCCACATGAATCACAAATTTCTTTGACTTCCTGATCGCTTAATATCTTGATTACTTTCATTTCTCCGGCAATGATCCATTCTCCAGTCATTACAGGAGACGTTTTATACCGGTAAAATCCATGTTTTGGAATATAATCTAAGTCAGCTTTTATATAATTAAATTTTCCAGATTCAGAAATCCCATTTGCTTCTGCTTCTTCACAGTAATCATGATCAATACAATATTCAACCATAGCCCATACAGTATCCGGTCGCATATAAGTAATCTTGCCATTTACCTTTTGCCCTATATGTGAAACATACGGAGCTACATCATTAATATGGAAACCAGGACGATATCTCAATGGCCCAAGTTTGCTTTTTACCTTTCCATTTTCTAATCTTTCTCCTGGTTTTGCACTAATCCATTCTCCAATTGGAATATTCGTATTTGCATTTACATACAGAGGAAATAGTTTCCCCGGATATTTTTTAGACACCCTAAAAAGCTTATAACCAATTGCTGTTTTCATTATACCACTCCTCTTTTACGTTTTCAATATTTTATTAATCATGTATAATTAAATTTTATTTCAGTTTTTCATTGATATATTTTATTTTACTTTTTACATAACATTTATGGCATGTAAGACAACTCTTTGCCCCGCAATTAATGCTTACATCATGTGTACTGATATAATCTTTATCATATACTGTAAAGATCTTATCAATAAAATCATATCCAGGATCTGCTTGATCATTAATGCAAGGGCTACTATATATAATCTGTAAGTTACTTGGCTTTCTTTCGCTGGCATCTAACGCTTCTTCGATAATCCAAGGATTTTTTGTCCATAAAGCAAAGTGCACATGTTTATTCTTTTTACAGATATGGAAATAATTAATTACTTGCGTTACGTTAATCAAATCACCAAAACTCTCGAATCTAAAAAAGGAAGCATTGATCATTGGGATCTCTGCTTCCTTTAATATCCTACCAGTTAAAATTTTTGTATTTCGCTCTAAACATGCATTCAAATTTTTATACATTTTCATTTGCCTTTGTGCATAACAATGTGAACACACCAGTTCAGAATTGCTTGATCGATTCTTGCAATATTCATTACACAAGCAGCTAGTTGATAAACTCTGCATTCCTTCCATTTTCCCTGAATGATTTACAGTATAATGGACTCCAGTTACCTTTTCAGCCTCTACTACTGTTAAAAATTTTTCTCTTACTGCTTTCATTTCATCAGCTCCTATGTTATTATATTGTTATCGTATTATATTTTTGTAATAAAAAGAGGCAGCTCTTAGCTACCTCTTTTTAGTCCCTCTATAAATCAAAAATCTTATTTCCGTGTAATTTCTCTGCTACATTTCATCAAATACTGATCAAATTCCATACCGGTAAATTCAAAGAACATTTCTTTTACCGCTTGTTTATCGCTACTTTTATGGTAAATATTGAATATGTCTTGAGCCATACCAGATATTTCAAAATCCTGCTCATCCATTATATCTTTTAAAATAGTGTCAGCATCAACAATTTGACCATCCGGAGTATTTTCATTCAATTCTTCTACATATTTAAGCAATTGTTCCATAACATATACCTCATTCTTCCTTAATATGAAATTCCATCTTTATCCGCAGTATGCTACATGACAATAATTAAATACTTCATACATCATACAAATCACATCCTTTACAATGTAAGCAATTTTTATTTAATTAATCTGCAGCACTGAACTAAACGCCACTCTAATAGTTGAATCTGATAATCGTACCTTCAACCATTCTTTATTCTTTGTAACCCCAGTAACTACACCATAATCGTTTTTGTGTGAGCTTGTTTTGCTAATAATTTTCACCCAATGTCCTATAATCTTCATCTGTTCTTCAGATAACAAAACTTCACCTCCTGTATAAAAGCAATTTTTCAACTATTCATTTTCCCTCTTTTAATCTCATAACACTACCCATAGATTTTCCCATCATATTTCTTCTTATTATTAAAGGAAATTCATCTACGTAGCAAGTGTCAATATTTAAAATATTGTCCAGGATATGCATCCATATGTCCAAAACAAACATTATCCAACCAAAGATATCCTTGATTGTCCCACTCAATTATATCTCCTTTTTTAATATTGACTTTTACATTAGAATTTTCATTATTTCTCTTATATCCTGATCCATTATAATCTCTAATACATATCGCCGTATTCATTTTTACCTCCAATATATACCATGAAATGTCTGTTTTATCGTGTCATAAATACTACATTTCTGACTAATTTTTCATTTTCCATTTCTTTTATATAATTTTCAATGACGGTAATCTTAACCAAATCATCTAAATTTGTATAAATCACAATCATTGGAATAGGTAATCCTTCGTTATCTCTTACTTTTTCTTTTAAATCTTCCATCACAAACTTACAGAAACTTATAGGATCGCACTCTGTATCATACGTTATATAAGTATCCAAATAAATTGGACAGAAGTCACCATAAAAATAAATAGTAGATTTATTATATTTTTGAATTGCATAAGCAATTTCAGATTTCTGTTTTTCTCCTGTTACTCTAATCATCTTTTCACATCCAATCAAAAATTTATAATTTCCCGTTCACAAAATTCATCATAACATATTTTTTTTTTAGAAACACAATTTCGTCAATTATTTTTTTGATTTCGTTACGATTATACATAAAATTTCTCCTCACAACAAATCATTGACAGTTATTTCAAATCACACACCTTGCTTTAATTTTTTCCATATTAACCTCCCACGCCCTCTAATTTTACTCCGCAATTAGGACAATACCCTTCAACATCTTTAATTAAAATCTGCTCTTTACAATTTGAACATTTCATAAAACTGTAAATATCGTCATTGACAAACATCCATCTTCCACCATGATTTTCTATAATCATTCTATACCCTGTATCTTTTACTTTTGCCATTTTGTAACACCATCTTTCTCATAAAATGAAAGTCGAAATTCATTTATTTTCTTCGTACCACAAATCAGAAATTGCATGAGTTAATTCTATTTGCAACATCCATGTCGTATTTGCTCCAAAATCACAGCTGTAAATTTCTCTGATTCCACCCAAATCTGTCTCAGGATCAAAAAATCCAGTTTCTTCTACTTTAAGAAATTCACCATACAATTTTATTAATTCTTCTTTTGATTTTGTTTTAAAAATATTAACGTGTCCCATATATCATACCTCCATTTTAATAAATTCAGTCTTTCAATTCCATTATATATACTCCAAAACATCCAGTTTTCCACATCTAATCATCCTCCTCGTTATAATCCCATCCGAATATTTCCGCAACTTCTTCTCTTATATCTTCATCAGATCGCATAGCGCTGCAGCAAATACAAACTCGAATCGTTTTCTGTACTTTTTTCCCTAATATCTTGCCATAATAAGTATATTTTGAATTAGGTAACTTAATTTCACTTGCTCCGCATAGCCAACAATGTGTCATAATATCTTTCCTCCATATATAATATTTGTGTTGTTTGTAAGATTCTTATTTTTTTCATCTACTATTGTAAATTACTCATGTCTAAAAACACGAGCTTCCTGCTTCAACCATATCAAAAATTTCATTCCAATCAGAATAATTTTTCACTTTTTCCTGCGGAACTAATAATTCATATTCTGATTCAATTTCTTCTTGTGATCCATATCCATTAAAACTAGGAACACTGCCAATTTCATAGGCATTATGTCTTTCCATTTGTCTAAAAATAACAATGCTTTTCTCTGTAAATTCTCCCATGTGTGTAGCGTAGCTATCAATTTGAATAATTGACTTATCTTTTTTATTTACATAAATATCTCCAAGCCTCATTTTATTTCCTCCGTAAAATTCTCATTTCAGACATCCCAATTACATGGTGAAGTTTTACCTTTGTTTAATTCACACTGAACTGTTTTTATACCGTTTTCTTCAACATACCCTTTAAAAAAAGGACATTCTTTTTCATCATATACACCTCTAGTAGCACACCAATTCTTTATAAAAATAGCCGCTTCAATCAATTTATTTTTCATAAATTCACCCTTTATTATTAATTGCTTTATTTAAATTGACTTACACTCTCTGTATTCTGATTCTGTAATTAATCCTTCATTATACATATCTTCAAGCGTTTTAAATATCGCATTCGCTCTCCAACTTGCATAACAATGACCATCAAATTCTCCAACAACTGCATCTTTATTCTCTTCTCGTTGTTTTTGTAATTTCTCTCCCAAATCCCAATTATGAAAGAAAAACGCTTTATATTGAGCTGCAATAATTCTCAATAATTCTATTTCGTATTCTTGTGAAATTAATTTCTCTTGTGCATTTAATAATTTCAATCCTGCACTTCCTAATGGACTGTTCTCAATTCTATTCTTAAAATATTTGTCATTCATAATTATTCTCCACTACAAAAATCATATACCGGCTGAACATCACCAATGTTAAATCCATTCTCAAACCAACAATGATCTGATACATCTGGAATATCTACAATAATATGATCTGTATATATTTCCTTTACTGTACCTGTATGTGTATCTCCATCAAGCCTGCATTTTACTATTTGACCCACTTTAAACAAATGTGTTAAATCCGCCATTTGAATACCGCCCTTTCATAATTTCTTCCATTTTCAACCTGAAACTTTTGTTTCAAATACAATTCTTTAGCATTTCTATCGCTTCATTTAACGCTGCCTGTTTTTCATTCAATTCTTTTTGTAACCTCTCTATCGTCTCATCTCTGTCCTTCACCATAAACTTTAACTGTTCTTTTGTAGCATTATGTATATTCAAATACTCTCCATTTTCATACTGTTTATTTGTCATAATTTTCTACTCCCATATTCTCTGTCAATAAATCAACTTTGTTCCACATTCCGGACAATGTTTAGGCCGTAACTCTTCTTCCTCATCGTTTCTAGCTAATGAATAACCGCATTCCGGACATAAAATTTCATCATCAGCATCATCTCCCTGGCGTTTTACCTCGATTCCATCTTCATATTTTTGTTGCATTTCTGCCAGAGTAAGAGCCACTGTCTGAAATAAAATTGCCGACTCATGAATTTTCTTTTCTAATTTCAATAAATTTTTATATGATTCATAACAATCTTTGATTAAATTATTTTCGTTTCTTGCAAATCGTGGAACAAATGTTCCAAAATCATTTTGGCTAGCAGCATGTTTTAAAGAAATTGCATCACGATCAATGTTTCTATAGATTCCTACATAATCATGTATAAAATCAGTATCAGCAGAATCCAACCAAGCCTCTAAATCAATATCAAATACCTGCACTGCATAATCAATATCCATAGTATGATTGAGCCGGGAACCATACATAATTCCCAGCTCATACGCTCTATTATTTATTTTATTGATCAGATCCGCCCTTTTTCTTGCTTCTTCTGTACCCTTTACGTTTTCCATTCCACTTACCTGCCTTTCGCTTATAATATCTGCTATTACAGCAGATCCACATTTTTACGCCGAATGCACCAGCAGATACTTGAGCATACTTAAAACTTCTGGATATAAATGAATGCTCATAATCATAAAACGGTGCTTTTCGAATTTCATCTACGTATCGCTGTTTCATATATTCCATTGCATCACTAATATTTAAACACTCAATCACCTCTGTCCTCTTATTGCTATGTATAATAATTACGCTTATCTTCTTCATGTTATATCAGCCTCCCAGTTATACACGAACGTTCGTTCTGTTTTTTTGATATTATTGTTATACCATACTGAGAGGCTGAGGTCAATATTTAATCGAACATATTTTCGGTTTATGCAGATTTTTTAGGATACAGCTCTTTCATCCTCTTATTGAAATCAAAATTATTTAATTCAATAACGCGTTTCATGTAAGCAAATAATCTGTAGTATACACCCCTATAGCAATCTACTGCACTTTCTACATCTGCAAGAGAATCCTTCAAAGACATCATATTACCTTTAACACCAGGAACTCTGCATCCATGAAACTTAATTAAATTCATAAGTGTATAATAAGAACCTTCTCCCTTGAATGCATCTTCCCATTCTCTACATTTAGGAGTTTCATTAGGCAGTCTATACATATTGGTACAGAACTTTCTTAATACTCTATATAAATCTTTATATGAAAATGTCATTGAGTGGTGGTTTCTGATGTTAATAACTACTCGTTTTACATCTGCAAAGTTGCTTTTCTGTGGATAATATACATATTTGTTAAGATCTTCAACAAATATATTTCTACCAAAAACCTTCTTATAAGGAACACCTTTACATTTATGCACCGGAAGTTTATTAACATAAATCTCAAGTTTATTTATATAATCATTGCAGGTAGCAGAAACAACATCCGGAATAAAGAATCTTGACCTTTCAGCAAAAGCTTTTATATCTCTATCCTGTAATTCGGCTAATACTCGGATTTCTTCTAACATCATTTCAAACTGATACTGATATCCATAGTGATCATTTAAATATGCGTCATATCCAGATTTACCTGTATAATAACTCTTGTAATTCAGCATTCTGAACATCTGTGCCATAACCCATCTTCTATGAAGACGAGTATTTCTTACATATCCATCTTCATAAATCTGAGATAAGAAAGACTCCTCTTCTGAATTCCTTTTCTTCTCTGGACTTACAATGACAGGACTTCCGTCTTCGCTGATTGTTACATTAATTGTACTGCCAGGTTTTAAACCTTCCGGTAATGTTACGCTGAAGTATTTTCCTGTTTCAATGTTTGCTGCCTTTAATGCTTCCATTCTGTTTTCTCTTGAATTTTTCATAGTTTTATTCTCCTTTGTATTTGTTTTATTTTCTGTGATTTTTCTCCAACCAAGTACATCAAAATATGAATAATTACGCCATTCATAAGTGCCATATTTACCTTTGATCATCATATCTTTTCTTGTAGTTCCGTCTTTTAAAAGAATTTCTACTTCCTTATATAATTCAGGGATACTTCCACCATAAATCCAATTCATAATTTACATCCTCCTTTTAATTTAAATAATTTCTGGATCTCCACCACAATCTTCAATTATTTCGATAGCTGTATCTACGTCTTCATTATCAACAATAAGACGATCTCCACTGTCATATTCATAATCAATGCCAGCGTCTTCAAGCTGGTCTTCAATATCATGAAGTGTTTCAATATCAGGTGTACTTATATAAATTCTAATCATTTCTAATATTTATCCTTCCTCACATTAAAAATCCTGTTTCAATAATTTCTCCATTGTTTAATTAACTGTTTTATTGTCAATATGATCACCTCATTATTATAATTCAAACCCAAACATCTCTTTCGCGATTTCCTTCACTGTTCTTCTTGCTTAATGTGCTTTAAAATTGTATACTGGTTTAATTACTTTCACGATATCAACAGTATCTTTGATATTTTCCATAATTTCCTCCATCGGCTTATACACCATCGGCGACTCGTCAATTGTAGACTCCATTACAGAAGAAGAATATATCCCCTTCATAGATTCACGAAATTCATCAATTCCAACAGCATCTTTCGCCTTGCTTCTTGACAAAATCCTTCCGGCACCATGCGGTGCAGAATAATTCCAATCAGGATTGCCTTTTCCAACACAAATCAAAGACCCGTCACGCATATTTATCGGAATTATCAACTTTTCGCCATTCCGTGCAGACACAGAACCCTTGCGGAGAATCAGGTTTTTTGTGTCAATGTAATTGTGTATTGTCTGAAACTCTTCGCAAATATGCCAGCCCATTTTTTCAATGACTGTATCGGCAATATATTCCCTGTTTAGCTCTGCATGCTTCTGGACAATTTCCATATCGTGAATGTAGTCTTTGAACGCCTGGCCGGAAACATAGCACAAGGATTTCGGAATATGCGGTTCCTGCATCTTTAACGCTTTGATTGTTTTTTCAATTTCTTTTTCCCTTCCTTTTGCTTTCAAGTCTGCAATTACAGCATTGATTTTGTTACCAACATCTGAATCTTTCAACTGTTTGTATGCAAGCTCTTGGTAGTGCTTCGCAACTTCCAGCCCGAGATGTCTGGAACCAGTATGGATTACAAGCCACAAGTTTCCGTCATCATCTTTATCAAGCTCGATAAAATGATTGCCGCCTCCAAGACTTCCAATGCTGCAATAAGCCAGCGATAAATTAGCCGGAGCGACCAAGTCATTCAAATGGCTGAAATTGCCAAGCGGCTCATCATTTACATTAAACCCTGCCGGAACATATGTATTAATTACATCATCCAGTTTTGGAAGGTCAACATCCTTTTCTGCAATCCTGACAGCCAGCATACCGCAGCCGATATCTACCCCAACCAGATTCGGGCATACCTTATCAAAAATTGTCATTGTTGTACCGATGACGCATCCGGCGCCCGCATGGCAGTCAGGCATGATTCTGATTTTCGCATCCTTGATGTAATCTTGGTTCAGTAGTTCTATTACCTGGCTGATGGTCTCATTGTCTACATTGTCAGTGAAAATCTTTGCAGTATTGTATTTTCCTTTTAATTCAAGCATATTTTTTGCTCCTCTAACATTCAATCCACTTCTTCAGTATAATTAAATCTTTATCTTTCCCCTGATAAAACCAATGGCTACCCATCTGCTCTTCATCCCAAGTCAAATATCCTGCCAGAGAAGCACAAAGAATGAATGCTTCAAGTGCGGCTCTTGCATAATTTCGATCTTCGCCAGTAACCAACTGTTCGTCTGTCATTTCGTCTGGCTTTAATGCACGAAAATATTCTCTTTGTCTGTACTTCTCACTTCTTTCACTTGGAATGGAATATTTATATTTGTGATACAGATTTTCAATAATCTCAAAACATATTTCATTACATTCCTTTCTTGATGTATCAGAGTTAATTCCGTCAATAACAATTAAATCGTGACGAATATCATACATAGAAGATTCTATATATTTTTTACCTTCACAAATTAATGTTTTATTCTTTAAATCCGCTTTCCATCTTTTGGTTTCACTGATTTTAAGATCAGATAAGAAATCTCCGTAAATACTCATTCTATCTACTTCCTTTCATTTTATTTTTATATTAACTCTGTATTTCTGAGACATTCCTTTAATAGTTTCATATATGAAGGTTATCCGGAGGATATCTAGCTCCGTTAGGGGCTTGATTTCCTCCTAGTTCATCACCTTCTTATTAAATTTTAAATACCTTGTTAATATTCACTGCCTTGTGGTTTTATATCAATTCAACATTTCTGAGGTATCACTATAATCATTTCATATCTCCAGAGCAAGTCGTGAGGCAATTTATTGCCTCAGGTAGTTGTTTCTGAAATTAAATTAAATGTCTTATTGATACTCGTTACCTTACGATTTTTTTATATTAACTCAACATTTTTAAGACATTTCTATAATTGTTTCATATTATGGAAGCAAGGGAGGTAGCAGCCGGAATGATAAGTCCGGCAGCTTCCTCCAATATTTGCTTCCATGATTAAAATTAAAATGCTTTGTTAATATTTCACTGTCTTGTGATTTTTTTTGTATAAGCTCTACATATGTGGCATATTTCTTTAATGGATCAATATTAGGCGGAATGCGATGACGCATTTCTTCAGAGATATCTGACAGAATTGGGTCATCGTCATGTACCGCTTCATTAAATAGAATATATCTTGCTTATACTTGGTATGCTCCTAAATTAATTTATTATGCAAACTCAATACTTACGGTATATTTCTATAATTGTTTCATATAATGCAGGTTACTGGAGATGTAATCTTCAGGAAGTGCTGGGGATACCCAGAGGTTCCTGAAGAAGACATCTATCTTAGCCTGCATAATTAAATCTTAAATATCTTATTTGCATTCCGTTATACTCCGGACTGAATATACTCAATTAATCTGGCACATTTCTTTAACAGAGTCATATTGAGCTGCGATTCTCCTGGTGGAGGATCTTAAAGCCGGTTCGGTAGACCGGATTTCAGATCCGTAACCAGGACTAATTGCAGCGCAATTAAATCGTATTAACCTAGTATATTCCGAGTGTGCTCTCGTTTAATTAAATTACTTATTCAATTACTTTCCAACTTCGTAGAAGTGACTCTAATGAATCTGAAATAGAATCATAATCAGTGCCATAAATATTAGCATTCATGCTACCATCTAATTCCATTTCATAGCTTTTTTTAGGAGGCTCCAAAGTCACACCCTTTTTATCTAAAAAATCTTCAAAGATATCAATAATACCTCCAATAAGTTCTGTTTTGTCATTCTGGCCAGTCATGTTTTTTGTATCTCGTATTACGAGTTCTGTTTCAATTGGCATCACAGCATCGTCTGATAATGTTGCAAATTTGCATGTATTAAGATTGTATGCATTATTATCCTCACCAGAAGTATCTAACTTTAAATAAATATCTCCTGAATATTCGAACACATTTCCGCACACTAAATCTTTAAATGTATATTCTTTTTTCTCAGTTCTTTTATCTATAATTTTCATATTATTAATCCCTTTCCTAATAAACTATTTCCATTACATCAGGATAATCTTCCCTATAATTTTCATCATTTTTCGGTTGCCATACAACCAGATCATACAAATCATATTTATCTGTTCCGAAATCATTATACATTTGCCAAACCTTATGTTCGGCTTCTATATCCGTATTAGCTATAACAAAACCAACTGTCTTCAGACCGTTGAATCCATCAAACCCATACAACCAAATATTATCCGGCATAATTTATCCTCCACCAGCTTCTAGCCATATTTTAATCAATCACATCTCCAGTTTCTGTTTCAGTCCTGTCATATTCCCAATCACCAACACCATCTTCTTTAAATTCTCCACCATCTGTATTTTTTGCAATTTCTTTGGCTTCTTCAGGTGAACCCGCTTCTACATCCAGATAGACATAATCTGTTGATTTATAAAATACTCTATATTTCATACCTTTATCCCTCCCTAATCATCGAAAATAATTGTATCATCTGTGTTTCCCCAATATGGTTCTTTTTGAAAAAGCTGAATTAATGTTGAGAAATCTGCAGGTTCAATTATGTATAATGATTTTAATGTTAAATCAACATCTTCTATTTCACCAACGGTTTCATTAGCCTTCACAGCAGATTTCAAAGCTTCTTCTTCTGATGATTGATTAACAAGAAATTTTGTTCCGCATGGCAAAAATGTTATTAAGTACATTCTTTATCCCTCCAATTCCTCAACCAAACTCCAATAACTTTCGTTCTCATCAAGACCAGCCTCTTTATTCTCTTCGACAATTTCATCAGCCTTCTCTTCTGTTGCACAAACAGCTATTGTTTCTGTCTCATGAAATCCAAATTCATCGTCATATTCATGGACTACTCTACAAACTTCTTCCCCCGCTAAGAATCCTGGAATCTTTATTATAAATCCGGACCATTCCTGCACCGAATTCCCAGATTCATCTTCTGAAAATATATCAAGCTGTCCTTCCATACTTAAAACCACACACATTCCATTATATTTCTTTAAATAATCAATGCAGAATTCTACTCCGTAGAACTGTAAGGTTCCTGTATCTACCTCATCCCAGCTTTCCCATTTAAAGAGATCTTTTCCGCAAAATGTTTGAATGTTATTTTCTTCTATCTTCATGTTTTTTATCCTCCATCTCGTAATATATTAAATGCTAATTAAATCTGGCGTTAAATATATTTTATTATCTTTCTTGTGGTAAAATCCATAACATTTAGTAGGAATTAAGTTCTTATTCTCTTTATCATAAACTGAATTAATCATAATTTCAGTAGTATCAGGAAGATTTTCCCGTTCTATAATCATTTTTAATTCTGCTATAGTAACAGTGTTTGAAGAACATATTATTTCGAAATTCATTTCTAATTTGGATTGTAAGAAATCTTCATAAGTTCTTTGAATCCCATTTATTTTTTCATTATTCCATAATTCAATCATGTCGTTTTCTGACCAATATGTTTCACTATAAATGTTTTTATATATTTTCAAATTATTTTCCCTCCGCTAATATAATATTTACAGCTTTCTGAAATTTCTTAAGTAACTCCGGATTCTTTTCAATAATTTTAATTTTTCTAACTGCTGTTTTTCCATATTTAGAAATATATCTTTTTTCAAGGCTCTTCCAATTAATATTAGGATCAAGTTCGTTCATTTTTGCATATACTCTTCTACATGTATGCATATATCCATTACTTGAATCATTATATCTTTCAGCTAATGGTTGAATAATCAACATTGTCTGATCTTTACAATAATTCTTATGCTTATCATATAAATCTGCAAGAGTACAATCGAAAATTGAACGCAATTGTTCATCTTCATAAATAACATCAAATGTAGAAACTTTAGAAATATTGGAATGTCTTCTTCTGTACTCTCTCTTCTCCTGGTCCCATACAATTCCATATGTTTTATTTATATAATCATATAAATATTTTAAAACACTATTTCGATCAGTAAATTTAGAACTTTCTGAAAGCTTATCGACAAATTCATTCGTTCTTCTCTTCCAATCATAATATTCCTGCTCTGCTGAAGATGAAACTTTCTTTCTACCTTCTTTCTTAACAGGTGTTGTATTGTTTAATTTAACTGGATCAGCATTCTTATTCATTATTACTGTTGCAAACTTTCCCATTTCAGCATATAATTTATCAATCTTGTTATTAATTTCGTCGAGTCGATTTGAATAATCCGGAATTGTAGGCATCTGAATATCAGGAAATTGCAGCTGAATCATATTCCCTTGTGGCTTATATACCGGGATAATATCTTCTGTTGTTTTCTTGTCTCCTAGGAATGCAGCTGCAAGAACATCTTTTGCCTTTAACTGATAATCGATTAGTTTATTTACTAATACAGGATTTTCTCTCTGCATTGTTGGTGTAATGGCAATTTTTGCTAGCCATAAAGGTACATAGTCAAGATCAAGACAAAGAACCTTTGTATTTGAATTCCCAGATCCCAAGGAGTGAAATTTTACTCCTTGGGATATAACAACATCTTTCTGAATTTTCTTTCGTTCATTATCAATTTTATCCTCTCCAAAACCAATTCCCTGGCACACCCATCGAACACCAACCCAAACTTTTCCGTCCGGATCCTGTGCTGCTCTTAATATATCTCCATGAAATTCCACATCTTTTACTATTAATTCGCTATTCATATTCGCTTTCCTCGCTTTTATCTATTTGATTAATTAATCCCAACCTACAATTGTTCTACCGTACTCATCAGCAGCTGCAAAATCCCATTCAATATCGCCATGCTCCATCTCCTCGTCACTAAATTCACTTTCAAAAGGATTTTCTCCTCGTCTAAGAAATTCAATTTCTTCTTCTGTAGCCTCAATCTCTTTGCATACTCTAAGTCGTTTTTCTACGGTAACTTCAATTAATTTTTTCTCTGGCTCTGGCATAATCCCACATCCTCTCTTTTATATTCGACAATCTTTTACTTCGCTTACCGGAAACAAAAGTAATTCTGTAATTCCATTTACTAATTCCTCTAATGAAGTAGCCCATCTATTATGATAACCATGAGTATCTTTCATATCGTCAGCATACCTGTACATATATTTTATAGGTTGACCGTTCCATTTAATTCCTTCTGTATTAACATATACTACTGAATTATTCTCTGGATTTCTAATCCATCCACTGGTACCACGTTTATTTCCATTTACAGAAATTTGATGCAATGAAAACTCCATACCAGGTTTCTTTTTGTTAATTGCGTTTTTTAATTTTGTCGTTAAAATCAACATAAAATCACCTCATTTTGTTTAATTAAATTTTAATAACTCAACCTTACAACTCTTCCATCACATAATTCCATGAAATATTCATCATCTTCAACTAAGTCTTCTCCAAATTTCTTATAGTTAAAATATTTAGAAGAAATTGAGTCATCATCTTTGACATATCCTAACTGCCAAGCTTCTTCGCGTCCAGCTTCTTCACTATTATCGTATATATAGCTTACAATACTGCGATCTCTAAAATCTTCTGCGTATTCATTAAATATCTCTTCAATATTACGATCTGATAAATTGTATTCTTCTTTTAAATATTCCATTTCGCTTTTTTGAATATCTTCAAAGAAAGCAAACGCTTCATCAGACTTTAATTTATCATAGATATGTTTAATAGAATCAATAAGTTTGATCCCTGCTCTGTATCGACTATCACCCTTTGTAATCCCATATCCAAGTGCTTTGATAAATATATTAAATGTAAGAATCTCTTCATATTCATCTTTTGTAAGGATCGTTTCAATTTCTTCGTATACAGGAAATTCACTGCCAGAATAGCAGCTGCCACATACATCAATTGAACTGAAATAGTGATTGCATTCAAATTTTGGACCGGCTGCATCAATATATGCACAGCAATCACGATCATCAGAATCTTTAATTCTATATAAAAATAAATGTTCACTCATATGATCACCTCATTCAATACTTCCAGAAGAAAGAATCGTTGCAAGCCGTTCTTTCGCTTCTTCTTCTGTCCCTCTCATAGTTTCTAATGTTATATAACGAGTAATATCTTCTCTGCATGATAAACGCAAACACCATCGACATGTGCCATCTCGAAAGTAATGTGTTTTTAAAATATATGCATGAAACAAGTTAGGATTTATTACTGCCGGATAGAATACAGCACCATTATCATTCTTGTATTTCGGTATGTCTTCTAATAATTCATTTTTCTCTTCGAAATACTGATTCATGTCTGAATCCATTGTTGTAGCGAAATCTGCAATGTCTTCCGCTTCCCTTACTTCAATTTTCGGTACAATATACATATTTACATCTCCCTTACAATCGTATCATATACCGGCCTGCAGATATTCAAAGCTTTCTGCATACACCGAATACTGTAATATCCTTCAATTTCTTTTTCTGTGCTCTTTCTATTGGCAGATACATTTTTTCCGGTTCCTCTAAGAATCGTGCAATCTTTTCGATTAGTTACAGTTCCTAATCCACCAATATTTCTTTTACCTGTCTGGCAGGCTCGGATACAATCCATAACAAATTCATTCAATGTATCAATATCTTTCTCCACATTGATAATCGGAAGTACCTGCGTTGCCCAAGAATAAGTTCCATCTCCTTTATATAAGTATCTGTTAATAGATTTCAAAGCAATTTTACCGCCGACATGATAATTTAAATTGCCAATGCTTCGTTTTGAAATTTCTTTCTGAAATTGTTTTACACGATTTGGTGATAATGTGATTTGACTTCCCTTTATCATAAATCCCAGGAACTTAAACCATTTATCACCTGTAAGATATTCTACTTTTTTCGGATTTAATTTCATTGACATTTTCTGAAGTTCTTTCTCAAGAAATCCCATAGCCTTCTCATATCCAGAACCAATATATAAAATATCATCTGAATATCTTGTATACATACTAGCCATGTTCATAAATGAATATTTATAAAGTTCAAAATCAATGTGAAATAACATTACATCTGCCAGAAATGAAGCTACTGCACATCCCTGTTTTAAACTCTGATAATGCTCAATCAGATTTCCGTCAGGATCAAAACAAAGGTCTGTGTGATAATACTTTCGTAATACTGTAATAACCTTTGATTTTCCAATTTTTCGTTCTACCTGGTCAAACGCATCGTCAATAAATTCAATCGGCACAGAATCAAAATATTTACTTAAATCTGCTTTGAAACCTAATATGCCGTTTGGATTCTGATATGGATTTGGCTTAAGTTTATGTGATATCTCCTGCACAACTTTACCGCAGCCAATTCCCTTCTGATAACTCTTACAAGATTGATGAATCATACCAGGACACAATTCAAATAACAGATCGTTCACAATAGATAAAAAGATTCGATCAATATTTTCATTCACATATACTGTTCGAAACTCTCCATTGTCCTTTGGAATTAATGCCTGATGTGGCGGAGCAATTTCATAATTATCTTCCAGAATTGCCATTGCCAATCTTACTCTTGTCTCTGGACCACAAAGTTGACGCAGCTCTCCTTTATCAATTCCCTTGAAAAACCCTTTATTAATTGCTGCTTCCCATCTTTCTGCTTCAAACACTTTCTCTAGCAAAATATCCTTCATCTCATCACCTCATTTCTCTTGAATACATTTTCCATCTTTAATAACCAACACATCGGCTCCATCATCACAATTAATGAAAAGGTCAGATCCGTCTTCTAACACTGGTGCAAGTTCTTCAAACATTTCCATCATGACAGATTCCCATCCATAAGTGGCGTCAAATCCATTAGAGTAAGTAGTCCAACCATTATCATCATTAGCAACATCGAACATTCTTCCTATACCAATAAACACAGCAATCAAATCATCAATATCGTTAATGTCTAAGTTCTCTGATTTTTTATATGTATCCAGTCCATAATCAGTATGCTCTTCTTTTCCTCTGCTGATTTTTGCTTGCAGTATTTTAATTGCTTTGTTTTTATCTTTGAATTTCATCTGTGAATATATAGAATATACTGATCCCATAATTTAACTCCTTTCAACAAAAGCTCCATTTAGCAACTTCAACAACATAATCTGAACCAGCATCATCCTCAAGTTCAAGTTCCAACGTCCCTTCATTAAGAATATCCTGAAATCCATCATCGCTTGAGAGATAAGCGGTATTATCAAATAATAAAATATCGTTAATCATATGTAGATAACACATATCCCAAGTCATTGATAAATACCCGGTTACTGTATCAATAGTGTATTCAGTACAATCCCTGTCAATCGTATACACATCTCCAGATGGTAATGTTACTTTCGCTGTATTTACCATTACGTCATCTCTATTTGTTTTACCTTCAATAATTAGTCTCATCTATGTCATCCGCCTTTCCCCAAACTACTATCGCAGTATTATAACTATCCATAAAACCTCCATACTTACTGGTATCAAAACACCAATCATAATCACATCCATTTTCAATGGCTCTTCTAATATCTCTAGCAATTTCATCTACAATGTCGTCATTATCCGCAGCCTTTTCATATTCAGGTTTGTCATTTTCCTTACTTAATTTCAACAATGTTCGTTTTACTTCTTCTTTGTAAATATCCAACTGCTCCTCTCTCAATTCTGCATCCCAGGCAGCCCAAGCTGCCTTAATTTCATCCACTGTGAGCTGAATCTGCTTTCCATTTCTGGTAATATACACGTTTTGCATAATTATTCATCCTCACTTTCTTCGACCAATTCAATAGAATACGGAATATCAAGTTCCGGAAACGACTCTACCAATCTACAACCGATAATATCAAGCATTACATTATAAGCTTCGTCAGAAGAATTTTCAGTTACACACATTTTCCCAAGACACGGACCATCTATTCCGTCTGGTCCCATAAACACTTTGAATTCATATTCTTTTGCGTCATCCGACAGTTCCTTCACATCTTCTGGGATAAATCTAAGATATGTTCTTGGATGAACATATGTAATTTCATCGGAACACTTTTTATACTTATATTTATAAACAGTAAGGCTGTCACCCATTCTCAAATTAATTGCTGGAAAATCTCTAAGTAATCGAATCTTACATTTTCCATTAAATTTCATTCTTCTACCTCTCCAAACAACGCTTCATATTCATCACATTCCAGATGATCCATAGCCCAGTTCTTTGCCCCTTCTTCAGTCAAAGGAATAATTCGAGATCCACCAGTGCTTCCGCCACATACACTTCTTGCATATTCAGTTAAAGCACCACCTTCTCCGTACAGGAAATATTCTCCTGTTTTCTTAAGATATAAGGTTTCCTCACAATGATTGAAGTCAGAACATGGATATCCATTGCTCCAATAACCAATTTCTTTTGCCGTTTCTGTATCATATTTTCTTCCGTTAATGATTTTTTTCATGACCTAATCCTCCTTTTAATCAAAAACTTCTTGTATCGCAGTCCAATTTGAAATAGCATGATCAATATCTTCATACCATTGTTCATCATTTGAGTCGCAAGTACTTTCATACTCATATACTGGAACGCCAATTGTATCATCACATGTATTTAAAACTTTACCTATTGGGATAGGTTTTCCGTCTTTATGGAAATACACAATACCTGTAAGAAAATCTATCATTTCATCTTTATAATGTGGATCGCACCAAACATATACTTTATTTGATCGATCATTTTCTATTTTCCAAATACGTTTTAATTCTCTTGCAACATTACACAGCTTCAGCCACGCCATAGCATATCCCACAATCTCCGGCGCTGTAAAATCTACTGTGATCAATGTAGCTGCTTTTCTTTTAATAACTAATTTTTCTTTTAACATTCTTCAACCACCTCATATCCTTTCAATTCAAACAATCCTATCAATCCTTTCAATTTTACAAACGCCGGAGTGTATTCTTTTGTCCGATCACAATAACCAAACCATTTACCATTTGTATCTTGCTGAATACGGTAAATATTTCCATTAGTTTTATTTACTGCTTCCATTGCATTATTCCCTTCCGTGATACCGAGGTATCAAACCTCAGCATCACAAATTGCATAAGCCTTATCGATAAGTTCATCTCCGTCTACTACTTTCATGAACATGTTTTCCTGATAGTATTCGCTTCCTCTGGACGGTTTTCTATGTGTAGAAAAGTCAGAAACAGCATTCACAAATCTATAAGCAGATGGCTCAAGCACCTGCAGATCCGGAGCATTAAGATATCTCATCATAAGTTCATTTCGCATTTCCTGAATGTTTGCTACCTTACGATCTCCATCTTTCTCGTTGATAGGAAGTAACATCTTAACAAACTTATGTACCTTATCAACATCAAGCTTTTTCATCTTCATCTTTCCGAATTCTGCTTCCAAAGCTTCAAGATAGTGCTCAGTGTTCATGAGTGTGTATTTCGCCTCTACGAGTTTCTCATCAATGCGTCCGGTATGTTTGCATACCCACTGTCTTTCAGCTTCTTTAAGGGCCAGATTGAGTGTATTTTGGCACCATACACGTACCGGTGTGATAGCTACTCTGACTGATCCTTTTCCATCATGACTGTTCGTAAACACTAAGAACGGATCAATCTTTTCATCAGTAATCATTCTGCCTTCCAGTCTTGCAAGCATCCACACTTTCTTACCGCTCTGAAGGGCACCTGCAGTTTCATATCGTACACCTTCTCCAAGAAGTGCATCCGTAAATGAAAATGCCTCTTCATTCTGCACAATTTTGTAACGCTCGGTAACAATACCTAACGTTTTATTATCAATATCTCTTACATTTGCCTTATAACCAGGAATCTTTAATCCTGTAGCTTCAGAAATAATATCTGTTGGAACTACATTCCAGTCCAGACCTGCTAATCTGATTGCATCTCTTGATGTAACTGCCCCGGCAATTCTCTTGCCAAGTCCGTCCCATGGAGTTCTTCTTGCATCAAACATTGTCTCTACCTGTGTAAGATTATTTGTTCTTCTTTCGATTGTATTGTCCATCATAATATACATCTCCTTTGTTTAATTAAATTTTTATTCTGTTTTATTTATTTACTTTACTCACCGGCCACTCTTTTAGTAATATCAAAATCTCTTCCGTCCTTCTTACCGGCTTCATAATCTGATTTTGATACTTTTGCAGCTTGCTTAGACCGGAACGTAGTTGTCTTTAATCCAAGCTCAGACATTCTTTGCTTTACTTCTGGAGGAGTAGATAACACTAAGCCCCAATTTGCTTCTGACTGTGCGGCTGCTCTTTTTTGTTCTTCAAACGCTTCATCAAGTCCTTTAATGAAACCATAAGCATATCCATTACACATGGATGTAACCAGTTCGTTTGTATAATTAAATAGCTTACCTTTTTGTTTTCTCTTTTTAATTTCTGATTGAATACAATCAGTTGCATATTTGAATGCAATCATACAAATTTCAACGTCTTCATTTAACCCACAAAAATATAATTTATACGTTTGTTTACCTTTTTCTCTACGAGAAAAACTTTCACAGCAGTAATTCTTACTAATAACTTTAGACAATCTCAGTACCCAGGGATCTCTTCTAGTCGAATAAGTAATTCCAGCTGAATGTTCATTTGCCTTTCTTTTTTCTTTATCTTCGACTTCTGCCATAGAGATTTTATGTTCTGCCATAAGCTGCTGTGCCTTTGCAAGAGCTGACTGTGCTTCATGTTCATTCGGACTTTTACTTAACGCCAAAAGTTTTTTGATTTTCTCTTTGTAATCTGCCATTCTTAACACCTCACTTATAATTCTTTAATCTCAAATCCATCGTGGCAAAATCCATATTGGTCAGAAAGCCAATCTGAAATATCATCTAACATTGCATTCCTTTCAGCCTCTCCGAAACGACCATCTTCATCTACATAATTTTCTTTTGAAAATTGTTCTGGAAGCATAATTTCTTGCGGAAGATAATCAAAAACGCTCTGATCTCCATCAGTATCCCATTTAATATTCGTAACTTTTTTCATTACACCTCTCCTCTCTCATTCAGATCCACAATCATCAATAATACCTTCTTCTATGGCATCAAGATAAGCGTCGTCTGTCAGTCTCGTTACCTGACAGTTTTCGCATTCATCATTTTCGCAGTATTCACAAAGGATTTTCGCTGCTGCGTTAATCTCGTTATAATATTTTTCTGTCATTTTACACTTCTCCTCTCTCGTTCAGATACAGAATTTTCTGTAACTCTTCATGCGTAATTCCATACTGTTGTTCCAGAAGCTCTTTCCAGTCTTCAAAAGTATCAACTCGTGGATCCTTGCAGTATTTATATCCGGCATTAATCACGTCTTCTGCGATTTTCTTAAGGCGCTTCGGTTCAATTCCCTCAGTCCAAAGTGGGCACTCAAGCTTTACATATGTAAGGATTTCGATTGGCTGTGCAATATTGCTAATCATTAAAGCTGCATTTGCAACTTTTTTATTTACATTCTCTTCCGGCTCGGTATTATATTTATTGCATAAGGAGATAACATCTCTCTTATTACTCCATCCGATCTGCATTAAGAATGTGACGGCAGTATTAAATTCCAAGTCTCCCGTAATCATCCTCACTTCATCAAGTTTCTGTTTTACTTCCTTATAATTATTTAATGCTGACATTTCTTATCCCTCACTTTTCTTTATTTTCTTCTCGCTTCACAGATTGACAAAGCGTCTTCATATGTTTTGATATCATAATGTCCACCATTCAGTGATTGTGTAGATTCATTCCAAGTAGTCCATACAACCCATGGTCCACCACCTATAGATGCCTTAATTGTTGAATAATTCTTATGTTTTGCAATTACCATATACAGGTATGAGTCCATTGGATCTTTATAACGGATTACATCCTGAAGATCATATCTATCATCCAGATGTTCTTTGAAATATTCTTTTACATTATTCCATACAGAAATAGGTACTGTTGCACTCATATTATTCTCCTTTCTTATTCTATATAACATCCTTTCGTTTTCTCTTTTGGTCGTCCGTACACTGATTCATATAAATATTCTACCAGCCCAGGTGTTACTCCATGGTATTCACATAACTCTTTAAATACTTCATGTGATTCCATTTTATCGACTTCTTTGATGAAATCGTCTGTTATTTTTTCTGTTTTTGTATGAACAGGGTTGGGATATATAGGACTACATATTTCTTCCATGTCACGATATACGTTTTCATCATATTTCTGTTTATCTTGCTCGTCCTGAATATCATTTAAATTAAATTGAACAACATTACACATGTGCCATTCTTCACCGGTATCTACACATGAATCACCTTCATTTACTTCAAACACATCATCATTTGTTATATCTATATCAAAATCATTTGCCGTCTGAGCTGCTGAATCTAACATTTGGTTTCTACATTCTTCAAATGTTCCAATTTTCTCAATGCAAAAACCAACGCCATCATAAGCATGATGAAAAATGCATAGAAAATCTCCATCAGATACTTGAATTTCGAAGACTTCAAATACTAAGAAATGTTCATTTCCATAAGAATAATCTATACGCATTCTACGATTTTTGGGAAAACTTATATCCATAACATATTTAATTTCTCTATCCGCACCATATTTATCATCTTTAATATCATTCGCAATATAATCTATGACAGATTGGTGAGCTTCAGAAAGACTCTTAAAGAATTCAAAGCATGGACGTCTGTAATCTTCATCATTAAGACTACATAATAAAAATACTTTCATATCTTCCTCCTGTTTGTTTAATTAAATTTTATAGTGTTCCATCAAGAACTCTGCATAAGCAGTTACTTTATCCTTATCACCACAATAGAATCCGGTAGTAAACTTCTCGATAAGCTTATCTCTAATATCCTCGTGAGTCTCCCAACCATCATCTAAATAATCACGATAATCACGATCCATAACCTCTAACATAGATTTGTCATCTATTCTCGCTTCGAATTTTATATTGCGAATATCTTCCGGCAGATCATCCGGCAAGCGTAAGCGCGCAGCGTCAGCGGAGTTAGGAGCGGAAGCGACGACATCTGGAGCGCCAGCGACCTCTACGAGCGATCCGGCTACCAGACCATCCAAGCGGTCACGCTGGTGGTCACGGTACCGGTCGGTACTATTATTATTATTATTATAATTATTATTAGTATTATAATTAGTACCA